GGTGGTATAGTCACAGGTGGTATAGTCACAGGTGGTATAGTCACAGGTGGTATAGTCACAGGTGGTATAGTTACAGGTGGTATAGTCACAGGTGGTATAGTTACAGGTGGTATAGTTACAGGTGGTATATAAATTGGTGGAACGTTGATAGGTGATATCGGTGGTATGTTGATAGGTGATAGAGGTGATACTGGTGGTATTGGTGGTATATTGATAGGTGATATAGGTGGTATATTGATAGGAGGTATAGTTACTGGTGGTATATTTACAGGCGTAATATTTACAGGCGATATGTTAACAGGCGGTATGTTAGTAGGAGGAAGACTTATAGGTGGCAAATTAATTGGTGATACATTTATAGGCGTAATATTTATAGGTGGTATAGTTATTGGAGGCACATTCACCGGTGGTATGGTTACAGGTGGTATGTTTATTGGTGAAAGTGGTGATATGTTTACCGGCCCAACTGGACCTATGTCCAAACAAGGAAAGACTATAGGAGGTATCTGTGGAGTAGGTGGCGTAGGTACGGTAGGTGGTACAAAATCTGGAATATTAGGTATCTGTGGTATTGGTATTTCAAAAGTTGTCGCCACAGTTGGATTTTCTGGTTCTGTGGAGGCCGCTCTTTCTATTGGAGTCTGAACTATTGTGCACTTGCTATTCGATAAAACAACTGTTGGATCTATAGTTGATCCAGTAGCGTAAGTATGTGTTCCCGAAACCGAACTTGTAGTAAAATTGCCATCTCCAAAATCTAATCTAAAATTATTATAAGAACCTGTTATGACGATGTCATATCTGGCTATAACACCTTTAGCTGGGTCTTCACTTTCTATATAAAAGTTAAACTGTATATCTGGACATGTAAAATCGTCAAAAACAATAGGCAATCCTTCTAAGTGCCTAATTCTCCAGTCAAGAGTATCATAATCGGCATCAAAGTTTTGTCCTATAAATTTTTCTATGTTAATAATCACATCTACAATTTGATTGTGGTGTTCGGCAACCACAAAGCCTCTGACTTCTGAGCCTATCTGATTATTTTTTGTAGCCGAGCCTCCTAAATTTCTTGCACAACGCTTTAATTTGAATACTTTTCCAACTAATATCAACTCTACCGAGTTAAATGTATAACCTGTTCCACCATTTAAAATAATAATTTCAGTGATAGAGCCATCTACGACTACTGGCTGAATTACCGCACCACTGCCGGTTCCTGCTACATCAAAAGACGGAAAATAATAACCGGACCCTCCATCTACCACTGGAATGCTGGTAATGGCCCCTTTAGCGTCTACTTCAATTAGACCGATTTTTAACTCAACTTCTGGTGATATTGGTAGATTCTTTTCTACTGAATCGTAATAGAATAGTTCTCCACTTATACTAGCAAAACCATTGTTTGCCCATATTTCTGGATTTTTTGGACCCACAGGAATAATCTCAATTTCCTCTGCCCATGCATTATTCTTTTTAGATATAAAAGTCTCAGATGTGTTATAAACCAAATACAGTGTGTAATCACTATCGTAACTTTTTGGATATACAGGTTTAGGAGGAAAGAAATTAACCACTTTTGTTCCTTTTTAGGTATATATTACCTTAGAATATAAACATCTGCCACTGATCGCCTGTTGGTCTATAACTTGAAGAACTGAAAGTGGTATCTAGTTCATTAAATTTAATAAAGCATTTTTCACTATAGTCAAAACTCAAATAAGCTGTTTTTTCGTTGTCGGTGGCAACTAATAGCGTATTGGTTGCATTGTCAAATCCCGTCTTATCCGTATCTTGCAGAGATCTAAAAGCCGCAGAAGTAGTGGCCACACCACCGGTTGTCCATGTCCCACTAGAAGACCCATACGCAGACACAGAGCCGGAGTTACTGAAAAAGTACACGCCTTGGCTCAAAGAGGCAAGTTGTCCTTCTACTTTTGCCGAACCAAGCATATCAGGCAGCTTTCTTATGTCGATGAAGCTTTCTGTGGTATTACCGCTTGTCTTATAAAAAGACTTAATCCTAAAGAATGCACCAGCTCCTTCGTTCTTCAAAAAATACCCAGCATTATTGTGCCAAGTAGACCTATAAACACTCATGTGCCCCTGATCAGGCAGTCCTGTATCTGGATTGTAAGTCACAGAGTTTTGTTTAAGGTCTGTAGCTCCGTTTTTATAGTTGGAATCAGTTAAAGTAGAACTGGTTACAGTAGATGTATAAAAATCTAATTTACTTTTTGTTTGGTTAGTAGGAGAAGAAAAAGAGGTTATAGGTGATGTTAAACCGCCTAATATAAAATAAGACTCCTCGGTAGAAGAAAAACCTACCCAATTCCAAGGTCTATTTATGGATATAGCTGGATTGCTTGGATATGTATACAAATCTGCAAAACCATTATAGCGACAGAAATTAATCTTCTCAGAAGATGCAGGATCTGATTCACTTCTACCGCTAGCCCAAAAAAGCATAGCGGACCCAGAAGCACCAGAATTTGATGTTCCAATTTGAGCACACCCATTATTTCTTGCAAACTCAGCTCTTTGCTGATCTGTCGTTAGAAAACCATCATTGTAACCCAAGTAGGATAAATCTAATTCTGAGCCTGCCGTCTTTGCTTTGAATGTTTCGCTCAACAAACCAAATTCATGTGAGTTAATTTGAGTGCTGCTAGTTTTAAAATTCCACAACCATAGGTTTGTATTTTCTATAATATCAAATGCATTTGGATAGTTAGTAATTCTATAAGATCCGTACTTTGTATCAGTTCTCAAAACTAAATCATAATACCCACCAACACCGAATAGTGCTTTTGTTGTGCTTGTATTATTATGATTTAAATCGTCTGAGAAATTCCATGTATAATACAAAATAGGATCTATTGGCTCATTATTAGAATTTAAAACTTCACCGCCATAAGTTTTCCCTTGTCCTGGCATTATTGGTGAGCCACCGTTTGTTTTTATGCCAAGATTGATTAAAGAATTTATTGTAGCTCTAATTTTTGGTGTAGAGATATACTTTCCATCTTCAATAATGCCCGCTGTAACATCTTGCCCAGCAGCTTCTATAATTTCGACTATGGCTAACTCCGGTGCAGAGTATCTTACATTGACTGCTTCTTTAAATGTCACAGTATCAGAACCAAAGTCATTCGTTACTGTTAAAGATATGTCATATATTCCAGGTTTAGTATATGTTTTTTGAATTACACAAGCTTTTCCGGTTGGGCAAGTTGCATCTATGATAACATCTTCAACCCCTTCAGGAACAACACCGTCAGCTATTGGTATAATACTTAAGTCAGAAGAGTCTGTGTTGTCCCCAAAATCCCAAAAATGCTTTACTTCATGAGAAGATCCATCTGTGCCTAGTCTAAAACTTTGGTCTGTGAAGTAAACAGTCAGTGGTGCTATTCCAATAGCATTTGATATTTTGAACCAAGCCTTTGGTTTAAGCACTATGTTTCTAAGGTAATTTATTCTTTCTTCCATTGTTCCCAACAAAGGACCTTTCCCTACTTCCCCTTTTCTTCCGGCAAACTGTTCTATTCTTATAAGTGCATCTTTTAAATTATTGTGATGAATAGACATCACATTTTGTGTAACATTGGTTATACCTTTAGACTTTATTACATCTATGAAACCAGGTAATATTTCTAATCCTTCAAAAGTTGTTAAACTTCTAGAAGAGTAATAAAAAGATATAGCTCTTAGTTCTGGCTCGCTGCATTGTTCTGTTAAGGTTATAATTCCAGTAGAATTAAAATTCCTCATTGTATCTTCATCGCCCACTACGGTGATAACTGTATCACCAGGATTATAGTCTTCTGCTAGGACTACTCTTAATCCGTCTCCTACTAAGAATAAGCTTTCATTTGTATCGACTGCTGTGGGGTACGTTGTTTTAGGAATCATAATACTATAACTCCTTGCCCAGTTGATTTAGAGGGATTTACATACGCTTTTTTAATTGTTTGATTATCTAATAAAACCAACAAAGCAGGATTATATTCTCCTGGAACATCGTACACAAAATCTAGGGTGTGAATATTTGGATCTTGTTGTATGTAGGTTTGATTTGCTATCGAAACTTCATTTACTTTTCCTTCTCCGTCTAATATCCACCACCTCTGTGATATGTTGCCATCGGTCTGATCAACAAATTGAAAGGTTGTAGCCGTTCCAAGAGTTGGGTGACCTATATTTGCGTCCGCTGTTTGTTTTGATACTCCTACAAGAGGAGTAACGTAGAAGAAAGGTTGTCTAGATTCTTTATCAACTGTTATATAATTTGATTTTATTGTATAGCCTTGTGCACCCAAAGTTGTTATAACGTTTAATTGCACTGTATAAACTCCTTCTTTAGAGTAGGTGTGAAAAGGTGAAAACTCTGTTGAGGTTGTGCCATCCCCAAAGTCCCAGAAGGATCGCACAATAGGCCCAGTACTAAAGTTCTGGAATCTTACCTGAAGTGAAGGAGGTCCTTTTATAGGAAAAGCTCGAAAAACGGCTTTAGGTGCAAGAAACTTCACTTCTTGTTTTTTTAGTATTCCATTTAAAGAGTTCGCAGTAGGTGTATTTTCTATTCCTAAATTATTCTGTATATTTATAATTGCATCTTTGGTTGCATTGTGATGCTCTGAAAAAACTGCGTTTGCAACAAAGCTTCCAGCTGGCCACTGGTTTTGCCTAGACCCCGCAAAGCCTCGTATTAGATTTTGAAAAAGACCATTTGCTTTTGAATCATAGTAAACCATCTCCGCAGCGCCACTCTCACCCGGCGGAGGTCCTATTCGAATAATTCCATTTTCTGGAAATATGGAGTTATCTTCAACTACAATATGCTTTCCTGAGTACGTCAAGCTCTGTTTTAGCTTGGTAACAGAATTATTAGTAGCCTTGTACAACTGATACCTGTCATCTAAGATGCTTGGATACAGGGACAAATCTCCCACAGCATATCCAGTATCTTGTGAAGATATTCTTTCAACCATTAGCTTCCTCTCTCTTTAAGCCACTTTCTAAGGATTGAGTCATTTGGGAGTGCCTTAAATCTAACATTTTTATGGCTTGGTGCTTGATTTTCATATCATCAGGTAGGGCCACAATTGTTTCTATTAGCTCAGTATCTAGTTGACCATTCGTCAACATTTTAAGGTTTAATTTTTGGGATAAACGTTCTGCCCAGTATTCTTTTTGGGCATCTACATCGTCAAATGGTTTTAATTTCTCGATTGATTCTAGGGATTTAAACATTTCAAGAAAGAACCTTGATTCTTCTTCTATGTATTTTTTCTTATTTATGAATTCGTTTAGCGAAGAAATTACAGCCTGTTTTTGTCTTTTAATTCTTCTTATTTTTATTTCTTTTTGTTTGTCTCTTAAAATTAACTCTTGTTCATTATTTGTTTCAAATTTTTCAATTTCTAATAAACTTTCTTCTAGACCAAGTAACTCTAGTTTGTCTTTTTGTTCTTGATATTCTAATTCTAAGGAATCAAGTGCTTCTTTTCTAATTTTTAGCTCTTTTATACACTGCCACATTTTTGATTGGTTTGTTGGCTCTTTTCCAATTAGGAAATATCTTAATTGAAAATAACTATGTCTTTCTGCTACTTCATTCTTTAGTATTTTTGATATTTCTTCTTTTAATTCCATATTTAAACTTATTTCATTTGACATGATAAGTCCTTTTTTGTAAGATACACACCTTAATTAGAGTGTTTTTTGCTCAAAAAGTCAGGAGTAAAAATGAATTATTTAAAAGGAAAGAATGTATATTTATCTGGAGCTATAGAGTTTGACTCTGGACCAAATTGGAGAGATGAACCGAAAAAAAACTTATTTGAAAAGTTCGGTCTTTCTGTTTTTGATCCACATGCTGATCCCAAAAACCAGTGGACAGAAGAGTTAGCCACCGCCAGACAGAATAAAGATTACGAACGGATGGCAAGTATAGCTAGATGCTTTGTAAGAAAAGACCTATGCATGGTTGATAGATGCGATCTTCTTATAGCTTATATGCCATATAAAGTTCCCACAACCGGCACAACAGAAGAGGTTATTAGAAGTAATGATTCAAAAAAACCTACATTTATAATTTGCCCTCAAGGAAAAGAAAAGGTCCCTGCATGGTTCTACGGATATATGGATCATTCTAATTTTTTTGGATCTTGGGATGAAATTTACGATCATTTACAAGAAGTTGACAATGGAAAGCACTCTTACAACAACAGATGGCATTTTTGTTATGAAATCATTTAACAAATTTTTGTATTTGCTATAGCCTTGAAATTACACCCTTTTTGTATCGCCTCACAGGCCCACATAGTTTTTACATAATCTAAGCTTCCATTTTCTTCTATATCTCCTATTTCTTTAAAAGTTTCTTTATTCAATAAAAGTCCATTCAAAGTTCCGCTGACAAAGTCGGTTTTATTGTCTGCAATAGGAAATAAAACATCTTTTTTGCTATTGATAAATAGAAAAAATTTTTCGTCCATTCTGCTTCGTACAGTCGTGCCTGCAAAGACTATAAAATTCCATTCTGCTTTGGTATTCTTCATTCCAGAGTTTATCAAAGAGCTAAAAGTACTTTTTCCTTTAAAGGTGGGGCACACATCTTTCATTGATTTAATATCAATTGTTTTAGCATCTTTTTCTGTTATGCATATGTATGGCACCCCTTCATACCTTCTTTTTATAGAATTTGCGGTAGATTTTAGTAGCCCAATATTGTTGTCATGACACAAGATTATGAATCCATAATCTAGCTTCTTTTTTACGTATAGTTTCATATTATTCTACAGAAAGGCTGCCCATGTGATCGGCTTGGCAAGGCAGACTAGACACGCAAACATCGAAATCTATTTTAATTACATCTGATTCTGTTATTGCATGTAGAAGAGTGAAAGTTCCACCTCTTGGATCTTCCGTGTACTTGTTAGTCAACCACTTACCTGCACTCCAAACCCCAGAAGTTGGGGTTGTATAAGGGCCACGACCCACTATGTTTACAGCAGCTATTCTAAAAACATACCCTTTTCCATTAGTTAAGCCTCCTACTGTATAAGTAGTAGATGTCGAACTGGTGCTCGCAGCTATAGACCATGATACACCGTTGTTTGTACTATACTGATAAACGTAATTTGTTATTGAGCTGCCACCATTAGAAGCTGGTGCATTCCACGAAAGAACTATAGATCCGTTTGCTGGTGATCCTGACAAATTTAAAGGTTGAGAGGGTACAGTATCTACACTTGAGGGATAAATTTCGGGATTTTTAGAAAAATTTAAATTAGATTGATCAGTTGCAGGAGGATAGTAAACTTCTGATTCACCACTCAATCTAACTCCGTTTAAATAAACTCTTAAACTTCCTGGTGTGTAAGCCGTGTTGGTAGAAGTCACATCAAAAACTTTATAATAAAGTTCAGTTTCTGTTGGTTCTTCCGATTGTGATATTGGTGTAATATCATAATAATGTCTATGAGCAAATTCTAAAGAAGCACTCAAAACTGGTCTTATTATGTTTGGAGACTCAAACTCCCAGTGTATGCTGTCTGAGGGCCTTAACTTTAAAGTTCCATCATCAAAAAGATTTACTTTATTTTCAGATGTACAAGCTGATTCTAACCCTCTATCCTCTGTGCAAATCTCTACCTTTAAATTCGTAGCCTCTTCAGCAATCAAGGCAAGTTTATTTCTTTCTGCCTCTAACATTCTGACAAAGGGAACTGGGTTGACAACTGTTGAATAGCCTAATGTGTCAACATAAAAATTTAGTTCTTCTGTATCTACAGTAATTGTTCCATCTGAATGTTTGGCTACATTGTGTATCGTCTCATCAACAGCGGAAGACTTTAAATTGCCGTCATCATTGATAGACTGATCTAGCCTATTTGCAATATTTCCTTGTGTGCCTGCGGCATCTACTAATATTTGAGTTTGCTGATCTACGGCATTGTTTATTGCGATATCTCGATCTTCTAATGCCTGTAGAGGTAGATTATCATACTCCCAATGGTAGGGCTGATCAGCAGAATATTTTGGCACCGGCATTTTATTTAAGTCAGGCATAACATCTCCTTATACGTCTAGTATCCACTCTGTTTCTTCTGTATCTTTATTTTGGTTTTCTTTTTCTGCTTCTTCTTGTTTTTTTATTTTTTCTTCATACTTATCTAGCCAAAAATTTTTCATTGTCCCCCAAATCAAACAAAACTGAGTCTCCAATTAAAAGTGATCTGCATTTCATCGCTTTTGTTTAAATCCGGAAATGTAACCATACTATAGAGGTTGCCGTTAGACATCTGTAGCGCCATTTCATTTATTAATCCATTGGCTTCGTCAAACCTAAGTACAGACGTAAATATTGCCTGATATGGCATATTGCTATCGACAGAAGACATTACTGGCTTTGATGCTACTAAAGTTCCAAACAAACCATCTCTGCTTGTATTAACATACTTCTTTATCCCATCTTCAGTAGTACCTCCGTCACCGAATAACATTCTAGAAATATAGAATTCAAAGTCTCCTGTAAAGTTCTTTGCTAAGGATGAGGCTAAAGCTTGTCTTCCTTTTGACAATATTGTATTTGGGAAGTCAAAAGGAACTTTTGTTCCATCTTTGTGTTCTATTTGACCATAAACATGTCCAAAAACTTTTACTTCCTCATTCATCTTTATTCTCCTTTTTCTTTCTTTCAATTTTCAGTGATATTTCTTCTTTTTGACCTATAGAATCATTAAAACCCTCGGGCTTTACAGGTTCAGATAGGCTTACAACTGTGTCTTGATTTGTGTCAATCCCGTATATTACTTCTCTTCCACTCCTATCTATAGTTTGGAATTCATGTTCAGGAAGATCAAAATTTTGTCCAATTATGGTTCTACCTAGTTTCTCATATTGATATATTTCTATGTTCACACTAGTTCCACCAAAAGGTAAGGTCTTCCAGTATGTACTGGGACCGGATAATGTAATTATAGTATAATTACCACCAGAATTATACTCTATTTCAGATATCCAATAAGCCACTTCATCAAGAAGTATAATAAAATTCTCTTTAAAATTATTATTATCTAACCAAAAATTACTTGGATTTGAAAGATCACCACCAATTTGACTTGCACCATTTTGTATACTCAGATCCATCTCTAAATTTCCATCAACCTTAAGCTTTAGACCATTATAGCTAAGATAACCCACCTTAGATTTGATTATTTTTTCTATTATTTTTATTTCTACTCCATTCATGTCTCCAAGGTTATATCCTTCTATATAATATTGATCTGGATCTCCGCCCTCTCCTATTATCTTTGCCCCTACCAAATATTCATTGCCACTAACTTTTTGGTAATATTCTTTATTTAAAAATAGGCCAGATATTTTCAAGTTTAGCACTGTAACCAAACCTCTTTTTTCCAGATTTAGCATTCCTGTTTCTGATGGAACTATTTCTTCATCTTCATTATTTAATATAGAGTATATTACATTTGATGCATTTGATGCGGGTAAAGATCCGTCATTTTCTAGAACTAATTCTCCGCTAGGCAATATATCTTTTATAAGATAAGGAGTGGCTGAGTATTCTTCTATTAAAACCTTCCAAGAAGCAGGTTCCTTCTGTGATTTGACTCCAAGATCATAAAAGTTTACATTTTCATCACTTAATTTATATAAATTATCTTGTTCTATATTGCAATTAGTGCCATTAATTAGGTTCATCTCACCATTAATGTCAAATGTAAAAGCACAAGAGTTAAGTTCTGATGAGTCAAAGACCGAATCACAACTATCCAAAGGTTCTGCAGCACTAGCTAGTTCAACTGTATTTGTTTTTGCTCCTACTATGTTGTACTGTCCACTTATAGGCGAAGGAGATTTGACATCGACATAACAAGAGCCATCACTTGATAAACCAGAGTCTGATAAAACCGTAGAAGGACAAAACATTACTATTTTTTCGTTATAGGCCAAACCAGTTCCAGAAAAAACAATGTCTTTGTTTGCCAGCTCATTTCTTTTTATTCCTTGTGTTTCTACATTTAGCATTATTCTGTGAAAATAAGGATCGGCGGTGCCAGAAAGAACAAAGTCTCCGCCTGAATATGTGGCTAGAACTTCTAAGCTTTCTACTGGAGGTTCTACGAATTCATTCAAACCACCAGTAAAATTACAACTGTACAGAACAGCATGAAAAGGCGTATTGTTTTTTATAACTTCTTTTACTTCTAAGATTTTATCATCACATATCTCTTCAACTTCTAAGTCTAAATTGTAGTTGCTGCTTATACAAGCCGTACAGGGGTCTATGAATCTTTTATCAATATCACAAGGATTTCTTGAGTCTCTAATGCTTCCGTTGTATTCTTCCATGTTATAGATGTTTTCACTATATGGAAATTCAGTTCTTATCTTTCCATAAATTAATGGGTCGTGAAATGGATTTCTATCTGGTATAACCATATTAAACATTGGATCATCTTCTGAGATTAACCGAACGTTCCAGTTTTTTGGAGGAAATTCAGAAAGTTGTTCTCCATCTCTGGTATCCATTAGAGGCAATGTTCTTATGTAACTCTCTATAGTCTGTGAGCTACTTGGTATGTCTCTATACAAATATAAAACTCTTACCTCATCTCCAGCTTCTAAAACTTTCTTTTCTTCTCCAGCTATTTGATCTCCAATCCAAGTCATAATAGTTTTGCCATCTTCATAGCTAAAATTTACATAGTTTGAATCGTATTCTTCCCATAAATCACCTGAATCCGCTCTCCAATAAATTTCAAAATTGTCTGTGTCTATTCCTTGAATATTTTTTTCTAATATAAATGTATTATTAGTTCCATCGTAAACAAAAGATTCTTGCCAAGTATAAGAAGAGATTACCTGCCAAAGCTGTTTAACGCTATGAAGGGTGGTACCACTATGTTCAAGTGCTTCATGTAGTGCTCTTTTTGTTCCTTTGGATTTGTACAAAGGAATGGCTCTTTTTATTTGTCCACGCCAACGTGTGGGATCATCTGTACTTAATTTTAAGCCAAAAAGGTTTGATAGATAAGGAATTAAAAATTCATGCAATGAATTTGCATCTTGAAGATCCACAATTTGATTTGTCAAATTCTCCAGAACATCAAAACCCATTGCTATAGATTTATTAAACTTATCAATAACATCGGCAGTTCTATCACCATCAGTTATAATATTTTTAAACATCTCTGGAGTATATTTGTCAAGCAAAGTAATATACTTTTTAGGATCAGTAAAATGCGTGGGTATACTTGTCGTTGTCTGTGTGTCACCCATCAAACTAAATTTTTGATGAGAAGAAAAGCTATCCCCGGCTATATTAGGGGTCCAAGTCCAGCATATAAAGTAATCTCCTTCTCTTGCTCCCTCTGGCTCCCATGTATATTGAAATTTTCCTATACCCACTTTGTCTAAAGGTTGTATTTTTAAATGGTTATTTTCATCTAAATCGGTGCTTAGCCAAGCTGGATACCCCTCGGTACCAATTATTTTTACTGGAACAGCCTCTTTAAAAAAGAAAGAATTTAGGCTTTTGCTGTCTTCCGCTTCATTTCTATACTTCTTAGCTTTTAAAATATTATCTTCTGTAGGATCATTACAAGCCAAGGCTTCTGCTTCTTCCGCCGCTCTTAATTTATTGGTATCATATACTTCTTTTTCATAAGATTGAGTATTTCCACTAGCAAAGTCTCTGGAAACAAAGTATATGACTATACTATTAACTTTATACGGATCACTAATACACTCACTTGATAAAGTTGTGTTTAGATCGAATACTATTGTATCACTTATAGAAGGATTATCATTAATTGTAAGAACAGCCAAGTTTTCCTCACTCGTATGTAAAAGATATTTCAATTAGATCTGGTCGTATAATTTCATAAAACTTAGTTGTGACATTTGTACCACCGTTATTTGCATCGTTTGTAACAAAGTTAACATCTATTCTATTAATTTCTCTTAGATCAGATAAGCTTTTTACAATTTCACTATCTTTAAGATTTTTGTTATAATCCCATTTTTGTAAAGAAAAGAAATTATTTATTCTTCTTTCTATTTTTATTCTAAATTCATCTTCAAATTTTCTATAAAATCTATCTAGAACTACGTCTATCGATGCATCTACAATAACTATTGATCCATTTTTAATACACACATAATCTGTTAGCATTTTTACTTCGTTCAAATAGTTTGTAAGCTCAACTTTTAACTCATCACTAGCTTCTGCTAATTTATCTGTGCCATCTAAAGCTAATACATAGATATCAATTATATTTCCTGAACATCCATAGTTTCTTAGTACTGCTGTTGATTTGCCTATTTGGCCTTGATATGGTGTTGCAAAAAGATCTACCAAAGTTTTGTAATCTAATCCCGTTACTGCTCTTTGTTGGGCTCTTGTCCAAGCTGGAAGTTTATTTTTAATATCTATTATTGTATCTCCATCATATCCATACTGACCCTTAGTATAATTTGAAAAAGAAACAGATACTGGATAAGCTATTCCTGATACATTTATAACGGTTTGTTTAGTTATTGTTCCACTTACTATATTGCCTATGTTGCCTCCGCCATTTCTATAAGTTACTAATATTTTGCTTCCTTTAGAAGGAATCAGACCAGCTCTATTGTTGCCAAATATAACATAAGCTGTGTAGGTAGAGTCATATTCTACTCTATACTCTCTTCTAGGCTGAGAGTCTGTAAAGTACTCTACTTGTGTCCATTTAACTCCATCAACTTCTACACTAACTGAATTAAATATTACTGGGTTTCTATTCAATGTTATAGTTTGTCCAACAGATCCATCCCCTACCGAGCTTATTTTTCTTGTTTTTCCTTCTAGACCAACTATGCTCGCATTAACCACACCTCCAGCAGGTATTGTTATATCTTGATTAAAAATAGGATTATTATTTGCATCGGCAGGGAACAATTCTAAGTCTATTCCAGTTGCACCTGCTGTAGTTTCTATTGCAAAAGGAGCCGGAACAACTACGTCAGAAAGTAAAGGGTTGTTGAGTCTAGCTGTCCACAATGAACTAGCTGCTATAGGAGGCTGTGGTTGAAACCCTACCAATTTTGCTAGTCTGAAGGCATTTTCTAATTCTGTAACTGTGTCTATAAAAACTTCATTTGCAATTTGATCCATCTTAAAACTTAAAGTATCTGCAATAAAAGCCCAATTCTCTATTAACATTATTGCTAAAGAAGACTCAACAAAGTCTGAGAACTCTTTATCAAATTTTTGTCTTATAAAGTCTATAAGCCTAGTCTTCATAGACCAGTAGTCTTGATTAGTATAATTTAAATTAAATATATTTGGTGTAACAATATTATTTGATTGTGAATAAGGCGTAACATCAAATGGACAATTGTTTATTGGCATATCAAGCTCCTGTTCCAGCTAATGGGACTTCTAAGGTCAGTTCTTGTACTTGTTGTATGTTTTGAGGATCTATAAAAATAATTCTAACAAATAGAATGTGACTTTTTTCTGTTAGGTCGTCATTGCTATTTAGAGAAGAATTTTCAATATTAGTTAAAACCTCAACCTGATTTATTACTACTCTAGGTTCCCATCTACTAATTGAGTTAAAAATTATATTTCTGGCTTTTTGTTTTAAAATTTCGTCATTTGGCTCAAATATTAACTTTTTTAAAGGAGTCCCATACGCAGGATTCATTACACGCTCGCCAGGATTAGTCAAAAGTAATATAAGCATATCTGCTTTTATTTGATTTATTCCACTTTGTGAATATAGAAAACCATTCGGATTTTTTTCTATAGGGTATGGTGCTCCTAAAAATTTTTTCATTATAACTCCAAAATTAACAGCCTGGACACTTTGCAAACGGGGTCAGCATAAAAATAGAAGCAGCAGGAGCATTCGAACTCGTACTGCCGAATATTCTATCGCTCAATCTTATACATCCAGAACATGGGTCATAAACTAAAACAGGCCCAACGTTTGGTTGCTCTGCACCACAACAACCTCCTGGCGGAGCATCATTATCTTCACCGGCCAATAATAGTATTTTATCTTTTGCTAAGAACAGATGCAGCTTATCAGTGACGTTAACGTAAACGTCTTTACAATAAACTAATTTAATTCTACTAATAATCTCAATTTTATCTGAAGGATTTAGGTCTGGGTCTCCTATGATAGATATTTGATTATCATATGTAGAAACAACATAGTTTCCTCCTGCTCTGAGAAATATTAGTCCAGGCCCACTTGGTGCTTCTTGGTAACGATGTATATGTGGGCCTCTTTCTTTGTTATCTTTTTGTGGACAGAAAATTTGAATATACTGTTGTTGTGTCTCTTTTTGACTAAAATCATCATTGTAAGTCATTTCTAAACCATAACCGGTTCTTATTCTTACATAGGCTCTTTTAGCTTCACTGATTGGTACTCCGCCCTCTCTTCTGCACGGCCCGCACTGCTCGTTTGTATAATCCACCATATCAATTGTGTGATTGCTAGTTGATTGAAGGTGAATTCCTCTTCTTTCTCCTGCAATGTTAGGTGGACAACCAGGACAATCTTTTTGTTGAATGGTGTGATCATTCATTTCAATTTTATTGCCGTTAGCAGTGGTCATTTTAATATAATTGTCTTCGCCCCTTAAATTTGCTCCTTCATCTCCTTGTGGGCTTTCAACGTCACTCATCTCTATTCTGTGACCGGTTGCAGATTGCCAATATGTTCTTCCTACATAGTGATTATTACAACCAAAATCAAACTCTTGCATTGACCTTTCCCACTCTGGGTTACCAGAAGGTTCTTCAACAGAATCGTCCATAACAAAAGTGTGACCAGATATGGACATAATCTGTATTCCAGACTGAGGTAAATCTACAGCTGGATTTTGAGGAGTTCCCGGTCCTCTGTATGGCCTGCATTCTTGACTATGTTTAAAGAATGGGTTGTGTCCTACTTGTGTTTCTATATATTTTGTTTGTGGGTGTCCTGTATTTGGATGTCCCCCTATTATTTTTGAGTTGCTTTGATTTCCATCACAACTTGTCTCTTCTTTTTTCTTTCCAAATTTTGGAGTTATGTCTTTTGTATTTGCCGGATTGGCACCTTCTGTGTTTGTTGTGTTTGCTGCACCACTATTAGATGCCCCTTCCACACAGCTTGTTTCTCCTTGACGAACTCCACCACATTGAGGATTGGCCCACTGGCCTGCATAGTGAAGATGATCGTCCTTCAACATTATCCAGTTTCCACAACTAGACATGATTTCAAATCTTTTCCACTTTCTATTGCATTTTGGATCTCCATCAACCATTTTGATCATATGTTTTTCTGGAGTTTTAAAGCCATAAATGTTGGGATAAGTTATGATCTTCTGAGCTTCTGGATTACTTGCAAAATCAACAACAGAGGATAGATCGTATCCGTTATAATTTTCTGTATTCCATGGTGGAAAAACCTGTGAACCATCGTTTGGACCAACCATGTACCCTCTTCTATGTCCTTCTGAAACTCTTTGATACTCTGGTATTCCTACTCCGAATTTGTGATTACCATCTGGTCCTCTGTCTCTGTGCCACGTTGTGCCTATATAAAATGGGCATTCCCTATTTCCATTTTCAAATAGTACACAAACCGTTGATCCTGCCGGTGGCACCCAAGTTAATCCACAATCATCAAATCCACCCATAGAAGAGACAGGTAAAGCCCAAGGAAATTCTTTGTAATCTTGTTTGGGATTATGAAACAAAGGTGAAAACCATCTTATTCTATTTTGTTTCCATATATCTATTGTGTCTATGCACATAGCGGTATAAAGCCCATATTGCATTTGCGAGGCTTGTATTACTGTCATTCCTGCTGTGAGTTCTGACTTCACTACGCCTTTTAGTTCGTAGCTTATATTTCCGAACCTATTTTCTATAGTTGCAATTCTTCTTTTTAGTATTTCTAATTCATTTTCATGTACAAATCCCATAAATCCTCTTTATTACTCCAAAGGTTCCCCGCCAGTTGCTTCTTGAGCCTGCTCTGTGCCACATCCATCTCCGCCTAAAGTTTCACTCGCAGATATATTAATATTTGGAGTGTTTAAAGATACTTTTAATGTAGTTACATAAGAACCAGATTGAATTTGATGGTTTGCTCCTAAAATCATCCATTTTTTGTTGCTTAAAATAGGGTTGCAATTTGGTTTGCTTATCCATTCACAAGAGGTGTTGTCCGACTCACCCCCAGCAATATAATAAGGATCTATAACTACAATAGAAATCCATTTTCCTGTTAGAAAAACAGGGTTGTTAAGAGTGGGATCACCTATTATTCTTAATTCTGCTTCAATAGCAGGTAAAACCTCAAAAGGTTTTGCGGCTTCCATATTTGCCTGAAAAGTTTTTTCTGTTCTCTCAGTGTGTTCTCCTGGATCTTGCCATTGATACTTACATTGTTCATTAGTAGGAGAAGTCTCAGTACCAGTATTCTGAATTCCTTCTTCTTCTACAGCTTTTACATCCTGCCTTGCTGAAGAACCGGCACCAGAAGTACCACCACTTGAAGCATTGGATCCTAAATTCCATTTAAAGTTCGGGTTAAAACTAATTACAGGAGAACTATTTCCTCCGTTAACTATATAAGTTCCTAGATTGTTGTTGTCACAGCAGTCTCCTTTGTCTTCTGGCCTTTCCTTTATTACAGCTGCTTTTCTTTTAGGATCATACATTGCTAAACATCCATTTTTTTCTACAGTTCTAACCTTGTTAAGCCACTTTCTTGCACATTCTATTTGACTCTCTTGGTCTGTAGTCCATACCCCTCTCGGTCCATCGGGATCTTCTTCAAATTCAAAATCACCATCTCCTGAGTCGCCATATTGATTTTCAAATATTACTTGTTCAAACTGTGGGTCTTTGTTTCTAAATAGCCTTTGAAGGGCTTCTTTAAGATGAACTTTATCATCTTCTGTTCCTATATTTTTGTCTAATCTAGTGTCTGAAGATCTAGTAAATATATCTGTTGCTTCAAATGTAAACTTAATTAATCCGCCCTCAAATGTAGTTTCTACATTTTTAGGTAAAAAAAACAGAGGACTTCCGAGCTCCTTGTTTGTAATTTTTCTCCACTCACCATTACAACCAACAACTATCCATCCAAATTCAACTTCACAACTATTAACTCCCGTCACAGCACTTAGCGTGAAACTTATATCCTTATTTAAACCTTGAACTAATTGCTGATATAAAACACCGCCTTCATCAATTATTTCAAACTTAACCCCGCACCCGCCAGTGCCAGATTGACATCCATACTCAAAAGACTTTATTAATGTATGATGGTTTGTACCAGGAGCAGATTCATTCCCAGTTTGAAGTACAATCTCTTTTCCAGCAACCCATAAAGCACAATACGGGGTATAAACTGCTTCATAGGGAGCTCCCTTTACTGATACTTCTCCTTCTTCATTTGCACAACCATAAGTTGATAAACATTCTAATTCTATGGCCATAATTACCTTAATATAACATTTGGTATAATGATGTTTAAACCAGCTTTGAAATTAAAAACATCTTTTATGTTATTGGCTTCCATGATTTTCCACCAAAAATCAGTGCTGCCATAAGCCTCAGCTGCAACCAAGTCAGGTCTATACTCAGTGCCAGGAGTGATAACATAATATTTGTTGTTTTTACTAGTATTATCAATAGTTTTTTTACTTTTTTTATAAGTTTCAAACGTTAATAATTTGTTTTCTGTGTAGTACACTATGGCAGAACCAGCATACCTACTACTTGGTGTAACAAATCTTTTTGGATCTATATTTGTTTTTTCTATGTAATTTGCCATTTTAATAACCTGTTGTCAAAATTATACTAGAAGTTGGTAGTGAAGTTTGGTTGTAGACCACATCAAATTGTAAGTCTACATCTATTTTATAAGGAACTAGTCTGTTAGGTAGGGTGCCCGAATCAGAACTAAACCAAGGAACTGATGTGTCGTACTTTACCGAGTAAGACCTGAGCACAGCACAAATTTCAGTGTCATTTGACGCTAATAAGTCGCCACATTTAAGCTTGCACAAAGGAGGAGGAGATCCAAAGCTGTCTCTAGGATAAACCGCAGATTGTAGAGTTCTTATATTGTCTAGAATATTGTCTGCTGAATTTGGTCCTTTTAAAGTCTGAACTATGAAGTGACAAGTCCAAGATATTGTTCTAAGTTCTGAATAAGAAAATATTGTAAAAGGATTAGATCTTCCTATTCCATTTTCTGGGGCATAATTTGCGGACTTAGAATCAGATACATCCGGTAAAATATACATATCTATGTATTTTAGCCCACCTTCTACCCTAGTACCGTCAGGTAGAATACCGGGGCTTCCTCCCACTGCAATGTAGCAGTCCGGTATCCTATTTAATGTTCCAGAGTATTGACCTCCGTTAATTGTAGCTTTTGCCATTATTTCTCCTATCTATTTTAACTTAGTGCCTTTGCTCCTAAATTGACAACTCCCTTGCCTGGAGTCTGTGATACATTACCTGTGACTCTTCTATAATAGTTAGCAGGCTTACCAGCTATTGGAATAGAAGATGTATTTCCTGGCTCACCGCCGCCAGAAGAATTTATATCTGATCTTGGCTTAATCGCAGCCAAGAACTTCTCAAACAAATCTCTCATTTCTGACAATATAATTGTTTGTTCTTCATTTTCTGAAACTATATTTCCTAGTTCTGGAGATGTTATTTCTGCTTTTGCTGGTGAAGCTGCCGCTTTGTCTTGTAGCATTTTTTGCTCTATACTAGCAATAGATGCACTTGGAGATATTGTGCTGACAGGCACTGGTGTTGCTGTCGATGGCAGAGCTTTAGAAGTGTCTACATCTGTGTTAGGCACTACACTTTCTATGTTACCATTTGCACTTGGGACTGCTGCATTAGCTGCTTTTTGAGTTGCTGCCTGTGCTGGTTCTACATCATTTTGTTTGAATTTTGCTATTGCTCTTACAAGCGTTGCTTCTACTTTAGTGTCTATATCAACACTAGATTGTGGCATGTTTCTTTCTAAGAGAATACCCTTGAGATCTAAAATAGCCACCTTCTCAGCAGCACCGATTGCGGCCTCTGTCCTGCCTTTTATTCTAGCTTCTGTAGCAATTTGAGTTACAGCCTGTGCTGGTTCTGGTTTTGTGCCTGTAGAAGAAAAATAACCAGATATATCGGCAAGGGTAGCAGTAGTTGCTGCCTGTGCTGGTTCCTGTACTTGGATGCCACCTCTGCCTAGCCCTCCCTTACCTGCTCCTAGTGCCTCGTAAGATGCTCCTTGGGCTTGTGCACTTTTTTGAACTTCATCAGACCACCTTGCTACTGCTTTTACTATTCCTGTTTTTTCATCTACTTGTGATTCAACCTCTATGCCACTAATTTCTCTTTCCCCAAATCCAGACTTGATCATCATTTGTTTAAGTGCACCCATCGCAGCATCAGTAGCCTTATCTTCGGCTAAATCCCAGTCTTCTTCTGTCCTACCTATAGTCAGAGCCTGTCCTGAGGCCTCTAAGAAACTTCCCCGTTTATTGCCAGATTGAACTTGTGCTACTTGTGTGGCTGCTTGTGCCGGTTCTATTTCATTTTGTTTTAACTTTGCCACTGCTTTTACAAATTTACCTTCTATTGCAGTTTCTATATCAACACTAGATTGTGGTATGTTTCTTTCTAATAAAGTTCCCTTAAGATCTAAAATAGCCATCTTTTCAGCAGCATTAAATGAGGACTCTGACTTATTTGTCATTCTTGCTGTAGCCTCTGCAACAACCTGATTTGCAGCTTGCATTTGTTCTTGTGCTATTGTTGGTTGGATTGCTGATCTTCCCACGCCACCACCGCCAGCATTAATCCTTGAAAATTCCTTGCTAAGGCCTTCAGAAAAACTAAGATCTTCTGGGCTTGTTGTGGCTTTAACTTCTAAAATTCCTTGTTTTAAACTGGTATCAAGGTTTACTCCTGATGGACTTATACCTTTTTTCTTTAATATTTCAAATACTTTAGTTGTTAATATTTCTTCTTCTAATTCTTCATCATCTAAAAGTTTTAGTTCTTTTCTTAGAACCACTTCAATAGAATCTTTATTAGTTTTTACATCTTTGGTAATTAAAAATCTTTCTTGTGCTGGTAAACTTTGCGGTTGAGCCATAGGCTGTGCTATTTGAGTTGCTGCTTGTGCTGGTTCTGTTCTTGTAGCTTGCTGAACAACAGGATTTGAATTTGTAGAAGCGGTTGCTGCTTGTGCTGGTTCTGTTCTTGTAGCTTGCTGGACTGTAGGATTGCTCTTTGCAACAGCCTCTTCAAGCGATTTTCTACGATAGTATTTATCTGTTGCTTTTCCTCTTCCAAAAACTCTCATGTCTCTCTGGAATTTTTCATCCTTTTCCATTTCAACTGCCTTAGTTGCTGCTTGTGCTGGTTCTGGTTTTGTAGCTTGCTGAACAACAGGATTTGACTGCGTAGCAGCTGTTGCTGTTTGTGCTGGTTCTTGCATTTGTATCTGCATACCACCTCTACCTAGACCTCCCTTGCTAGCCCCTAAAGTTTCAAAGCTTTCTCTTAGTCCCTTTGCCTCTTTTTGAGCTTCTTCAGACCAACGTGCTGTAGCCTTGACAATGTTACCTTCTATTTCTGAATCTACTTCTATTCCAATGAAATCTTTAATTCCTGATTTAGCCATCATTACACCCAAGGCTTCTCTGGCTTTTATCTCTGCCTTTCTTTCTGCAACTTCTATGGCTATTTCTGTTTTTCCTATAATTGCTTCTCTAGCAGAAGCCTCTAGCATACCTTTCTCGATACCTGCGTCTCCAAAAGTGTATGTCTTAGCCGCCCCAGACTTGGCTGGCACTGTATTTGGCGAAGTAGGAACACCAGCTGCTCTTCTGTTTCGTTCTGTAAGAAATTCAGAGAACTTATTGTCGGGTGTATACGTGGCTTTTGCTATTGCCTGTTCTGTTTCCTTGTCTATAGAGTATTCTATTTTAACTTGTGATCCTAGTACTTCTTTTACTCCTAGTCTTTCTGCGATCATAGCTTTAGCCTCTGTGGCGGCTTCTTCTAAAGACTCTCTTATATTAGCACTATCATGCATGAATAGTATATCTACTTTATACTCAACAGTCAGTGGCTTGCTTTTCTCGCTAGCTGATCTAACGCCAGCGTCTACTGCGGCTTGTGCTGGCTCCATTTTTTGTGCCTGTTGAACAACGGGACTATTTTTTGTAGCTATAGTTGCTGCTTGAGCTGGTTCTTTTTTTGTAGCTTGTTGAGCTTGTTGAGCTTTTATTGCCTTTGTTGCATCCTGAACTCCGGTAATACCAGTGCTTACAGCTATACTTTTACCCGAAGTTATACCACTAAGTAAAGGTCCACTCACCCCTTGCTTTGCAGCAGCGTCTAGAAGACGATTTTCTGCTTCTATTTGTCGCTGTTCTATAATATCGAATTGATCGAATGCAGCCGTCGATGTCTTTGTTGCTTGTGTTGCTGCTTGTGTTGATGCTTGTGTTGCTGCTTGAGCTGGTTCCTGTGCCTGCAGCATACCTGCTCTTCCTAACCCTCCCTTGCTTGCACCTAAAGTTTCAAAGCTTTCTCTTAGTCCCTTTGCCTCTTTTTGAGCTTCTTCAGACCAACGTGCTGTAGCCTTGACAATATTACCTTCTATTTCTGAATCTACTTCAATGCCAATAAAATCTTTAATTCCTGATTTGGCCATCATTGCACCTAAGGCTTTTCTAGCTTTGTCTTCTGCCTTTCTTTCTGCAACTTCTATGGCTATTTCTGTCTTTCCTATAATTGCTTCTCTCGCAGAAGCTTCTAGCATACCCTTTTCTATAACGGCGTCCCCAATACCAGAATTTTTAGTCCTCCCAGAATTGGTAGGTATTATATTTGTCGAAGCAGGAACACCAGCTACTCTTCTGTTTTGTTCTGTAAGAAATTCAGAGAACTTATTGTCGGGTGTATATGTGGCCGTTGCTATTGCTTGTTCTGTTTTCTTGTCTATAGAGTATTCTATTTTAACTTGTGATCCTAGTACTTCTTTTACTCCTAGTCTTTCTGCTATCATGGCTTTAGCTTCTGTAGCAGCCTCTTCTAAAGATTCTCTTATGTTAGCACTATCATGCATGAATAGTATATCTACTTTATACTCAACAGTCAGCGGCTTGCTTTTCTCGCCATATGCTTTGACTCCAGCATTAGCTGCTGATTGTGCCGTTTCTTGTTTTCTGTCTTGCTGAACTGTGGGGTTATTCTTTGTAACAGCCTCTTCAAGCGATTTTCTACGATAGTACTTCTCTGTGGCTTTGCCTTTTCCAAAAATCTTCATGTCTCTCTGGAATTTTTCATCTTTCTCCATTTCAACTGCCTTAGTAGCCGCTTGTGCAGGTTCAATTCTTGCAGCCGGTGCTGGCACTATTGGTAAATTTGATCTTCCTGCTCCACCTTCTCCTGCCTTAAGTGCATCCATAGATTTCTTTAAACCTAGAGCTGCATCTTCATTCTCTTTTGACCATTTAGCTGTTGCTTCTACAAAATCTTTACTTACTTTTACCTCATATTCAACACCAGATAATTGTGATCTTCCGAGCTTCTCACTAAGTTTTGCGAGAGCTGTTAATTTGGCATCACCTATAGAATCTTGTATGTCTTCTGCGTCTCCGAATATAATTGGCTCTACAGCTTTGGCTTCAAAAGTCCCCCCAACAGCTTTTTCACTAACTTGCCTCATCATTTTTTCTGGAGCCATGAATACTTCTTGTAGCTCTCCTTGCATTTGTCTGGATAATGCTAATTTATCTTTAGCCTCTTCGTTTATGGCTTCTTTAAAAGCACGTATGCTCCCAGTTACACTGAACATCTTGCCCACATCTATTTTAACTGGGCTTATATTGTTAAAGGCTGTTCCTAATATTCCTAGTATAAATGTAACTCTGTCTACCACATCAACTAAACCATCAAGTTGACTTGTAACTTCTTCTAATTCCGCAGAAGAAGCAAGATTCTTCTTTATTGGTTTTATGAGGCCATCATTTATTAGGCTGGCCATATACATGAAGTTTTTACTAAACTTAGAAACCTTAATTCCAGTAAATATTCTCCAGAAAATACCACCAGATAATCCTTGGATGCTAGAACTCAAAGAATTCAACCAAGGGGTTACCGCTCTGATTGCTATCTCGTTGAGTGCTAATTTTACCTTTACTTCTTTAAGCAAAGAATTATCTGGCATTATTTCAAGAGATGGCTTAATTATACCTTCTTGTATTAAACTAGTGACGCTTCTGAACCAAGCTTTGAAAGTCTCAGCATTAGTTGCAAGCATACCTATTGGAGATTCTGATAGGCAACTTTTTGCGTTTAGTCCAACAAAAACACTGGATAGACTTGTTATAACCTTAGGTAAAGCTGAGATCATTGAAGATATATTGTTTAGTATTCTTGTGGCTAAAATAATATCTTGTGTTCCCTCAAACTCTCTCACGATTGGAGTTACTACTCCATCTCTAATAAAGACTGCTACTTTTGTAAACCATTTTTCAAAATCTTTTGCAGAGTCAGCTATAACTTCCATAGGAGCTAGACCTGACCTCACTTCTACCAGCGGAATTAAACCCTCAGAAACTCCTTTTATAACTTTTGGTATGGTAACAATATTAGAGCTTAATTGATTTAATATCCTACTTGCTTTTGTTATTTCCTGTGTATCTTTTATTTCTTCTACAATTGGAGCAATAACTCCATCTCTAATGAATCCTGCTGTTTGTCTGAAAAATATGGCGAAGCTATCTTTATAGGATATAATTTTGTCTATAGGAAATTCTGTGTCTAAAGATTTTGCTGCATCTTCACTCATCATGCCCATAACATTGGCTAGATTCTTTATAAGGGGCATAACAGAACCAGCTATGCTGGTCATGGAGGATATATTCTTAGCAGCTGAACCTATATTGACCCCCTCCATCTCATTATTGACAGGCAGAACAATGCCGTCTCTAACAAAAGCTGCTATTTGCTGGAACCATACTGCAAATTGACCTTTAGCATCAATTATTTTTTGCATGGGTGCTACACTAAAAAACTCTGTCTTATCTGTAGCCATTGAAACAGCAGTAGCTAAATTCTTTATTAATGGTACAATCCTACAAGCTATTGAGGCCATAGCTGTTATAACTTTTGCTGCTTTACCTAAAGAAGTTCCATCTCCGCCCATTAGAGCAACAGGCTCTGCAATTCCATTCTTTACAAGGTCGGCTATCGCTAAAAAGTGTTTTCTAAATTTATCTTTATTATTAATTATATTGTCAATTGGAGAAGAGGAAAAAACTGACTTTGAATCCAACAAACCAATAACCCCAGCTAAGCTTTCTATAGTTAATTTGGTGGCACATAGGAAATTGCCGACAGTTATTAGAATTCCTTTTGCTTTGCTAAGTCCACTTACTTCTCCCATTTTTGTTATTGGTTCGATTAATCCACTACTTACAAAATTTGATATAGCATTAAAATAATCAGAAAAACCAGTTATATTATTGGATATTGTTTTTATTGGTGAATTTGTAAATATTCCATCTTGCATCAAAGTCATCATAGACGACAAAGAGTCAATAGAAGTTTTTGTTCCTTTAAGAACATCTGCAATAACTACAATTCTTTTGCCTGTTTCCTTTAAGTCATCAATGCTCTCCGCAGACTTCTTAATTGGATTAACTAACCCGTTTAATATAAAGCTTGATATTGATTCAAAAAACTGATTTAACTGTGGTATTGCACCCTTGATGCTATCAACTGCTGAACCTTTAAAGAACCCACCTTGAGTCATTGGAACAATTGAAGACATCATGGTGTCCACTACAGGCTTAATATTGTTTAAAAGCTCTGATATTTGACCCATGGACTTAACAGTTCCCTTTAGACTCTTGGACTCACCCAAAGAAGAATCTACATGCGAAACAATCGATGTAATGAAGCTAGAAAGCACAGGGAAAAACGCATCCATTTTTGTTTTTGCTTCTTTAATCTGTTCTACAGGAGAACTGGTAAACCATCCTCCTTGTGTCATTGGTGCAATTTTTGAACCTAGATCATTCATGACTTTGCTGATCATGTCTATTACTTCTGAAACACTTGTTATTGACTTTACCGCCTTCTTAGCATCAGTCGGGTTGATCTTGTCTTTGAGCTCATTTGAGAAAGTAACAATAGTATCTAAGTACGACATTAATGGCTGTTTTAATGTATTTAAAGCTACAACTCCTGCTTTCATGGAGTCTGCTATGCTAGTGCTCCATAACCAGAATCCTTCGCTTGATTTAATGGTAACCAATTTATCTTTGGTCTTCATTATTCCTTCTGTAACGTCGCCAGAAGCTGTCAATACATCAGCTACTCCTCTGGCCATAGACGCTGCTAGTCTAGGATCTAATCTAGCACCCACTTGTGAAGCAAAATCCCTAATAGATTCTATATAATTTATAATTGGCTTGGAAAGTTCAACTAAGGCTTTTCTGCCTGTTTCCATTAATACGACATAATCTTTTCTAAAGAATCCCCATCCTCGTGCAGACTTTATTCCAATTATTTTATCTTTGGTTTCCATTATTTGTTTGGTAACTTCAGAGGCTCCAGAAAGTATGTCTGCTATTCCTTTTGCCATACCGGCTGCTTGACTAGGAGGCAGCTTGTTTCCAAGTTTGCTTGAAAAATCTTTTATTGCTTTAACGAATCTTTGTATTGGTTTTCCAAGTACTTTAAGTGCTTCGACGCCTTTGTTCATTCTTTGGGATAACTGAGCACCTAGCATCCAAGCAAATATTCCACCGTTGTCTGGTATGCTCATTATTCCATCTTTAGCAGTCATTATGTTAGAAGTAACCTTACCAACAGCACAAAGTATCGCTGCCACACCGCTAGCCATCTCAGCAGCTTGTCTAGGATCAAATCCAATTTCACTTGCAAATTTTTTCACTGCTGCTACATATCGTTTAATTGGTGCGGCCATTTCTTGCAAAGAACCAACGCCAGCATTAAGGTAATCTGAAATTCTTGTGCGTGTTAAAGTCGCAAAAATTCCTCCATTTTTAGGAATAGAAAGTATACCGTCTTTAGCAGTCATCATATTAGAAGTTACATTGCTAACAGCACAAAGTATTGCGGCAACGCCTCTCGCCATTTCAGCAGCATTTCTTGGATTAACTGTTCTTCCAACATTAAGTGCAAAATCTTTTATGGCAGCAACATAATCTTGAACAGGAGCAGCTAATTCTTTCAGAGCTTTGACCCCACTATTCATATAATCGGCTACTTTTACACCTCTTATTGCATTCCAAACGCTTCCATAAACAGGCACAGAAAGCATTTTATCTTTAATTTTGAATATTTGTTCACTTATATCTCCAACCGCTCCCATTATAGCGGCGACGTCTTTAGAGAGGCTTACAGCTTCTTTTGGAGACACTAAAGTAGAAAATTGTTTTGCCATATTAACAATAGTGTTTACAAAATTTGCTATACTAGGTGTTAGATTAGACAAAGCCATAGTGCCTAGCTTCATAAATGGTATAGCTACTAAAGAAACACCAAACATTGTTCCCAAAAGAGCCAGAGAAGCTGCGTTGGCTATAATTGACACAGCTATATTGCCAGCACTATCAAGAATAGAATTTAAGCTTTCAACTGTTTTCTTTGCAGCATCTGGGCTAACCATATTTTTCATTAAAGATTCAGACATCGATATAATGGAGCCAGCAAGGGTTACAACAGCCGGTGTCATTACACTCAATGCCAGAGCACCGCCAATCATTGGTCCTATAAATCCAATATAAGCACCTGCCAATAATCCTAATCCTGTTAGAGCTGCCATGGCTCCCATGATCCCAAGAGCAATTGAGCCAGCAGACATTATTATTGACCCCAAATCATATGCAACTTTAGCTGCGTGTTTAGCATCAATTCCATCCATTATGGATTCTGTCATTCCTATTACTGAAGTTGCCAAAGCTGTCATTACCGGGGTAAGCAGCATTAGAGCTGCTGCACCACCCAACATAGCAGGTATGTAAGCAGGTAAACCAGCTGCAAGAACTCCTAAACCACCCAGTCCAGCCATGGCCGCCATTACAGCTATGGCTATAACAGAGGCAGACATTAAAACTGCAGATAGATCGTATGCCACTTTGGTTGCTTGTTTTGCGTCAAACCCACCCATGAAAGACTTGGTTAAATATAAAACAGCCGCAGCTAGTCCGGTAACTAATGGAGCTAACAATAATAATGCAGCAGCACCATAAAGCATGAATCCAATTTGTGGTCCTGTCATGGCAGTAGCAAGTGCACCTAAAGCTGTTAAGCCCGCCATCGCACCCATAACCGCAAGAGCAATTACAGCTGTGGCCGCAATCAAACCAGCTACATTCCACGCTGTTTTTGCTGCTTTTGCTGCGTCCACACCTGTTGCAGATAAAATTTGATTAATTATATAATTTAGACCTGCTGCAAGGGCTACAACTGCAGGACCAATAAGTATTAGTGCTGCCGCTCCTATTATCATGTCTTTAGCATAGCTCTTGGCAAAGTCTGCGAATTTACCTAATAGTATTAATCCTCCAGCAGCCGCTGTTATACCTAATGCTATTGCACCAGTGCCAGCGAGAAGTGCGGCTACTTGTCCAGTTACAGTTTTGATTGTGTTTAGATCTATTTCTGCATAGCTTAATATACCTTGACACATCTTGATTATTGCGGCAGAAAGTGCAACTAGTCCCGGACCAACGATCAATAGAGCTAATGCTCCCTTAGCCATCGCACTAACAAGTTTACCAGGATTTTTTATAAGCTTATTGCCCTCTAGTTTCTCAAAACCTTCAAGAGCCTCTGAAGCACCTAGAGTCAAGGCTCCAGCAGCAGCTACAATTGCAGCTACTGTTCCGGCAACCATTGCAACCGTATTTAAATCAAGTCCAAAAGCGTCTATAACCATTTGGGACATCTTGACTATAGCTGCACCTAATAGTACAAGAGCTGGCCCCAATAGCATCATTGCTGCTATTTGCTTTAGCATTTCGGTTTTACTTTTTGGAGCAGTATCTACAAATTCTTTATTTTCTTTCTTATTTAGTGCCTCATATGCCACAATACCAGCAGCAGCAATCGCACCACCTGCTACCGCAAGTGCAGCTATAGCACCAGCTGTTTGTAGTATTGTTGAAGTGTCTAAGTTGAACCCACTCAATATTTTCTTGGACAAGAACACTATTGCTGCACCTAGAGCAACAACTCCTAAACCAAGTAGGGCAACAGCAGCAGCACTCTTTGCCATATCTTGACCACTTGCAATTAATTTATTTAAATCAAAATTTCCTGTATCTGGTGGCTGGGGTACTTCTAAGGGCTTTGGTCCTTTAGCAGCTTCCTGCTCTCTTAGGATCATTGTCTTTGTTTTTTTTCCGTTCTGCAATTCTTGAATTATATTCCTTCTTTGCATTTTGTTTAATGAAGCATCCATTTTTATATTTTTGACTTCTTGTCTCTTTATGGACTTTGCTACTGAAGGACTTATACCGGCTGTTTGTGATCTCTCTTTAGCTGCCTGTCCAGCTGCTTTTCTTGTGGCAATCTCCTCAGGAGATAACTTTGGTTTCCTACTTTCTTTTTTAACAGCTTCTTCTATTTTTTCTGGAGTAGTTTGTGGTGGCTGTGAAACTACTGATTTAGAAGCTAAGTCTGTTCCTACTTCTTTTTTGGCAACTTCTCCTGCTTTACCAGCTGCAACTTGATCTGGTGATACTACTGATTTGGGTGTTAGTTCCGCTTCTCTTAACTCCTGTTTTGTTTGACTTGCTTGAGTAGAAGCTTCTGGTTGTTTGCCACAAACACAATCTTTAATGGCATTTAAAACATCCAACATTGCTTTGTTTATACTTACAAGATCCTCGCAGCAACCAGTTTTAGTTATAGTTTTATCTTTACCGGTAGCTGTTACTTCTGCTTCTGTTAATCTTTCTGGGGTTGGGGTTGTATCACGCCCAGTTAAGCGATCCCATACCTTCCCAAGACTTCCCATTCTATCCTGTGATGTTCTTTGTCCCATACCGGATAAAGATCTTCCTAAAAGAGTCATTAAGTTCCAAATAGGCATGATTATTGAATTCAATCCACCTATGGCACCTACAATTAAAGCTCCTAAAGCTGTTATCCCCACAAGCATTTTTCCTAGAAAACTATTAAAAATACCCGATATCAAACTTTGGCTCAAGTTTCTCACAGAGTCGTTTATTTCAGTTAACTTTTGTTCTATTGCACTCAATGGGTCTAATTGTGCTTTTTGTGCAGTAGCTAATTCTTGCTCTCCCTTAGTTATTTGAGACGTTAGTTCTCTGAATGCTGCTGGGTCTTTTATTGCTTTTTCTATTTCCGACGAGTCTATTTTTAGTTCTTTCTTTCCTGCTTTTTTCAAGCCAGCATTTACATTTTCTAAAGCACTTTTTATAGCTCCCCTAGCAACATCTGTCTCGGTTGTCCAGGATTGTCCGAGTGCCTTCATGTCGCCTTCAAATTCGGATCTTCTACTGCTAAATTTTGCTAAGGCCTCGTTCATGTCTTTTGTGCCCTTAGCGGCCTCAGATATTGCAGTCAGAGCTTTTGTTGCTGCACCAAGTTTCAAGCTTCTTTCTTCTTCAAGCAATGTAGCTTTTTCTTCTAATGTTAAGTTTTGAGATTTCTTTTTATTAAGTTCTCCCAAACGATCAGAAAGTGATTTAGATTGATTTTCGATTCCTTCTATTGCTAACATTAACTCACCGGCTTCCATCCCAAAAGCTGCGTTGAGTCTTAAATTGATATCTCTTCTGCCTTCATCTGACAATTTGTCAAAGTTTGCTCGCATTTCTTCGGCGTTTCTACCACCCAATCCCATGTCATTGACAGTTTGAGTCAAGCCTCTGTTAAACTTTTTAATGCTAGCTGAACTTTTTAGTATTGTTCCATTAATCATTTCTTGAGTAAGACCAACTCTGTTAGCAGCATTAGCAATCAAAGCCAATGTTTGTGCATCACTACCTAAGAATCCAGATGTACTGCTTAGTCCTTTAAGAAGCTTTCCTCCTTCTACGCCTGTCTTTGTAAACTCTGCTTGTAAACCAACAATATTACTCACGGCAGATGCAGACGCAGTACCAGCATTTTTCATCATTTTTACAAATTCTGCACTGCCCCTGACAACGCCAGCTAATTTATCTCCTACCAAACCAGTGTTTCGACCAGCTTCTCTTATGCCTCTTCCAACCTCTGACATTTGATCATTGTTGAACTGAAGTTGGGTGCCCATTTCTATGAAGAATTCACCTAAAGAATCTGCTGTGGCACCTATTTGTTTTTCTGTGTTTAGTTGTGATACTGATAGACTAAGTGCTTTCTTTTGATCTTTGACACCTGACCTTAATGCTTTTGTATAAGCTTTTTGAGTTTCACTCCTATTCATTCCGGTTAGTTTAGAAGTTTTGCCTATCTCTTCGTATGTTTTTTGCAGGGCCTTAGACTCAGAAGTGACTCCAGCAGTTTCATATGCCGCTTGTCTAATATTTTGTGTAAATTCTCTTTCTTCTTTTATTATTCCTTTTGTTAGTACCTCAAACGCCCCGCCTCCTTTGAAACCTAATAAATATTTTTCTGCTGTCTCTATTTGTTTTCCAATCTCTTTCCAAGCGTTCTCTTGTTCTTTTAAATTTCTTTTTATGATTTTTTGATTGCTTATTTCTATGCCCATTTGCCTGTAAGCTAAAGCTAGTCTTTCTTTTTCCTCTTTGCTGATGCCTTCCTTCAAATAAGCACGGTGAATTGCATTTTTTTCTTTTTCTAAGCCTGTTATTCTTTCGTATAAATCTTTTTCTTTGTTCCATAGTCCAAATATTGAATCTACTGTGTGTTGATAGTAATCATTTTCTAATCCGTTTAACTCTTGGTAGTACTCTTCGGCATCTAGCCAATCTCTCGCTCTTATAGTCTCGCCCCCTCCAGTAGTAGCTGCCTCAGAAGCTTCCCTTGCAGCTGTTTCTGCAGGTTCTCTTGCTGTGACTCTTGTTACATCTTCTTCAACCTGCCTAGCAGCGGCTTCTGGCGTTGCTACGCCTTCTCTATCTTTAGCTAAAACCTGATATATTTGTCTTAGCCATGCCTCACAGTGTATATCATGGGTATAGCCAGAACCTTTTTTCCCGAATAGATTTGCTAAAGAATTTGTAGCCTTAGCAGTTGTATGCTCTTCTTTGCTAGGCTTGTTTTTTCCAGTAAGAGCTTTTCTTAATTTTTCTGGAAATGTTTCTTTTATCTCATCTTTTTCTTCTTTGTTGTCTTTTGGTTGATTAGCTTTTTCTTCTTTTTTAGAATTAATATTTTTTAATGCATCTACTATATTTTGAAGTAAACTCTTTTGTTCATCTACTTCTTCGTTAAATCCTTTTACATAGTCTTCAAATAATTTAATAAGTTCTAGATTTGAGTCTTGTGTTTTAGCTTCTTCTTCTTGACCACCAATAGGTTTTGCTGGTCCAACTTTAGACTTCATCAATGTGCCGACTAAACCCTTTAGCTCGCCAATGCTCATTTTGGCAGCATCTATTTTTCTTCCTAGGTTGTCGTATAATTCTGGCATTTTTAATTTTTATTTAAATTGGCATTTCATCGGTTGATGCTGCTCTTGGATTGACCATGCGGTTTATTTGCTCCCTCACAGACCTGCGTATGGCTTCTAGTTCATTTGGATCAAATGACCTAGATATTCCCATTGCATTAACAACAAACTGGCAGTCGAGTTTTTTAATGTTCGCTATGCCGTTTCTTTTGTATTGTCGAAAGGCTGATGTTATATATCCATTGTTTTTGATATATTGATACGTAAAATTAGGGTTATCACATACAGATTGCTTGTTATTTGGATATATCAAGTTCTTAATAACGGGAAATGTTAAATAGTGTAAATTTATTCCTCTTAAGTAGGTTCCTCTTCTTTGTGGTGCTGCATTAGGCCTAGCTGGTTTATCCTCTGATGGATACTCGGTATCGGTCACTAAAACTAAAGGGAAAGAGTCGTGGTTAGGTTTGTGAAATGTGTAGTTAAAGGTTATTAAGCTCCCACGCATGACCACCATTGACATGGGCCTAACTGTTTTTGAGGGTAAAAAAGCGTCTAAAAATGGGGTTTGCATATCTTTTATTTAGGCTTGGCAAATTCTAAATTAGCTTTTGAATGACTTTACAAGTCAATATGTTGTGCTATACTAGAATTAGAGTCATTTGGAGAGAATTTAAAGCCGGAGAAATATAAAATGCACATCTCTTGTCCTAGGTGTGAGAAGGTAATTAACGCAAAAGACTATAACTTATTCCAAATTTGGGAGTGCCCAAAGTGCGAATGGCGATTTCGAGGCGTCCACGCAGATCAACCTGTATTTAGAAACTTGTTGTATGAGTATATTTCGCCCCTTAATCATGGGCCTCACATCAACGACTTAGCTAATTGCACTTTTTGTAGTTCTTTAATTGACCTAAATTGGATATTCAGTAACTCTCCTCACCGACCAAAAGGCCCATTTCCTAATAAGGGCTATAACGGTCCATATGTATGTCATAGTTGTGCAAGGCCTTTGCCTTGGGACTATCCTGAGCAAAAGCCCCACATCGCAGAAGAATACAATAAGTATGTGAGGAAATACAACGAAGCAGCACCCTCTGAAAAGCCCAAGTCTCCTTACTCGGAAGAACGAAAGAATAAATTATCAGAAATGGCTGCTTCTCTTTACAAAAAAGTCAAAGGCATTTAAAAATAGGAGAATGTAAATGGAAAATGAATTGTGGGAAGGGCTTAAGAACAACCCTATGATGATCAGGGAATTTGTTGATATTCATAACAACATGAGCGTTTTTCAAAAGCTTCAATATAATATTGCGTTGTTTGTTTTTAAATTTAAAAAAGCTATTATGCCCAATAGATAAGGCATGGAATTTAAAGAATACGTATTAGAACAAGAAATTTTTGAGCAATGGATTCAAGCCGAGCATGATAGGCTTGTAAAAGAAGGCATCCTCACAGGTCTTGCAGGTGCAGCCTCAAATTTAGGAACACAAATTGCAAGGGGTGGAGGCAACATTCTAGGAGGAACGGCTAGAAGTGCTTATGGTTTAGGACAAATGGGTGCTGGTGCTCTTGAAATTATAGGTGGAGGAAAAAAGAAGGGCAGAGAAAAAATCAGGAGAGGATGGCAGCTAGGCCAGAATGCAGGAAAGCAAATAGGTACAGGAGCCCTGCAAATTGGTGCATCACCTTTAACAGCGGCAATAAGAGGTGTTCAGGCGGCTGGTGAAAGTCCCTTTGATATCACCGGAGTTTATAGTCCCGGTGGAAAGCAAAATAAACCTTGGCAAAATATATTTGGTTTAAATTCTGGAGAGGATGAAGAACAGCCCCAAAAACAAGTCTCTAAAGTTCAGGCTCCCAAAGCTGTTAAAGCTCAAGCCAAGCAGACCCAGCAACAGGATGAAAAAGCACTAGAGAGAGAAAAGTTGTTTCACAGCTTGGTCGGAGCCTATCTAAGCCCAAGAGTAAGCAGCAAAGCAAAAGCCCAAATTCAAGCTACTATTGCAAAAGTATTTCCAGATAAGTACGATCAAGTTATGAAGAAGAAAGAAGTAATGAAAATCATGGGCAAGAATCCATCGACACCAGAAGCTGCTTCAAGTTTTGCCCCTGCATAGGCTATATTTTTCACGGGGTTGGACCGAATTCGCTAGCTTGACCTAACATCCCACCACAAGGACTTTGGTTCTTTAGATCGTTTAGGTAAGCATGAGTAACGTCAGATAAATAAGTTCTAGCAACTGTTATTTTATTCTCCATCCACTCGTCTAATTCTGATGTGGACTCAACAACGCTAGAAAGTTTAGTAGCGTATTCTATAATGTCATTGAGATTGTTTTTTAGCATCTCATTACCGTCATTAGAGGCTTCGCTAATTTTTTTAGCTTGTACAGCAAGAGGCTCAACACCTCTTGCTGTAAGCCAACTTTCAAAAGATTTTAATTTCATTGTTTTTCTCTTAGTATTATGTACAAGGCATGGACTATGCCAGGTATATATCCTAAAAAGGTTAAAATTAAGTTAATTAGAAACTGTACTCCTAGTCCTTCTTTTATAAGAACACCTACGGGTGGTATAAAAATGGCTAACAAAAGAGCCAACAAACTTATGTCTTTATTTTCCATAAACCTCCTTGTTAAACGGTTAATCGTCTATATTATATATGCTCTTTTTGAACAAAACTGTTGAGCTTTATAATCCCATCTTTAATGGTCAGAAAGGTACAAGGTTCTTCTGTCCAACAGCCTGAGTTGTAATATCCTACCTTTCCCTCATTATCTTCCATGCCCAAGTGTGTGTGTGAACAACAAACCATATTAACTTTTTTTTGCTCTCCGTATTTTTTTGCTTTTTCTTTAATTAATTCTGAGCACCTGAGAAATGTTTTACTGTTCTTTTTTGCCATTTTTGCAAGATAAAAACTTTTATCTATTTTTTGTATAAGCCTATAAATATTGTCTGCCAATCTGGTTAGTATCGGATAATCGGCTATAAATTTGTCAAATTTATCACCATGCAGAACTAGTATTTTTTTACCACCGCTTTCAAAAATATATTCTTCTAAAAACTCAACTCCTAAAAGATGAGATATAATTTCTGCAGGTCCATCGTGATTCCCATTAACGTAGACTATATGCAAAATTTTAGAAAGTTTTCTTATATGTGATAAAACTTTCCAATGGCTCTTCTTAAGCTTTCGAAAATCCCAGCTGTCAAAAAGATCTCCATTAATGATCAAGGATTTTACAAGACGAGATCCACTTTCAATTTCTTCAAAAAATTTAATCAGCTTTTTTGACTGACTAACTTCGCTGCCTAGGTGGATATCGCTGATTATTATGGCGTCATCCATTTTACATTTTACTTGTAACCAAGCCAGAGTAATCAGTTCCACCCGTCTTTAGAATTGCAGGAAGTCCAACTGGTGTGTTCTCTACTTCTGTTTGGGCTTTCGCACTTTTCTCAAAGAACTTGTTTATTTCTAAAACTAAGCTATCAACGACTTTTTCGCCAGCTTTTTCTTCTTTCATTCCTTCCCCCATAAAGTCATTGAACATTTCCTCTAGGTCTATTAAATAGGCCTTACCATAAGGTTCAGTCTCAGGCTCTTTTTGTACTCTGTAGGCCAATGAGTCTCCTATTTCATAGATTCTAACTCCAGCAAAAGGGGCATCAGGATGTTTGTTTTTAACAAACACATAAGAATCATCTTGATCTATAAAATTGATTACATTCATCCCAGCTTTTTTTAAAGCCTTTTCGACAAGCTGTAGGTGTTTTCTTGACTCTCGTTGTTTTCTATCGACAAATTCAAAAAAGTTCTGCATTTTTCTCCTTAGCACTGACGCATTAATATTTCTGGGGCCGAGGGAACACATCTTTGTATTATTCTTAAGTCACTTGGGTTTCCATTATATGGAATTTCTTTTAGAACCATTCCACTAAATGAAGACGCAGCTTCTTTTAGTATTTGAAACTGTGCTGTCAAGAAAAGCATTCCATCTATTCTTTCCATGAAGTCATGTTCTTCTTGAACTGGCTTTCCATCTTCGTCAACCTCCCCAGTCTCTTTAGTATATTTTATTTTTACATCAACATAAGGAGTTATCTTTCCATCATCATCTATCATGGCCTCAGAGTTTTCACTTTGAATTGTTTTTACGATTATTTTGCCGCTAGTATAGGCATTCTTTAGGCTACCTGATATATCCCAGCCTAAAGTATAAATGGTGCCATCTTCTCCTACAATATTTATAACGAATCCTCTTTTCTTGAAGATGTCAGAAATACTCTCCACAACGACTCTTCTTCTGAGGACGTCTTTTTCTTCTGGGGATCCTTCTTCTAATCTTCTTTGCTCAGGTTCTGTAAGGTATCTTTCTGTGTCATCTTCTTTAAGACTCCATTTTCCAATATCTACTCTGCCCCACTTATCGTTATATCTCGTAGAAAGCCTTATAGAATAATCTCTTTCATTATAAATTACATCTTCATTGTTTCCACCTGTTCCAACCTGTACACCACCTATAATAGCTGATACAAACTTTCTATGAAGATCGCCCTTCATACCTAAAAGTCCTTTAAGCTTTATAAAAACACTATTCAGTTCTGGCATTGTTTGCAAGGTGCTATCGATGTGATTAACTAAAGAAACACTTGGATTATTTCTATCGAGATTATCTCTAATTAGTTTTCTTATTTCTTTGCTAGCTTTTTCAATGTTGGCATGTTGTCTTAAAAAGCAAATTTGCAAATTGTCTTCAACAAATTTTCTGGGGTAAGAGTCTAGTTCGGTGTCTCTGACTTGTTGAATCATTTCTATAAGTTTACTTACATCGCCTTTGATTGATTCTCTGAAATAATTGTTTTTCCAATCTTCAAAGTTTTGATCCTGTTTCTCCTCAGGCATATCAGGAGCTACTGGATCCTGTGAGACATCTGGCATCTGTGGCTGTTGTGATCCTTGATCTGGATTCTGCTCTGTGCCTTGTTTTGCATTTTGCTGGTCTTGTGGTACTCCTACACTTGGTTGTTGAGCTTGTTGGGCATTAGGAGCATCCATAGGTGAGCCATCTGGTGTACCCATAGAAGATTGATTTGCAGCTATATCACCACTGGCTTCTTTGTACCATTCATCAATTGCTATTTTAGACATTATTGTTCCTTTTTCTTTTTCTTAGCTTGATTAATTGCCTTGATAAGTTCTTTCCTGCCAAAGTCAGCATCCGCACCTATATTGAAATTATTTTGTTGCATAGCATTTAAATGTGGCCCTGAGTATGCGTACGTATTCTTCATCTTTAATCTTGTCATTAAATCCGCTGTTTTTAACATTTTATCTTGTAGGTCGGTTTTTACTTTAACTAAGTTCACAAGTGCTTCTTTTGTAGAAGTAGTAGCATCTCCATCATTCATAACCATATCTGCAAAATTATCAATATAATCACTTACTTGTTTTCTATCTTCTCTAATTGAGCTTAAAATTTCATCTAAAAGTCCTAGGTATTGGTCATCCGTTATTAGCATAGATTCATTTTTAGGCTGATCCGGCACAGAAACGTTCATTTGAGGCACCATTCCCTCTATATCTTCTGTGCTTATTTCTAAGTCAACTTCTCTGGGTCCTTCGTATATTGGTTCTATAGGACTTTCTGTTATTTCTTCAACTTTTACTACTTCTGGTTTTGTCATATGTTAATATATAGAATGTAGGGACTTAGAAATGGAAAAAAATGAATCGACAAACACCCAACATTTCACAGTTATTGGACAACCTTAAATTAGTCTCAGATTTAACTTCTAGGATGGACGAAAGAATAAAAATATTGTTGGAAAACAAGGAGGTTATAGAAGAGGAGTTAGAAGAATTTCAAGGAAAGATAAAAGATATTGAAATAAAGATAGAAATGATAAACGTTAGGATTGGCAGTCATGATCTTAAATGGTCTAATATTTTTGATACTATTTGGAAAATAGGTCTGATGACTATCGCAGCGTATATACTTTATGCTTTGGGTCTACAATCACCTCCTTTGTGAAAAATACTATAATAAGGCATAAATAACTTTATTAAAATAATGATTGGGGTAAAAATGAAATTCTCAAAGTATTATCAGTTCAGGGAGCAAGCCAAAGAGCCAGAATCAGTTACATCTAAGGTTAAACTTCAGAAGAAACTAGGAGACAAAGAGTTTACTCCTTTTGCCATCAATAAAAACTCTCATGCTAATTTGAGATATCTTGTAAAAGCTTTTAATGGCTCGAACCAAGTTGGACTGGGCTATACCACTATCGACAAATCAAAAGGCGAAATAGAGCCACAGTTAAAGAAAAAATCTTTGTATTTAACCGGTGGTGCCGTGCGTGATCACTTAAAAGGCAAGACACCAAGAAATTATGACTTGGTAACAGACGCTACAATAAGTGAAGTAAGAATGATATTAGACCAATCCGAAGAAGGTTTCTCAGAAGTTAAACCAAAAAATCTTCCTGAAGAAAAAAGATATGCAAAGCTACCAACATCTACAAATAAGAAATCTTTCTATGTTTCTAGGTGGGATAAACAGGGAAAAGAATTAGAGATAACGGTAGAAATAAATGGTGAAGAGTTTGAAATAGCAACTTTGTCAAAGAGTCTAAAAAGCAGAAGAATACAACCTGATAAGGCTGAGTCTGCTTCATCTATAGAAGAAGATTCGTCAAATAGAGACTTAACTATAAACTCTCTATACATACCATTATCAAACGCAGATGGCGATAATAGTGAACTAATAGATCCATATGGTGGAGCTACCCATCTAAAGAACAGCCAAATAAAGGTAGTAGGAGAAAAACTAGAAGATAGACTCAAAGAAGACCCAGCAATTGCACTAAGACTTCTAAAAACAAATGCAAGATACGGCAACCCAGAATCTCTGCCAAAGGATTATGCAAAGATAATAAAAAGCCATTCAAAGAGCATCGCCAGTCTTCCAAAAGAATTAGTGAAAAAAGATTTTATCAGTACTTTAGAGCATCCTGATGTAGATCCTAGAAAACTAATGAAGACGGCCCATTCACTTGATATATTTAGTCAAATTTTTCCTGGTGTGGAATTCTCAACAGAAGAAGAAATGCCAGAAAACTTTGTAGGGGACAGATGGTTGAGTGTCGCTTGGGTTCTAAGGAATAATTCCCCAGATCAAGTAAAAGAACTTCTTACATCGAATGGTTGGACTAGCCAAGAAGCTAACGATATTGCATATCTTGTCAAACTTTATAATTGGGGTAAAAATAACAATTTTGATTCAAATCAATTTTATAGTATAAAAAAGGCTCATAGTGGATTAACAAAGTCCAAAATCAAGGATTGGATGAAGATGGTCAACCTAGATAAAGATGAATTTAATAGTTTTATTGACCACGATGAAAGCGATTTAGCCCCTTATATAACGGATGAAAAAGGAAAAAGAGCAATAAATCCAGCATATACTGATCTTTTAGGCAGATCGCCGCAAGGTAAAGAATTCGACTATGTTAAGCAAAATCTATCAACAAAAAAATGGATAGATTCACTAAAGAAATAAATTCTTACCAATTTACATGATTTCTTAAATTTCGTTTGTTTCCTCCCTTAGGGTATATACTAAGGTGTTACTTCTTGATAAATTATCGGAGGACAATGAAACAAAAAAACTTTAAGCATTATAGGAAATTAGTGTCTATACTTAAAAAAAACTGTCCTTTGGCATATCCTGTGAGCGTGAAAAGGGTTCCTATGAATAATTTAGATGGCGACTGTAGTCTGGCTTCAAAAAAGTTCTTTATCAGGATAAACAAAGAAATGACAGAATCTGCTGCTATGGATACCGTGCTTCATGAGTGGGCACATGCAAGAGCTTGGAACCACTTGCACGATAAGCTTTCTTGGGAAGATTTTGAAAAAATGTCTCATGATGCTTCTTGGGGGGTAGCCTATAGTGAAGTTTATAGAATATATGAATCATATTTTTTCCCACAAACGGATGACAACGATAATAATAAATGTAGCAAATTTAGAGTTAAATAGTTTTTACTATTATAGTTCATGCAATACTTCTTATATTTAGACAATGAGCCTTACTACCAATGGCAATTAGACTTAATGGTGCAAAGCTTTGAAAACCAAGGATGCACTGATAAATTGATAGTGGCTCTAACAAATAAAAAAGACTCACAATCATTAGAGCTTTACAACACAGGTATTAAAAAGCTTAAAAACATAAACACTTTTGAAAATATAGATGAAGCAAAAGAAGTAAAAGGATTCAACAAATTTTATTCTTTATACTCTTCTCTATTCAATGATATTATAAAAGAATCTTTTTTTGTTTTAGAGAACGACACAGTTCTTTACAGACAGCCAAGCGAAGCTGTGTTTTTGACAAACTTCCCTGAATGTGTTTACTCGGTAGATCCTTTGTTTACTTTAGATTTTGTAAAAGAAAATATTGGAGATGAATTTCTTGAAATTTTCAATATAAAAGAAGAAGAATTAAAAGAAAATTGGCATTCTGTTAGCGGTTGCTATGGTTTTTCAAATATTCATATCGGCTTTATTTCGATGATGATAGAAAATATGGAAAAACTAGCACTCCAACAGATGCTTGACAACAAAGAGGTTTGGAGTGAAACTTCTAAAGTAGCTCTGTGTATATCTCTGTTTCAAAACAGAAGTAATATGGTTATACACGGCCAGTATTTAACTGTGCCAGCTAATTCAGAAGGTACTGGCAACTTTATAAGCTATAAAAATGGTGTAGGTAAAAATTTTTATAAGTCTATGTTTTCATATACTCCACCAATGTTTATGTCTTTTGGCAATCCGTTTGAATTACTTGCTAATTCACATCAGTCAGAAAATGTTTTCTATATTTCAAATCTAGCTAAAGAATATATTAATCAAAGAAAGAATATAAATGACTAAAATAGGTTTTTGTTTTACCGGGGAGGGAGCTAGAGGTTCTGTACAAGCTGGCATTGCAGCAGACCTATCTAAAAAGGGAATCAATGCAGATTTTACTATAGGGATTTCCTCTGGTTCTATATGTGCGGCTTCTTATGCGTATTTAGGACCAGAAGGTTTGGCGAATATGTGGAAAAACATTTCAAATATTTTCGATGTTTTTCAACCTAATATTAATTTTCTTTTTTCTACTGGGATATTCAATCAGAAGCCAATGGAAAAAATTGTAAAAAAATCATTAGAAAATGAACCTTTATGTGAAAGCGTCGTTTGTAGGATGAACATAGAAACAGGTGAACTTCAATACGTTTCAAACAAACATTGTACAAAAGAAGAATTTAAAGAAGCAATTCTAGGCAGCGTGGCAATTACTGGATTGGTACAAGATCGCAATGGTTGGGTAGATGCGGGGAGTAGGCAATTGGCCCCTTTAGAACAATGTATAGAAGCTGGTTGCGACGAAATATATGTGATAATGGGCAGACCAGCTTTTTTAGAGCCTTGGGAAAAGCCAAAAGGTTTTCTTAAAGCTCTAAACATGGCATTTAGAGCACTGGATATCAGTCTATATGAAATTATGATTAGAGATATTTTTTCCTGCATTAGGGAGGAAGATGATCCAAAATTTAAAAATGTCAACATACACCTTGTTGAACCAAATAATCTGGCTTTTGACAGTGTGTATTTCAATCGCTGCAAAGTTGGGGTAGAATATGGTAGGAACAATTACTATATTCATGATAAAAAGGGAATAAGGCTTTTCCTTAAAGGTCCATGAAAAAAGACGTCTGCTCTTTGTGTAATCAAAAAATGGACATACACACCACGGTCCACAAAACAAAGCCCTATGTTGATGGCAATCTTTACCCAAGAATGTGTTTTACGTGTTATCATGTCCCAAAAATCATAGATCAAACCTACAATAAGGAAGGTCTGGTAAAAGAAGAAATAGACTTGCCTTATTCTTGTGAAAATTTGCATTCTGCAAAAGAACTATTCTATATGGGGAGTGCAGATACTTTGTCGCAAGCAAAAAAATCAGTAGCAAGCGTTACCGAAGCTTGCAGTAAATCTTTAAAGAAAGAAAACTTGAGGAGACCAAACGCTTCTTGGGAAATAAAATGAATAAAGAAATACGTTATTCTTGGGAAGAATTTGACAAAGATATTTTACTAATTATAAAACAAATATATGATTCTAGGTGGATGCCTCAATTTATTGTTGGGATAAAAAGGGGTGGACTAGTCCCAGCAGTATCTTTGAGTCACAAAATGCACTTGCCCTTAAGCGTGATAAGTTGTCAACTAAGAGATGGCAAAGAAGAATTTTATCCCCTAGAAATAGTTGATCTACCTAAGGATGCAAGATTGCTTGTTGTTGATGACATTTGTGATAGCGGAAAAACTTTAGAAAAAGTTTTTTATTCTTTAAAGAAAGACTTTTCCGATATCAAAACTTGCAGCCTTTTCCACAATATTAGGCAGAGATTTTGTTCAGATTACAAAGCAAGAAAAATTGATAGAGACTACGAGAGTGGATGGATTATATTTCCTTGGGAAGTATAATTTATTTTTGCATGACTTCTTTAATCCAATCCTTATAAAGACTTAGTCTTGTGTGACCACTCTCATCGCCATAAGTTGAATCTGGCTTTTTGTCTGTTGCCATTACACAAGAATTAATGCCCGCTAGTTTTCCATCTATAAATAAGCCTCCTCCACTATCGCCATGTGCGATAAGAAATTCTAAAGAAGTTCTATTTTCTTTTGATGGAGTGCAAACTAGAAGTTTTCTGTCAATTGATTCGACTTTATTAGATCCAGCTCGTCTTTGGTTGTCACTATTTTTTGCACCCGTATTAAAGGTACCTGTAATGCCGTAACCAGAAATAGAACAAATCTTTCCTACTTCATCCTGATTTTTATATATCTCTGGATAGAACTTAAGCCCCAGATCTTCTTCAATATAGCCTAAAGCTAAATCACAAGTTCCATAGTTTTTTTCTTCATACTGATCATGGCAAACTATTTTCTTTACTTCAAAAACTTTGTGGTTGACTACAACAAAGCTTGACTTCACATCTTTCACAACATGAGCAGCGGTCATGATCCAATGCGGGGCAACAGCAACTGCTGAAGCACAGTAACTTCTATCTTTTTCATCTTTTCCACATATTTTTAGTATACATTCGAAGTCTTTGGCATACTCCACATATTTTGAATCAGGAGTAGAAGGATCGATAGTTCCACCACAAGCTACATTAAAGGTTAACATAAGCGTGATTATTGCCAAGCGCATAACAATATCTAGTGATCCTACATATCGTTTTTTTCATTTTTTTTGTTGACATAATCATGTTTTTTGGTAAAATAAAACTATGATAAACTATATCCTGCATTTAGTTGGGCTGTGTCCCTGTACTCATTTTCATTTTGACCTTATGGACCTATTGTTTATAGGCCCAAGCCTATACGCAGCACTAAACTATATGCTTAATAAATGGTGGAAATAAATGTATTTTTTAATTACAAAAAATGATAATAAGACAGAAAGAGACATTCTATGGGGAGAAGAGGTTACAAATGAAGAGTTAAATTCCAATTATTATTTTACCATATATGACTCTCCCGAAAAGGCTGTTTATCTATATCCATTTTATGAAGAAACGGCTTTCGACAAAATATTATGGAGCGTTGAAACGCTGTCAGATGTATTGGATGGCGGTTTAAGAAGTAAATGCTCTAAAGTCAAAACAATAAAAAAGCACGATATAAATTTTCCAGTACCAGAGAAGAGAATAACGCTGGCCATATTGTGTGCATACAGCCTTGTTAAAAATGAAGAGTTTAAAAATTGGGCTTTGTCTTACTTAAGCGGTAAAGACACTTCAAAAGAATCAGCCTATAATCTTCACACAAAATTGCAAACAGCTGATGAAGAGGAAGAAGGATTAGATTGTGCCTTCCCAGCTTTATCTTCAGTAGTCCTTAATTCCCCAGAACAATTTTCTGCAAATGCTATCCATAGAGCTTATTGCGACTCAATTGATCTAAAAACAGACCTTAATTTAGACCAACTGATTAAGATTGTCAACGTATTAACAAACAAAGAAATATCTGATATGTTAATTTAAAATAAGTTTAAACATTTCTATATAAGCATATTACCTTTGCTTAAGCTTGTATATGAATTTTAAAGAATTTTTCTATATTTTTGAAATAAGAGATTTAGTAAACGCAGATACTAGTCACATCGAGTTAATTCCTACATATTTTGGAAACAAAGAAGGATATGAATATGAATTCATAGATGATGTTTCAAAATCAAAATATGTTGTAAAGATGCAAAAAGGTAGCACAATAGCTGGAGGTCTTGAGGATGCAATGATGGATAGTGGGATAGAAGATCCTAATAGTATTTTAGAAAATATATATCAAATCGACTTCTTAAAAGATAACACCTACAGTGCAACAAGAAGTAACTCTCAATCTAATGCGATATATGAAAAAATTATGTTTGGTATTAAGAAATTGATTGACACCAAACGTGTAGATGGCATATCTTTTTCCCCTTATGAGAAAGATATGCTACTAGTATACCACACTTTCATATCAAAACTAACCGATATGGAAATCGTACAGAATGAGCCAGAAAAAAGTCATATATCAAACACCAGAGTGTATTTAAGGAAACCTTTTATTGAAAGATTACTTAAACTAGCAAAAAATGACCACTTAAAAGAATACATCGAACAAAGAAAAGAATATCACAAGCAAGATATAGAAGAAGCTAGATTTGAGAAACAAGAGCTAAGAAAACAACTCTTAAAAATTAGAAAAATTTTCCCCGAACAAAATATAATTGGAAAATTTGTGATAAACGGAAGAGACCTCGCAGTTGTTGAAAAAATAACATTTAAAAGAAATCCAATATCAGAAGATATGCATATTTTAGTGGATTTATACACTCTGCATGAAGAGTTAAACGCAGTTAATAAATTCAGACCAAGAAGTTTTAGGATAATTAGAAGCAGAAACATACCGCTTGAGAACCTGCAATCACCTACTAATTTTCCTCAAATAGTTACACATAATCTTAACTATATAAAAGAATTGATAGATAAAAAACAGTCGATGAATCATCTAGACAAATATGAAGAAAAAATAAAACAAATTCCCGGCTACAATGGCTCTTTATATTCGGGGCCATCCTTCCAAACACCAATAATATGAAAAATATTTTAATACTGTTGTTACTTTTTACATCTACTTGTTATGGACAAGAGGTTGAAACCGGTATGGCGTACGATCCTCTTGAAAATAACATAGCTCTGCTCTTCACCATGTCAGATGAAGGGGGAAGAACAAAGAATTTAGACTTAATGGAATCTGTATTTAAAGATAAGAAACTTGGTTTTAAATCGGAACGGCATCATAATGTTTCTTCCCAGCAAATATACTCAACAATTACAGAAACATCAAAAAAAATAACAGATAGATCTACACTTTTATTATATTTAAATGGTCATGGAGGCGGTAGTAGAAATAATTTTGGTATGCAAGCAAGAGGCGGTAGTTTTAAATTCAGCAAAGCACTAGAATCGATAGCTAAATCCAAAAAAGTTAAAAGGTTGATAGTGCTAATTGATACTTGTCATGCCCAAGGTGGAATACAAGAAGGATTTAAAGAGAATGGGGAATTGTTAAGAAATCTAGAGATTGAGAAAGGGATCGCATTCCTCCCAGAGCTACCAAGTAAAAACAATAGAATTATCTTTCCTTTCATAGGCATATTTGATATTAGAAAAGATGAATCTATAGACTACGGAGAGGATAGTGGGGCGTATGAAGAAGCATTAATTATTAGTTCTTCTAGTGCTGAAATGCTATCTACTAGAGGCGTTTTTGCTTTAAGATTCAAGACTACATACGACGCTTTAAAAGATAAAGAAAACGTATCAATAGCACAGTTTTTAAAAGCATTTGCTCTCAACCACAAAGGCGGAGGACAGCAACCTTATTATAAGGCATTACCTGATAATAGCATGTTAGGAGACTTACTTTTTGGAAGTTTATTTGTTCAAGAAATACCGATAAACGACAAAGAAACTAAACAAAAAGTAACTGACAAAGAAAAGATAAAGAAGCAGATATTAATGCCTACTTGGCAATAAAATTACCAAGGTCTAGACGAAGATAATCCAAGAGCCTTGGCATACCTGCCCACATTGCAAGACCAATAGCCCGGTGTCGTTCTATCTTTCTTTTCACTACATTTATGTCTTGCTCTAAAGCTTCTTGCTCTTGCGGGATTTGAGTTTTTAATTGTTAGTCCTGAAGCTTTTGAGTCTCCAAACCGCACAGTTTTAATCCTACCACTAGAAGTTTTTACGTGTACTTTGAATTTCTTTGGCCCACCAGGAGTTCTAGTTGGTTTATTAAGTTTTACTTTTTTACCCGCCACCTCAGCTTCATTTATTTCACTCTCTTCTAACATTGGTGCATCAAAATAAATGACCTCTCCATTTAATTCTATAAATTCACCCAAGTCAGTTTCTAGCAACTCTGCATCTTCATCGTTAATAGCTATCATATCCTTATTATAAAGTTCTCTGACCTCTCTTATCAAACTAAAATATGCTTCACTATAAACTCTGAATACATTTTCACATAAGGAAATATTATTCTCTAAGTGATACTTCAAATTATCACTAATTTCTATGGATTCTAATAATTCCATAGGTTGTACTTTTTTGCTGGATATATACTCTTTAAAACTCATAAGGATATGTATTATGGAACTTCCATTTTCAGAAAAAAAATTAGAAAATATTTTTATTAGAACTTTTTCCAAGGATTTAGATTCTAGTGAACTAAAGTGGCATAAAGACCTAGAAGATAGAATTGTATTTCCCATAGGTACAAATGATTGGCTTTTTCAGAGAGAAAATGAACTGCCCATCCCTATAAACCAAGAAATCAAGATAAAAGCGAATGAGTGGCATCGTATTATAAAAGGTAGTGGAGATCTTGTTGTGAAAGTAATAAAATTACCTAATTCATAACTATAATATTATCAATGAATATACTTACTTGTGATCCATCTTTTTATCAAATTGACTATGAAATTAACCCTTGGATGAGCCTAGAAAAAAAGGTAAACCAAGAACTAGCCAATCAACAATGGCAAAACTTAATTTCAATCCTAGAATCTTTGAACGTTAATGTCCTTAGAATGCCCCCTGCCGACAAGCTTCCAGACATAGTCTTTACAGCCAATGCAGGAATATTAATTGAAAACAACATTTTACTTTCAAATTTTAAATATAAAGAAAGAATCCCAGAAAAGCAACTTTACAAAAATTGGTTCTTGAGCAATAATTGTAAAACTTTTGAGCTTCCTGAAAATTTAAGGTTTGAAGGAGCTGGAGATTGTCTGATAAAAGATCGGTACATCTTTATGGGTTACGGCTTCAGAAGTGACGAAGAAGCATATGACCATGAAATTTGGCAATCTTTGTTAGACTACCACGTTAAGTGTATAAGGCTCAATCTTGTAGATCCTTATTTTTATCATTTAGATACATGCTTCTGTCCTTTAAATAACAAGCAAATTTTGATATATCCAAAGGCTTTTGATGATGACAAAATTTCTTTCTTAAGAAGTAAGTTTGAATTGCTAGAAGTCGCACAAGAAGATGCATTAAAGTTTGCCTGTAATGCAGTTCTTATTGAAAACAATATTGTTATACCGGCAGGATGCAGTAGTACCAAGGAATTGCTAGAGAGCAGAGGCTACAAAGTTCACGAAACAAATATGAGTGAATTTATAAAGGCCGGTGGAGCTTGTAAATGCCTTACTATGGTAATCTAAACTATGGAAAAAATCGCTATTCTAATACGTGGACACGAAAGAGAAGTGACCAAAAACACAGAATTTAGTGATTTTATATTCGAACTATCACAAAATTTTGATTTAGATATATTCATCCATACTTGGAATAAAAACGAAGCAGAATCAAGTTGGAGAATCTTGCAATCTCCAACTTATGAAATCAAAGAAGAACTAATCATGTCTTACTTTGATAGAAATTTAAAAAATATAAAAGATCTAACAATAGAAGATGATAGTGAAATACAAATAAATGGAGAAATCCATGGAAACTTAGGAGAAAAACTCACAAATTTTCTTCCTGCTCCTGTTAAACGCTACTATGCAAGTAGGTGCCCAGTGATTGCTTGGAAGAAAATGTGGTACGGAATATTTCATGCAGTCAACAAAGCTCAAAAATCAAAAATAAGATACAAAGCTGTTGTCAATACAAGATTTGATATATTTAATGTTTATCAAAACAATGACGTAAAAGAAGAACAATTTCAAGCCAATAATCTACTAAACTTTACTAAAAGCTACAAAAATCAGAACATACTTTTCACCTCAAATACTAACTGCCTTGGCATAGATAACTTTTACATGGGAAAAAAAGATTACATTTTTGAGTTGTGTGAAAATTTTCATTATAGGTTAGACGATATTATCATGGAAAACAAAATGGTTGAATGGCTGCCACATCAAGAAAAATTAGTATTCCTTGAAGCACAAAAATTATATGGCAAGTATCTAAATGGCAAAAGCAAAATTATAATTTAGTCTAATTTAAAGAAACTCAAACTTGTCAAGCAAAAATTCCATGCTATAATCAAAATCCCCTTTCTTTAAACCAAGGATGGAGATAAGCATGACCAAGAATGAAAGACTTGAAAAGATTATTTCATGCATTCCTGATAGATTTTTCTTCGAGAAATCTTTTGAGGGCAACAACAGAAAGCCATTATTGGCAGATGTTAATCTTTGCTATGACAAAGTCGATCATAACAACATTCTAAACTGTTCTCCCCTGTTGAAGAAAGAACAAGAATACCACCTTTTTCGCAAATACAATTACTTGAAATATAGACTTAAAAAACTAACCACAGGATTTGAGAAACCAAAAGACAACAAATCTCCTAAGCAATCTCCCCCCGTGAAGTTGGAAAGACTTAGAGAGAAAAGCCTCTTAGAAATAGAGGATACCATTAACAAACTACAAGAAGTAAGAAACATTCTACTTAAATCCAATATGAGATTAATCGTCAAGCAAGTAAGTAAATTTGCTGAACAAGATGGACCACAAAGAGACGAATTCTTTTCAAACGCATACATGCATATGTTAAAGTCTATCGAATACTTCGATTATAGACTCAACTTTAAATTTTCCACCTATTATGTAAATGTTCTTAAGAGAAACCTCCATAGAGATTACTCAAACTATAGGAAGCTAGAAGAACGATTCACAGGAATAGAAGAACCAGAAACCTTACAACAACAAAAAGAAGATTTTGCTGTTGTGGAATTAAAAAATAAACATAACAGGGAAGTTGTTGAAAGAGTATTTGAAATTATTAGGAGCAATATGAAAAATGCCGATGCCAAAATTACTATTTTGAAGTATTACTTTGGAATAGACCAAGAAGAGGGCATGACTCTACAAGATGTTGGCAAAATCTTTGATGTATCCAAAGAAAGAATCAGACAAATTAAAAAAGATGTAATTAACTATGCTGTCAAACACGCCGCAGTCTATAGTCCGGTACTTTGACTTCTCAATAAAATGTCTTTTATTTGGTTAAGTACTTCGTTGTTTTGACGCAATAGTTCTTGGTCTTTAGTTAGAGGAGGTTTGTTCAAGTCCACCTCTCTTCTAGACTTCAACAACCAAACTAAAAACTTCTTCAAGAATAAGAACAAAATAGTCGCAGTGAGTAAGAATCCAAATACATCATTAAAGAATGCACCAAAAGGTATTCGTTTTTCGCCAACAACTATTTGCCAATCTTTAAGTCCAACATCACCCGGTAAAACTATACCTATTATCGGAGTAATTAGGTTGTTGACTAAACTGTTTACTATATTACTAAAAGAACTCCCAATAACCATACCCACAGCTAGATCAACAACGTTGCCCTTAAAAGCAAAATTCTTAAATTCCTCTATTAACGAGAATACCTTCTTTTTTTGATCATCAGGAATGGAAGGCAGTAGCTCTTTATTATCCACTTTTTTTCTTTTTTCTTCTTTTCTTTTTCCAATATGGCCAAATTCCACAACATCCCCAACGTGTAGGAACTTTGGCGATATTATCTTTGCCAGTTCCACTGCCCATGGGAGGATTTTGCCCACCACTAGTTCCACCACCACTAGTTCCACCACCACTAGTTCCACTACCACTAGTTCCACCACCACTAGTTCCACCACCACTAGTTCCACCACCACCGGCACCACCACCGGCACCTCCACCACCACCGGCACCTCCACCATCTTCCGATAGTTTCAACCACGATTTAAAAGAATTATTGCTCATAATCTTTATTTATGAGGTATCAATACAAAAAAAGTGAGGGTAAGGCTTTCACCCTACCCTCACTACCATTTAATAAATATTATTTAAAATCAAGAAACAGTTGCACTGAATGGAGTGGCTTCTGAGGCTGTCTGATTTAGGTAAGCATTAACTAAAAAGAGATTGGCTTTGATATCAATAATTTCAATTGTGTCGCCAACATATCCACCTTTAGTTCCACCGTTTAGTGTGATAGTATCATCACCGGATACAACTTCCCAACCATTGACAGTGTTGCCGCTATCAGCACAAGCTAATGCACGACCTGCCATTGAATCAACAGCATTGGCAACTTTGATTACGTCATTGTTGCTTGTTACTGTTGTTGAAACAACAAACTTGTAAACATTTCCAGTTCCAGTTGCGGCTGGTAAAGTAACAGTAACGCCAGCAGCCCTATCTAAACAAACAACTCTACCTGCATAATCTTCCGTGACAGTTAAAGTATCAGCTGTTACCAAAAGTGGCTTACGTAAAACGTCAACAGACTTTAAAGAATTGTTAACAACATTTGATGAATTAACAACACCATTTTTTAATTTATTATAGACATTATCCACAGAACCAACACCGGTTCCCATTGTTGTAGTTGCAGCCATGTGTACACCTCCTTGGTTAAAGACTAACTCCTACATAATTATTTATCAAAAATACTACTGTTTTTTGAAATAATTACCTTCTGATTATTTCCAATTAACAAAACCTCAGAACTAATTATTTTTTTTCTTTGTTTTTTCTGAATTTTATTTCTAGGCTCTAAAATTACTTTTCTTCTTTGTTTGGTTTGCTTTTTATTAGAATGGCTCAACATATTTTTGTTCTTTGATCTAGTTTGTTTGGATATAACTACCTTATAAGATTCCTTCTTATCTAAAGACAAAGGTAAAACAGCTTCTGGTTTTATAGTAACTGAATGGTGGACATTAATGTTGTGCTTAAAGCTTTGCGAAATTTGAATTTTCTTTTCCACTTGTTCTTTTTGAACTTTTTCCACATAATTTTCCACAGGTGCCGACAATTGTGAAAAACTTGGTTCAAATTCCTCAAGAACGAGAACTCCTTCAAGAAGACTTTTTATGTTTATAATATTAGACAAATAGATTTTACCATTCTTTATAGTTGGTAGAATTTTGTCCACAGAACCCGGACCAGTTCCTTCTGTTGTTGTAGCTCCCACAATAAACCTCCTTGTTAGCACTATTGTGCTATTGTATATACGTATTTGAAAGATAGAAATGTTGTATACAGCTAAGGCAATCGTTGCATATGATGAAAATATACAAGTAGTTGCAAACATAGACCAAAGTATAAGCGACTACTATAGAAGTCTTATCCCAAGATACTATTATGCAAAGCCCCAAAAAGCTCTTGCACATATAACAATTGTAAGAAAGAACAAAGAAACTCCAACAAAAATGGAGTTTTGGAGGAAGCACGAAGGCAGAATCATAACATACCAATATGAACCCATCATACAAACAGATGGTATGTATTTCTGGATAAATGCTTATAGCAGTGAAATAGGCTATATAAGGCAGGAACTAGGTCTGCCCCAATATCGTGACGATAGATTTTATGGAGGAATTCAAAGAAGCGAATACCATATAACAATAGGGAATACCAAATAGAAAGGTAGTTATTCATGTAAATTAAGTTTACCTATGATATCCTTTTTGCGATATATGCTGCCACAATTGGTCTAAATCTTTTGTAAATTTAGAAGGATCTCTTTTTTGTAAGTCTAACAAATACTGTTTGTTGTGGTCTATAAATTGCATAAATTTTTGAACTACTAATTGAGTATCAGACTTGCCGTCAAGATCAACACCGTGATCAGTTGTCTGGTAAATTTTTCTTCTATCTTGTGGAGTAACCCCAGCATTTTGAAAGAAAGAAATAACAGCTTGATTAATTTCTTGATTTGCTTGTTTATCATAAAAATGAACAACAAGAGAATCTCTTTCGGTCATGAACGTTGAATAAGTGCTTGGGATCTTAAAGGAAAGTTGGTTTTGAGTATTAACTTGACTTAAGTTATTGGCTAAACTTGGAAGATTTTGAACAAAATTAGCACAATCTTTCACATCAACAGAATAATAGAGTTTAAAAGTTTTGCCGTCAATTTTATCCCGATTTTGTTTTGGCAAACTAAACTGAAACCAGCCGGGGTTTTCATCATTAATCCAACCAATTTTTTCCATACTAGAAATTAATTGTTGTTTGATGTTATTGTACCACTCTTTCCATTGTTGGAATCTTGGGCTAAAACCGCCTTGAGTATTGCTTCGCCAAAGATCCATATTTCTTTGGACATAATTGCTTCTGGTAAGTGCCTCAAAATCTTCAGGCTTTATTTGGCCCTGTAAGTATCTTGTCGCCAAGTCTGACATGCCTTGGGCGTATTCTGATAAAATTAGAAAATTAGAGAATCTCATATAAACATATTTAGCAAAATAATACGCTTTTTTAACTAACTATATCGTACTATAGAAATTGGCTTTTGAATAATAGATTCTTGTTCTAATATTTTTTCTTGAAGATTTTTTACTAACAAAGAAGAATAATCACTTTTTTCATCCCTAAGAGCATCTGATATTTTATTACGTATCGAGTCTATTGTGCGATTCCACCATGCAATGTTTGCTTCTTGCATTTCTTGTAGCCTGTTAAAGTCAAATTGAATTTTTTGACATTTAACAACCGCCTCAGCCCAATTATTTGCATATATCCATGGCGGAGCTTCTTCATATTTATATGCACAATTAATTTCTTCTTGAGACCCAACAACCACAGGAATGGCCCCAGCAATTGTTGCTTCGTAATTTCTAAAGCAGTCTAAAGTAAAATTGCCTCTACCACATGGAACAAAAATAGAATTAGAAAAAATATCAAAAACCTCATTTGCAGGGACATTTGAATTGCAAATAGTAATGTTGTTCCACATCTTCCAAAAAATATTAATCATCTCCCGCCGATCAGATTTCAAATATCCCACCCAAGACCATGTGTACTTTCTATCTTTAATTTTTTTTACTTCAACAGACCTATCATAAAACCCGTTTAAATATCCTAGTGGAATTTGCACTGTGTTTTTTGTATATAAAGCTAAATGACAATGATGCCTATACTGTCTTAAAAAAAGACCACAAAAGTTACCTAGCAAGTTATGAACGTCGTTGCGTTCCCTCCAACACTCGTCTGATAGTTGGATGACAACTTTTGGCTCAAACCTAAGAATCGCATTCTTAACTTGCTCATACGATGGAGCAAAACCAAAATGAGTTTTACAATTTGGATTCCTACAATTATAAACAAAAATATCATACTTTCTATTTACTTCTTCTTTGTTGGCCAAAATATAGTCACATGTAACACTATAGTCCATAAATATATCTTTTACAATATAATCATGCTCTATAATCGGTTTACTAATTCCATAAAAAAGAATCGATATTTTTTTCATAAACAATATTCCAAAATAGGCACAATTAGATATTGTGCCGCCACTTGTATTATAATTTCCTAAACAAGTAACTAACTATAAAATATCACTATCGGGTCTTTTATTAAATTCCACAATCGGCCCTTTTATTAAATTCAAATCATTTTTCTAATTGGATTAGGCGAATCAATATTCTGACGACCCGTAATTGACAAATCTCGCCAATTCAAACTATCGGGAGTGAACTGGCCCCATCTCTTCTTATACTCCATCATCCTAGTATCAAAATTCTTACATAAACGAAAGTTAACTATTTTCTCGTACGCTGAGATGCGAACAGATAAAGTTGTGGCCCTACCCCGTTTACGCTTCTCCTCCCAATCTAATTTTGACTTCAAATAATAATGAAATAATATAACAGAATCAGTAAACCTCTCAAAAACTGGACGTTTACACCGCTTATAATCAAAGTTTACTGCAAAGCCACTCCTAAAAGCTGGCAAATGAGGATCCCCATAACCACGCACCATCTTAGGATTCACAAAGGTCTTTACATGACTATTTAAACTATTCTTCCTATCACTGGAATATAAACAATAATCTATACAAGACGGAACTGGACGATCTACAATAGGCTTATCATAACTCATAAACAACCAATTAAAACAAAGCCCAGAATACTTCTCATAATTACACAACAAGCTGTTTATATCATTCGCTTTATTATTCAAATACAAGAACTCATCATCATCTACAAAGAAAACCCACCTAGAATCGCTCTCCTTACAATAATTTGTATATAAACGAGACTGATTAGGAAATCCCTTTATCTCCCTAACCGCTACCCTGTTATTATCTACCTTTTTTACTATTTTACGAACATTTATACTGGACTCATTATCAAATATGGTTATTTTATCAGCTTTTAAAGAAGTATAGTGACGCAGCCAATCCTCAAAATCTATTTCATTATATGACTTTACTAAAAGACATATCTCAGAATATGCTGGCCTCACCAATTTCAACATTAATCTAAAACTTCCTTTATAAGCATAGCAGCAGTCTGAACATCGTGCTTATCACGAAAATAAAACCCTATATCTTCATCATCCACTTTAGCATCGACGTTATTTACCATGCATTCCTCAGACAAATACATACGCACCTTTTCGCAATAATCCCGAAACGCCTGTTTTCTACTTCTTCTGGGAGTCATATTTGTTCCTTATAAAAGAGGAACAACAGTATATCATAAAAATAATAGATTGCAAAACAAGTACATACTTTTATGCAAATTTTATTTTACACATTATCCACCCCAGACCACGAAGCACTCGAATGCTCAAAACTACTACATAAATCACTAAAAGCTAATTTAGGAGATATAAATTTCAAAATAGTAGCTCCTATTGATCAAAAAGAAAAATACGAAACTGAAATAACCCCAGCAGAAAAAATAAGACCTGATTGGGATTATATTGGAGACCTTAAATACAGCCCAACTATATTCAATTTAGACTATGACCGATTCATATACATAGATAGCGATGTGTTGTGGTTTAAAAAGGATTTTAATAAAGAAAGCAATCTTTACTGCTATGAAAGCTACACCCGCTTAAAATTGAACGAGTGGTGTTCTACGGGGTGGGATATAGAAATTAAAAGAAAGTATATGGGAATTAATGCTGGATTCTTTAGTTTAAGTAAAGATTTAGCTCTAAAGTTATCCCAATATATGCAAGAAAAGCTAAAAAAGAACTTAGATCCGCCTAAGTTAGAGCAATCTATGTTCAATATGTTCTTTTATTCCCACCCAGAGATTATCTGGAAGGACATGACTGATAGATTTAGATTATATTCTAACGAAAAAACCAGCTATTCTGAAGATAAGATATTCCATTTTAACTATTACGAAGGTCATATGAGGAATAAACTAGATAGAATGAAGATGTTCTTAGAGAATAACCATATAAAACTATGAATATTCTTTTTCTATTATTGATTTAATTATAGGAATTCCAATAAAATCAATAATTTTATATTTGAGACATTGTTCAGCATTTAGATATAGATCTGAACATTTATTGTCTTGCATTATGTTCTTAAAAAAGTTGTTTTTTTTATTAGAGTTGTTTTCTAATATGTTGTATAATACGCTATTAATTCTTTCTATTTCTTTTAAGTCTGGTTTTAAATCCGCTGAATGTGCATCATGTATCATAACAACTGCTTCTTTGGCCATATATCTGTATCCTTGATTGCCACAAGACAGAAGAAATGCCGCTGCTGATAATGCTTTGTGCTCAACTATTGTTGCTACTTTTATTTTTGATTTTTTAATTTTTTCATATAAAGATACTAAAGAATAAGCACAACCTCCTGTTGAGTTTATTACTATAGGAAGTATATTTTGTTTTGTTTTTAAACAATTTGAAAGTATTTCTTCAAATTCACTAACTGTTTTTGAATTTATTTTCCCATTTAACCTAAAACAAATAAAACTTCTAAAAAATAACATAACAATTTTATATATGTTATAATTTAGTGTCTTTTTTGTTCCTATATTCTTCCTGATGCTGAACGTACTTGTTGTCCGTTAAAAAGTTAAATACCTGAGGGACTAAATCATCTATAGATAAAAGTTCACTTACTTTATCATCTATTGTCCATCTGTATTTTTTAGACTCTTTGTCTAATTTAACTTCTATTTTATGGTTCTTTGCCCATTTTTTAATTTCTGGGATATTCCATGCCATGAAGAATCTCACAAATCGTTCATTGTTGGACACTGACGCTCTTGGGGCAAACTTAATCCATTACAAAAACATTTCGATTTGTCTTCTACTTTTTTCTCTACTTTTGTAGGTTCTGCAACAGCTTGAATAGAACTATAACCAACAAGAATGGTTATAATCAGCAAAAAAGCTAAAATAAGTTTTGCTATCATTTTAGTAAGAACACTACCTGCTTTTGACTTTCATTTTTTCTCCTAGAGAACTTCTTTGTGATCTCCTTACGGGACATCTTACCAGAAGAGTAGGTTTTGTCTAGGGGGTCTATTCGTTATTGTCCATTGTTATTTTTACACAATAGCAAAACAACCAAATAATTGATGTAATTACTGCCAATCCACTTATAGAATAATAATCCATAACACTCCTTCGTTAAAAATTTCGTGCCGCATTTTTTTAGAGGCACTCCATTTTGCCTAATTTATTTATACGGCATAGAACGAAGAATTGTTGGGGCCAAAATTTGTAATAGAATTTTATGGAATTTTTTGGCTGGATTTTTTAAAGATGTCATCAATATTAAAATCTTAAGCCCATATGGAGAAAATAAAGAATTACTAGGGCCAAAATTTTGTAACTGGTATTTTGCAACGTTTGTAACCGGGATTTTGCAACGTTTGTAACCGGGATTTTGCAACGGTGCTAATACGGGAAAAAAAGTCAGGACGACTTAAAAAATAAGACAGTAATTGCGGGGGGGAGGGTACCTAGGGTACAATTTTTTTAAAAGGTTTTCGCTTTTTATTTCTGTATTATTATCTTTGTAATACCCTCCTGTATATTACTAGGGTACAATTATTATGTATTACTTTATTTGTACCCAATGGCGGGCTGAAAAGAAAGCCGGAGGGTTGGCTGTCCCCTCCGGTCGGTGTGCTTGATAGGGTACAATTTTATTCGTAGTGCCTGCACCCTTGGCTGGCGTGTTCACCGGGGCGATCCTCGACGGCGACCCAGTAGGTTTCCTCCCCGTCCACTTCGGGCAGGTAGTCGGCGTCCAACCCACGTGCGTCCAGCCATTCACACTGGGCCTTGCAGGCTTGACCAAACGACCGGCGGGCATCGTCGCTCAACTGCTGGGCCAGCTCCTCGACACGGGCCTTCACAGCTTCGGCATGGGGCTGGCTGTCACACTTGTAGTGAGCGACTAGTGCGGTGTCACTGCCCCACCATCCACCTTCCTCCGGCCCACCGTAGTACGGCACGTTGACGTAGAGCGAGACGTAGCTGGACTTTGCGGGGACGGCATCGTTGCACACCTGAAAGAACGCTTCATTCAACATGGGGCGGCTCCGGTTGGGGGTGGGGATCGAACACTTCTATAGGGTACAATATAAATACAAGTACCCCAACGGGGCCGGGGCGGGGAGTTAGTCTCGACCCGCCCCGGCAACCGTGTTCACGCTGCGGCCTTGACCGGCTCCCCGTTCCGCTTCGGCGGGAGGGCCACCCGGAAGTTGGGGCCGTCGTGCAGGATACAGTAACCCTTCGTCACGGCGGCGTTCCGCAACTGGGCGACCGGCACGGGCTGGCCGTGCTTCCGGGCGTAGACCCAACCGAAGTTGGTCTGCGTGAGCGTCAGGCTGTGAATCTGGCAACCGGCGGGGATGGACACCAGTTCCCCCACCATCCGGTTCCAATCGGCCTTGAGCTTGTTCTTCATGCTGTTCGTGCGGTCGAAAGCGTTCTTCATCGTGCGTCTCCGGTTGGGGTGGGATCGGATCGAACACTTATCTAGGGTACAATTACTTTATACCCTAATCACTCAGGTGTTAGACTGGGAGCTTTACAGCACCCAGTAAACGGCAGAAATGGCGGCGAAACCAAGGCCAAACGCGAGAACGAGAGCGATCATCGTTGACTCCAAGTGAGAGGGAAGGTTAGATCGAACACTTATCTAGGGTACAATTATTTTATATATTTATTTGTACCCTATGGCGGGCTAAAAAAAGAACCGGAGGGGGTGGCTGTCCCCTCCGGCTTTCGATCCGAACCGTTGGGGTCAAGCGGCCTTGATATAGGCGTTGACGCCCACGGTGACCGTCTTGCCGTCCACCGTCACTTCGGTTGCCTTGTTGCCATAGGTCGAGGCAACCACCAAAGTCTTGCCGGTAGACGAACGAATCGGCGTTGCATTCATCGGGACTCGCAGAACCAGAAAGCCGTTCTCGATTTTCGCTTCCATAACTGCTCCAAAGTAAAGGGACGAATCACACAAACCAATAGGGTACAATTGCACAAACGGCTAGTGGGGGCGGGAGTTGTTAGTTCCTCCCGCCCCCGATGCCGTATCGTCACGGGACAAGTGCGACGGCGGGCGTGGGAGCGACCACAAGGGTCACGTCCACGTTCGTCTTTCCCGTCCGTGTCTTTGGCGGGAGGGCGTCGAGCACGTTCTGCACATGCTCGAAAGCCGCGTCAACGTCTTTCATCCGGGCTTTGAGCGTTTCATCGCCCAGCTTGTCCAGATTGACCGCTTCAGTCATGGCGGCGATAAGCGTTTCCATCGCAGCCTCCCGTGTCGCACCCAACCGGGGGAGCAACGTAGCCATCACGGCCTTGACGGGAATCGCAATCGTCGGGACGTAGGTTTCGTCGTCCGACTTCAGCACCTCGCCCTTGACCCGCATCGTGATCGTTTCATCGACCTGGTGCAGGCCGGGGGCAATCGGGCCAGCGGCCTTTGCCATCTTGCTGAAGCAGCTGGTCAGGGCGGCGAGAAGAATGTCGTTCATTCGTGAGTCTCCGTTGGGGTTGGGATCGAACACTTCTATAGGGTACAATTATAATAATCAACCGCTGCAAGTCAGACCCTTGCAGCCGGTGGGCTGGCCGTTTGCATCACGCACCAGTTCACCGGGAGCGAAAACGTCGGGCCGGTTGACACGGGCTGCGACCATTCCGCTCACAATGTAAACCGTGCCGTCCACGGGATCGGGAAGCCCCTCGACTGCCCCGAACTCGACACGGGAAGTCTGGATACCGACAGAATCGCCGTAGACGGTTAGCGTGGGGCCAGAGACTCGACTGGTGGAAACACGGGCCACGTTGCCAGAAGCCGGGAATTGCACGCTGGTATTGTCGAGAACCACAGTGATCGTGTGCGGGGTCAGGTTGACGAAAGTCATGATCGTCTCCGTTGGGGTGAATCGAACACTTTTCTAGGGTACAATTGTTTTGTTGTGAACGATTGCGATGGGGTGCACCACTCGCTGCCTTTCGGCATACCGCTCCCGCGAGTTACTGCCGTTTGCAACCGGACAGTAGTGCCGATGGTGCGGCCTCGCAATCATTCACACTGTTATAGGGTACAATTATTGTATATCCCTTTTTATTTTATTTGTACCCTATGGCCGACTAAAAAAGAGAACCGGGGGTGTTAGTCCCGGCTTTCCTCTTTCTCTTTTTGTTCTTTTTCTTTTGCCAGTTGTTTGGCGTATTCCTTGAGTTCCAACGCCTCTTTGAGCTTACGAGCCACGTATTCCATTTCACGCTTGAAACGGGCTTCTTCGAAGCAGTACGGTTTTTCGTTATTGCTCATATTGGCTCCTGTGTTTGGGGTGGCTGACACTTCTATAGGGTACAATATAAATACCCTAACAGGCCAGGGCGGGGAGTTTTGTCTCAACCCGCCCAGGCAACCGTGTTCACGCTGCGGCCCGTGCTGTCGAGCAAACTACTTGCCACTTTGGGTTGTAGATGGTCGCACCCACCACTTCCGACATTTCCAAAGCAAGCCGGTAGTAGTGGCAAATCTGCTCGTAGTTCTCATTTTTCATGTAGCTGACGCTACCGTCGTCGTACATGAGTTCCATAACGTACTTGCCAACCGCATTCTGACCGTCGAACCAGTTGATATTTGGCATTGTCATTCTCCGTTGGGGTTGGATCGAACAATCAACTAGGGTACAATTTATTTAGAAGTTTTCTGGTACACGGTATCCAGATAAACGTCTTTTTCTGTCATGACCCAACCATATTCGGCTTTGGGGGTATACACGCCGAAATATATCTTTCCTTTTTCACAACCCTCGTACCCGAACCCGTAGCCAAGAAAACCTATGATCATCGTCAGAGCGTACATTTTTCATCCTTGAAAAAGAGGGGCGTTCGCAACACACTTTTAGGGTACAATTATTTATAAGTACCCCAACGGGCTAGGGGCGGCTAGCAGTTTCGCGGCTTTTGGCCGTAGAGCCTTGCCGCCCCTAGCACACGTTTTACGCTGCCGTTTTCTCTGCTTCGGCTAGCAGAGCTTCGGCGTGACCGTTTTCCAGAGCGACAACCAGAGCGGGCAGTCGAGTGCCGAACTCTCTCACAACCGCCATCCAGTTGCGGTAGGTTTCCTTGCGTTCCGGTCGCAGGAGCGGCTGACCATCCTCGAAAATGGGCCGTCCCAGCTTGTCGGTGGCCTGCTTCCGGGGATAGTGTTGCGTCCAGCTATCGTGCTTGAAGCTGTGGAACCACCAGCTACCGTCCACCATATTGATACGGACGCCGATCCGGGAAAACTTCGGCTTAGTCTCGCCAGTCTTCAGAACACGGGTGCCGATGGGAGCCCACTGAATCTTGCTCTCGCTGACGGTGTACCAGCTTGCCATGATCGCTTCTCCGTTGGGGTGTGAATCGAACAATCATCTAGGGTACAATTTATTTGCTTTGATTATGCTTGGCGATAATGTCTTCGATCTTATCGGCAAGCTTTTCGAAATACTTGCGATCCAGACTGCTATCGCAGTTGTAAGCATCGTTTCGAATGTGCGATGCGGCCTCTTCCAGAACATTGATTTCGTTTTCGGTCATTTCAAAACTCCGTTGGGGTGGATCGAACACTCTGTCAGGGTACAATTTATTTATTGAATCTAACACTTGACATTGTGAACCATGACGTAGGCGCGAGCATCCGACTCTTTGTAGAAAGAGCAAACATTTATGGGGGTTCTGCCGTCGAAGAATGTGATGCAAACGTCGTACTGACGTGTTTTGAAGTTGAATTTAATTTCCATGATCGCTTCTCCGTTGGGATCGAACACTCTTTTAGGGTACAATTTATTTATTGTTACCCAGCGACAACGACCGCCTCTTTCTCTTTCCAGAGCTTGAACATGATACGGGCTTCCCGCACACCACACTCGCCGCTGACGGCATTGAGCGTATGCAGGTTGTCACCGTGCAGGCTGACGGCATAGCCACCCTTCAACTCGACCAAGTCGAGCAGGCTGAGGGCAGTGGAGGCGTCGTAGGCACAGCCCACGAACTCGTCACCGCTGGGGCCGGGGTTCCAATTGCCACCGATGGCGTAGATGTAGATCCAGCTGTTACAACCGCTGTAGTTCATCATGTTTTTTCACAACTCCGTTGGGGGTGGTTACACAACCTACTAGGGTACAATTCCTAAAGCTAGCGGCTCACCGCAAACGACACCGACTTTCATGTTGTCGTAAAACAGCTCGCCTTGACCGACATACCAAACGCTTTTTGATTGATACACACGAACCGGTGAATACTGGTTGATCCGATCCTTTGTTGTCACTGTCTGCCATCCACCGCTATTGAGTGTGTAGGTATTGTCGGGATGGATGGTCACCACAACGGTGTTGTGAAGTCGAATACCGATGTCCGAACCCAGCCGGATCATGTAGGTGTTGTTTCCGACTTTCTTCGAATCACGCTTGCCAAGAACTTTGAGGGCTTCGGTGTATTCCATGATCATTCTCCGTTGGGGTGTTGAACGCTTTAATAGGGTACAAATGATCTAGCTCTTGAACTGTCGATCACCGGACATGATCCTGTTGACAGCGGCCCACGACCACTCAAAAGCAAGAGGGCCGTCGATTTGGCTCACGATTGGAAACTTTTCTTTCCAACCCACAATCTTTGCAGGCTGGCCGTCGAGAAAGCACAAATTGTCATTGCGCCACTTTTCGATTGCTTCCATCTTGTCTTCGATGTTACTCATTGCATCCTCTTGTTGGGGGTGTCGAACGATTAACTAGGGTACAATTTACTTCTTCAGCTCAGGGTGCTTCCGTTCGATGTCTGCAAGCAGAGCCTTTGCGGTGCGGCCTGTATAGCCAAGTCGCTTGGCACAAGCCACAGCACTGATCCTTGACGCTTTCATGCCGGTGGTGGCCTGAAGGCGCAGGGCAGAGTGAAGAGTAATGAGACGGAAAAGAGCTACGCCGTCTTCACCGGTATAAGAAACAGAACCGCTGGTGTGAACTTCGACTGGCATGAGGGATTCTCCGTTGGGGGTTATCGAACACTTTTCTAGGGTACAATTATTTTAATTACTTTATTTGTACCCTAAGGTGGGTTTTAGTTCTCTGTAAAATTGTTTTCTACCATGAACTGTTCGACCGTTGACGGTTCACACTTTGAAACAATATGGGTACCGCCCCGGCTCATAGCCTCTGGGCAGTTGCACAATACTTTGTCATCGTGCCTATCTGCGTCCAGCGTTCGACCACTGGTAGGACACTTGACATAGACGTTGATAAGATTAGCCATTTGCTTGTTGAAATATACAGACATTACTTGTCTCCTTGTTTGAAAGCCCCAACGGGCCGGGGCGGGGAGTTAGTCTCAACCCGCCCCGGCAACCGTGTTTCATTCTTCACAAAAGCCGCCACTGAGGCGGTCTTCCATGAAACTGTCGAGGAACTGATCTTCGATACCGCAATCGGCATCGTCACAGTCGTCTTCCTCGCAGTCATCGTCATCGTAGGTTTCACAATCGTCGTCATAGCAACCGTCTTCGTCCATGCGAAGGCAACGGTCGCAAATACTGTACCGATTGTGAACCGGCAGTCTGGCACCGCAAGTGCAGACCATATCCAACTGCCGACCGCTCTCATCGAACCGGGGGCAGCATCCCGGCTCGTGTCCGCAACAAGGGAAGTCTTCGCACATTGCCATGGTCATTCTCCGTTGGGGTGAGGATCGAACAACTTGTTAGGGTACAATTTTAGATAACGTCCCAGCCGTTCAGACGAATGTGAACATTATCCAGCTTCTTACCGACACGGCGGTTGGCACGATGGTTGGCCCGCTTGAGTTCTTTGCGGCCCTTTGCACTGCCCTTGTTTTTGAGGCAGCAATTCCACGCCTTTTTCCAACAGTTCATTTGTCTCTCCGTTTTAGAGGAAATCAGAACAACCTGTTAGGGTACAATTAATCATAATCTGGCTCGTTAGCTTCACAATCATCACCGACCGTCACGGTGAGAATGTTTCCCTCCACTTTGAACTCCCAGTCAATATGCCAATAACTGGGGACATCAACGTATGCACCTATAGTGCTGGCCTCTGCACCACAATGAATCCAGTCAGAGAACCAATCGTTTAGGGCGTCGAAACTTTCGAGTTCCTCGTTATTCTCAGCTTCCAGCACCAGTTCACCGCTGGATTCAATGTAAGAGTGGCTGGGAAGCGGGCCACCGGCAAGGGAATTAGGGTAGTCACCCGGATCTTCCCAAATATCGGCAGTAATCACCAAAGTATTGCTAATGCACTTCATCGTGAAACTCCGTTGGGGTTAGGATTGAACACTTCTATAGGGTACAAATTACTTTGTACCGAAGCGGTAGATGCAGTCAATGACAATAGCATTCACCGCAATCGTTACGGCGATAGCCACAGCACCAGCAAAGTAGCCGTCCAGATAGGGCGTTTGGGCGGCAGAAACGAGAAAGCTGCTCACAGTCAGAAGAAAGCTGGTCATGGTTAGCTCCGGTTGATGGTTGGGATTGAACAACTTACTAGGGTACAATAAAAACAATCTAGGACAGTGGCCTGACTGCCCTAGGGCGACTTGGATGAGGCTCTTGTCGCCAAAACCTCGTATTTACACCACTGGTAAAGCTCCGTTGGTTAGAAGGAAATTAGAAGTCTTCGGGCATTTCCTGCTGTTGCGAGTAAAGCTCCTGCTCGTCGAGCCAAGCGTTATACTCTGCGTCGTTCTGCAAGTCCTGCGTGAAGTCCAGAAAGAAGTCGTAGTTGGGATCCATGTCAACTCCTTTGAGTGGGATCGAACAACTTTCTAGGGTACAATTATTTTATAGAGTATGAAAAACTCTTTTACCGCAATGATCTATACCGATTGTTAGAAATCCTTTTTCAAGCAAAAGATTTGCTACGTCCTTTTCGGCAAAAGTCATATCATTCAAGGGAATACAAGAAAAACGGCTTGCAATTTCTTTGATCGTATCTACAGAATTTATATTTTCCATTATTCACAAAAGAAGAGTAAAGGGATTTATCACTTATCACAAACGGGGCGGGAGGATTATTTTCACTCCCGCCCCGTTTGGATGCTATGCGGCGGCGTTCTTGCTTTCGGCAGGAACCCTGAACACCCCATTCGGGCCCATGCCGAACTCGCCGGGGAAGAACCGCTTGAGCAAAGCCCACAAGTGGGGCTTGCTGCTCACAGGCACCGCATTGCACCGCTTCCGGCTAACCCACCGCCGACCGGGGACATTACGCCAAGCGGCGGTAAACTCATCCTTCATCGAACGCTTGTAAGGCGTAGTGACGAGGAGCATACCGTCCTCCATCCGAATGGTGATCTTCGCCGTCCGCTCTGCATTCACAAAGCGGTGAGCCACCTTATCCGCAAGCTCTGGCAAGCCAAGCTCACGAATAGCTTCCGAACACCATCGGACGTTTTCGATCTTTCCTTCCTGAGCCGCAAGGGCAGCAGCATGTGTAAGCTGGTTGCACTCACGCCGCTGCTCCTCGGTCAGAGTACCGTTGTTTCCACCACGGCACTCCGGGCCGATACCAAGCTCAACAGAGATGGCATCGCAAAGCGGACGACCACAGCAGCAGCAATTGGTCGCCAGCATAATCGTCTGGGGAGCGTTCTCGTAAGACATGATTGTCTCCGTTAGGGGTGATTCGGAACAACCTGTTAGGGTACAATTTATTTAGAACTCACCACTTGCCACGACTCAACTCTGGGTCATCATCTTCGCCCCAACGGGCATTTAGCTCTTGCTCAACCATCAAATTGCAGTGCTCTCGAACTTCAGCTATTGTATTGAAATCTTCGATGATTTCCTCTGGCCCATAGCACTCAACAATTCTATCTCCACCCTTTTCGTAGTTTTCTTCACAAATAGCATAAACCTGATCAACAAACTCAATTTGCTCTGGTGTTGCTGTTGCGTACCACTTTTCAAAAAGAGGCAATGTTGTGCTTCTCATGTTATTCCTTTAGAGGTTAGGCTGAACCTGAACTTTATCTTTCCAATACATCACACTTTCACGCAGCGATGCAACAAACTCGCTATCGGTCATATTTGTTGCAGTTCCCCCAGAAAGCTCAAAGTGATTAGCAATAAGCGTTTCCGGCGGCATAGGAGCAGGCTTTTGATCAACACTAGGACTGGTGTTGATGCTCACAATTTCATAATCGGCATCGCTCTCGTTTTCATTCTTTTCAGCAAGAACGTGATGAGCGTATAAAACAACCCAGACTGTTTGGGCGGGAACCTTCTCACCAATCATAAAGACACTTTTTCGTGGTTCCTCGCCAGCTCGACGGCAAGAAAAAGAACCATTCAGAGTGTCATTGATCTGCAATTCAGCCACAGCACTGAAAAAGCCTTCGGGACTAATCGGGACAAGAATAACTCCATCCCGGTATCCCTTATGAGCCCTGTCCATGTTCTGGCTAACACAAAAGATAAGTTCCTCGTCACTGATCGTCCAATGCGAGAAATGGCTTTCAGCAGTCTGGCGTCGAACAAAGTTGGTTATATGAATTGACATAAGAACTCCGTTGGGGTTTAGAACAATCTTTTAGGGTACAATTCTTTTCCCAAGACTTCCTGAGCTTCTCAAAATGCCTATCTTGCAGATATTCGTCAAGTTTCCCAAAGCACCAAAATCCCAAATCACCAACCCGAAGAACAATTCCAACAAATGCACAAAGCGCCAAAGCAGTTCCAAGATACATAACAACAATAGCAATGTCGGTAAAAAGCTCAGTCATTTTATTCCTTAGTTGATTAGATAAACAACAAAACAGCCAGCAATAAAACACGCAGTGAAAAGAATCTTATCGCCAAGAGTCAACTTAGACATTTCTCTCTCCTTAGAGTTTATTCAATCGACTTTTTCCAACTCTCCATAAAGCTTTTGATATTTTCGCTGCCAACAGGATTCGCAGAATGAACTCTGTAATTGGGTGGTGGTGTTTTACCGTCCCAAAGCTCGTTCACAAGTCTACGGAGGAAAAGCATGGTGGTGTCTTCTCCGCCCAAGTCATGGTCAAAGCTGATAAGGGCTGGCATACCATAAATCTTGATATGCTCAATAGCCTGATGTGATGATCTGCACACCGTCCAGAGGCTATCCGGGGCGTCACGAACATCATCGATAAATAGTTTGTACATGATATTCTCCTTAGGGTACAAATAAAAATAGACCCCTGAGATTTATCTCAAGGGTCTGCTTGAATGTCAATAATGATGAATTAGGTAATTTGACATTCGAAATCAATGACTCGTCCCGGCTCGCCAAAAAACTCATTTACGATGTTTTCTGGTTTGATGCCAATTGGAGCCATTATCTCAAATGGCCCTTCTGAAACTGTGGTTGCTGGTGGTTTCATACCTTTGCAGCATTCACAATCAAAGTATTCGATCTTCACGTTTGTAAAAATAAACTTTTGCATTTTTATTCTCCCCTTATATTTTAGATTTTAGGAATTAGTCGTTCAAGTGCAAATGGGGTAACGACCTTTTAGGGTACAATGGTTTTATTTAGCCCTCTCGACTTGGATAATCCTTTGGGTAGTCGGTTTCTGGCTTTTTGGGCTTTTCCTGTCCCTCGTCAGGCATCCACCACGGTGCATCCATACGGTCTACAATCATAGTCAGATTGTTCAAACCATATTCGGCTAAGACTTCATCATTGCTTTTTTCCCCACAAATTATCCGATGGGGGCTAACTGGATCATTCCAGTCTAAGCTGTAATTTCCGCTCCAAACACCGATGCACTCACCGTAATAGAAAATCTTTTGTCCGTTGATTGGACGACGTGGCCCGAAAAAACTAATCCATTCCATAGGTTATACTCCTACTGATCTTAGACCACTTTGACGGCTCAACTCTACAGTCACGCCATCGCAATATGCTTCACAAGCGATAACGAGTGCATCGGTTTCACTCCCAGCAAAAACAACACCAATGGCGCAGTTGTTTTTGATCACCAAGTAAGGCTTAGTCATTGTTATTTACTCCAGAATCCTTTTGGGTCATCATCTTCGTCGTAGAACTCTACTTTGCCGCCTAGTTCCAGATAGGCTCCATCCTTAGTTTCTAGGTTTAGTCCACCCTCATCTATCCAGACTACATCATCTTTTTCAAGAGTTTTGATCCAATCAGATAGTTCAGAAACTTTCATTGACATTTGATACTCCCAAATCAATTTGATCTAGAAACGATTGACGCAGTACGATCTATCGGAGCCACATCCTGCTTTTGAGCTGTCGCAAACATCTTCGACCTTGCTGGGTTTTCACAATTTTGACGTAGAGGCTCGTTGCGTAATCGGCAAACCATTTCTTCTGTTTCGAACACAGACAAAAAACCTACATGCAATACAGCTGTTGTAACAGCTGGGATATCGTCGTGCATTCGTGCTTCGCCTACGGGCAATAGATTCAAATCATTGATTCTGTTTTTCAACCAAACAATCTGGCCTGTGCCGGAGGAGCATAGACAAGGAACAGAGAACGAGCCCGCTTCAGGTTCGAATCCTTCAGTTGCTTTTATATAAGCTGTACTTAGGCTCAAAGCTAGCTCATCAGAGACAAGACAGTCCCACCATTCTTTTGCCAATTCCTGTAAGCCACTAGGTGTGCACATCTTATCGTGAACTGTCATAGATAATCCTTTGGGAGTAGAGTTAGAGTTAGGGTACAAATCAATCCCGATCCCCAAGCTCTCCATCATCATCCCAATCATCTTCATAATCTTCATCGTCTTCCGCACCGTCACCGAAGGTCAAAAGCCAACCTTCTGCACTCATGCCGGTCATGAGAAACTCACGATCAGCGGCATCAAGGTAGGGGAAAGCGTCCTGAACATATGCTCCCGTCCGATACTTGAAAAGGTCGGGAGCTTTGACCGTGACACGCTGCTCCTTGCCGGTCACGATGCACGGGCCGACAAAGGTGTAGGTGTGATCAGGCTGGTAAGTTTCGATCATCTCACAGCGGGAATCAGCATAACGCATAAGTTAGCTCCGTTGGGGGTTAGAAGGACAACTTTATAGGGTACAATTTTTATTTAGGTGCCGAGGTACTTGTACATATTATCTGCACCGTAAAGATGCGGACACTTGTTAGCAAACCATCGCACGATAAGAGGCAGAGCTACCAGATTATTTGCATCTGCCCTACCCGTTGCGTTATAGAGGTCATTGCAAAGAACCGCCGTCAGAAAACTGCCGGGGGGAATCTTTTGAAGCACATACCGCAAGATAGCACCTTGGGTAAGCTCAGGAATATCAGCGTACTCACCATCAAAATGAACATAGTTATCCATTTGGTTATCTCCGTTGGGGTTAAGATCAGTGTTCCGTTGGCTGGTTGAGAAGGCAACCATTTACCCAAGCCCAACACCTAGCGAATGCGTTGGCACCATCGGAACGTTTTGTTAGGGTACAATTTAAATATGCCGAAGGTGGGGGTCGAACCCACACGCCTTTTGGGCACCAGATTTTGAGTCTGGCGTGTATGCCAATTTCACCACTTCGGCAACAGCTTAGGCAAGCTGTGTGTTGCGGGTAAGTGGCGGATGATAGTCAATTTCTTCGATCTTGCAACCGAAGCTCTCCCACCTGCCAACCGTCCAAGGAGAACGCCTCTTCTCCAGCGGGCGGCACTTCACAAAAATCTCCCACCTATCAAAGTCATGAAAGGTGCGAGCAATCAAATAGCTGTCGGACTCAGTAGCAGGGCTGCAACTGTCATACCGCAGCATATCCATTGGAAACTCGCCACGACCAGTAATCTTCGCATAAACGCTTGTCATCATTGGATCTCCGGGGGGTGTTGCTTCCATTTTACAGGGTACAATTAGTTTGTCAAGCCCCTTCACCCATCGCTCACTGAAGCCCAGATTTGAGCTTCGATGTCATCGAAGCTGCTATCGATAAAACCGTCGATCTTTTTCTTAGTTTCCTCAGGCAGAGTGTCATAATCAACCAGAGTCTTTCCGACCGTGATCGAATCGACAGACCAACCATGAATGTCGAGGAAAGCCGAGGAACCCGGATCTCCACCGCTCCATTCATTCCAGCTAGGGCCGGAAGCACTGTTGGCGGTGTAATTCACTTCAACACCGATTTCAACATCATCGCCAAGGCCAAGCTCGTTGTTTTCGTCAATGATGTAGCAAGTCATTGCTTATCTCCTTTGGGGATCGAACAAACTTTTAGGGTACAATTTATATTTAGCAGTTGCGGGTAGTCACGGGGCGGGAGTGTCGCCGGGCTTAGCCCATTTTATTTCAGCAAACCTTTTGTTTTCCCATATAATTCAACCCTTGCCGTGACCCTTACCATATGGGCCGACCTACAACTGGCTATTCAGTGAACTTGATGTATCCCATCATCAAGAGTTCCTGCGTACCGTAAACACCGTTCTTCTCACAGCTTTCGCAAGCATACTTACGAGCATCGGGTTCAACATCATAAGCTGGCTCGCCGCAAAAGACGCACAAGCCTTCATTGTCATTGTCGCAAGCAACAAACTCTTGCTCGCTCATTTCAAACTTATAGTAATCGTTTCCCCGGCTAGTCTGTCCGGCAACAATAGCTTTCATGATTATCTCCAAAGGGGGTTATTCACAAAAACATAGGGTACAAATCAAGACAGCTCTTTGACTTTACTCTGAAGCTCTTTGATTTGCTTGTTGAGTTCAGTGATTTTTGCTTCCTTACTCTCTTGGAGCATAAGACCACCATGCTTCTCAACAACTTGCTCCACAACCTCGACCGGAACCCAACCATACACAGTGCCAGTGGGGTCATCGGCATTCTCTGCGTACTGCATAAACTCATCGACCTTCTCACTGGGAAAGCCGACTTCCACGGCAGTCCATGGGCCATTGTCTTGCCGGGGAGTGCAGTAAGCACTCTCCCTAACTTGAGCAGAAAAAGTCAGACCATCGGCACAAAAAATCCGCTTGAACATGACAAAGCTACTGCCATGCTTAGTGAAATTAGCCGGATTAGCAAAATACTCATTGAGATTGAAAGTCATTCGGTTTCTCCTTACCTTAGCAGGGTACAATTATTTTAGATTCGACAACCTCGATACCAGCTCGATTTGTGAAAAACGTTTTAATGTTTTCAGTATATCCGGGCTGTTGTGTTTCCATCATTTGAAACCAAGTATCGTTTGACCCAATACTAATTTCAAAATCGGCTCTATCACCAAATAGCCAAGCTATAATCGAACGATACCGACTTCCACAAAACTTATAGTTTAAGAGGCTAATTGAAGGGTCAAGGACGGTCATTCCAAGATCAGGCCGCTCTTTTATATCAATCAAACAATAACGAGTAATTGCATTCTGGGGAACCGTTCCCTTGTAGCAAGCATTACCCAGACCACCCAAGCTATCATCTGTGTGGTGCTGGTAATCTTCCAGATTCTCACGAACTGCCTCATGCACATCTTCGATTGAGCCATTTGTTTGTTGGGCGATTGCTTGAGCAATGAAATCTTCATCAGGATAAACATTGCTGGCATCCAGAGAATCTCTATCAAGTTCCAGAACCAATGCTTTTTCATTTTTCTTGCAGCTCTGAACTGCAAAAAAGGGAGCATAAGCATTGGTCAGATAAACCATGTCTGAGCGACTGGGATATTCTTTCCAGTTGCTTTTTCGCTTTCCTCGGGGCTGGATTCCGTTTTCGAGGATTTTATTGAGATTCTTAGAAGACGTACCGTGGTAAAGGCGTTCCATTTATTTCCCCTGTAGTGGTATAGATTTAGGGTACAATTACTTTAGTCTTTCCCTCACCAGGATCGTATTCGTTGGCAAACTGAACTGCTTCTTCTTCTGTTTCAAAGCGGCCAAGAAGTTTTTCTACTAACTTGCCACTATCACCATAATTAGACCAGACCGCCCAGCGACGGTTTCCCTCTTTTGCATCACTATAAAACTCATCGATGTCGCCAATAAAAATCTTGATTTCCATATTAGCTCCTTAGTTTTAGATTTAGGGTACAATTATCTTCTAACGATGATCTGACCGATAACCTGACCGATAACTGCACAAATACCGACTACAAGGATTCCAAAGAAATCATTCACAAATTGTACCCTAAAGCTATCTTTTAGTTGTTTAGCGGTGCTAAAGGGTTCGCAACAGTTCGATTGTTGTTTAGAAAGCCAATGGTCTTTTGAAAACAACCTTCACAAATATCAATTCTATACATTTCGCCATCAAGTTGCGAGCCGTATCCCCAATTTGCGGATAAACAAGCACTTTCGATGTTGAATGCTTCATCGTCAATCATCTTTTTGCAAGATCCGCCACAAACGTCGCAAAAGATGTCATCCAGTGTTTTGCAAAGTGTTTCTTTCAGAGAGTGCATCCTTATTCATCCTCCCAGTGGCTATTGATTTCTTCTACGTCGATTCCGCTATCATTCCAGCTCACGCCGTCTGGAGTGCGGTATCGTATTTCACCCTCAGAGATTTCTTCAAGGGTTGAAACGAAGCGATTATAATTGTTTCCGCACTCTTTGCGAAGGCTATAAAGTCCCTCATCGTTGTCAATCCAGAGAACTACGTTCCAAGTTTCCCAATTTTTCCATCCGTTGTAGCCGCTCATTGGTATCTCCGGTAAAGTTATAATTTGCAATCTGATAGGGTACAATTATCTTTCAAAGTTCCAATATCAAATCTCTCTATATTTCCAGATATTTCCAATGTAGAAATTGTTGTTCCGCCAGGACTGGAAATGATTAGAAATCGACCAGTTTTGTCAATAAAGAGATCCCAATGGGGTGGGAATTCTTCTACCCAAGACTGAACTTTTTTTAGTTCCACCATTTATTCCTTTACCACCAACTATCGTAGAAAACAGCCTTCCCGCTCTTTATAGCATCTCTTGCCTTCACAATAAACTCTAGATCATCAACAAGGGTTTCGTCATCAGGAGGATTATTCCCAAAAAAGAATCCCTCTGTTTTAGGCAGATGTTGTTCAAGAAGGTCTTTCTTCAAATTGTCGAGGTCTTCCTCGGTCAATCGAACATTGGTGCAATTGAAAGATTGGGCGACTCCACCCTTCTCACGATACAGATTTTCCATCCATCCATGAAGGTCATGGTGCTTGCGCCAATAGTGAACGTCTTCCTTTACTTCCCTAGCTAGTTCAAGAACAACATCGGTGTCACCTTTGTCGGCAACAAGACTTTCGGGAACGGAATAGACAAACATATCAAGACCCATTTTAGTTCTCCAACAAGATAGTAGGGGTTTATAAATATCAACTGGACGTAAGTTTTCGTCCGTAAACGGGTAGAGCCTTCTCATGACTAATTTAGACTTGGCTCTGGAATTTCACGGGCATCGTGGTCAATGACAGCCATAATACGATCCGTGCTCTTTATGGCAATCGTCATCATCAGCTTAGTCTTTTCCTCATCGGAAAGCTCAGAAAAGCTGGGAAGCTGCATCATGATCACAGCGGCCTGCATAGCCGTGTTTGTGTGCATGAACACTGCATCCTTCGTATGATTCGACATTTTATAGCTCCGGGGTTTAGATCCAACACACTTTTAGGGTACAATTTATTTAGAGAGACAAATTGCCTATATTGCCTAATTACCCCTTTGAAGGATACGCTTTTAGAACCTTCAAGCTCGGGTGCATTTCTAAAATATTCTGAATTGCATCTGCTTCACAAGTAGCATCAACAACAATATATGTCAGAGGAAAGTTCTTTCCTTCATTTTGACAAACTGCCATGTATTTTATTGGCGTTGTCATTTCCTCTTGAACCAATAGCAAATCATCTTCAGGCTGATAGTGTGGTTCCATATATTGTTCCTTTTTCAAAATTAGGATTTAGTCCAGTATCCGTACACACATCTTTTGCCGTCCCTAGAGCAATCATGGGTGTCGTGAATAACACCATAAATTACAGCGGTAAGATGCTTGCTCACAGAAACAATTAGAATACCAGACGGCAATTCATCTGCACAAAGATGGACTTTGCAGCCAGAACCAACGTGCATGGTGGGTGTCCATGTCCAACCAAGACTCTCAAGATACTTCTTTATAGTTTGTTTGTGAACACCAGTTCTAGCATTTGAACGCTTTTTCTCTCCTCGTGGTCGCTCACTTTCAGCAATAACATTCAAGTCGTCGTATACCTGCTGATAGGGCAGCCCTGTAGCAATAGCAATGGATCGAGTAACGCAATCACCAGTTTTGCCTTTATATCCAGTATCTTTTCGTCCTCCATCATTGTATCTATATTCCATTAATGATCTCCTTTATAGCTGTTTCACAAACAAAAACTGAATTTAGAATTTGCTGATGACCTGATAGCGTCCAATCAACCCGGTAATACGATTTCTTTTCTTTTTTTATTCTTTCTAAAATCTGGCAATTGATAAATCTTTTATCGCCAATTTTCAGAATTACAAAATCTCCAACCTCATACTTGAAGGAATTTGTTTCTTCGGACTTCGTAATCGTGGTGGATTTCATCATATGCCTCCTGCAACGTTTCACACATTCCTTTGGTGCCATCTATATTTCGAATCCATTCTACATAAGCTTTGGTCTTGTGGATAGTATAACCTCTTTCCAAAGCAAATCTATACAGGGCAGCAAACTTCATGTTTGATTCCTTTCAACAAGCGTCCCTAGAAAAATCAGGATGACTCTGTACCCATTGCTTAGCAGCACTATAACTACTCGGATACTTTATAACCTCCGCCAGAATCTTGTTGTGCATCTCAATCTTATCTTCGCCTTTCAAGAAATCCATATACTTAGTCAAAGCTCTCTCATTGCGAAGAATTCTATCTTCTGCATTCTTCCATCGCTTACCTAAAACGAAGATAGCATATTCAGCAGCACTTTCGGCACTATGAATAATGCAGTCCTCAGCAATTTTGAACCGTGCTTTCAGAAAGTTCTTAGCATAAAGACAAGCAACTTCGCCACCTGCGGCTATATGTTTCTCACCCTCTTTCCAACGTCCCTTGATAATGTCTCTAGCATAATAGAAAGCATACCTAGAGGCATCATATTCAATCCAGCCAGCTCTTGTTTGCTTTGCATACTTTTCTGCACGAAGAAATCGACCCTTCAACACATACTTTGCATATTGATAAGAAGCATAAGAAGAAGTAGCAATAATTTTCTCTGCCTTCTCCCAGCGACCACCAATAACGTGACGAGCATAAAGATAGGCAGACCGGGGGCACTTGAGAATAACCCTCTCGCCCGCTGTCCACCGATGCTTTAATACAAAACGAGCATATTGATAAGCCCGATCAGCGGCATAACGGGGCCAAGGGATACCATGAAGAATAAGTCTCTCAGCTTTTTTGCACTTATTATAGACTTTCACTCGAACATCAAGATTCGTATAATTCTTTGTAGGTGTTTTAGCCATTATGTCCTCAAATGGTATTTTCTGCGTCGATCACAAGGTTTATAAGCTCATCTTTGGTCAGACATAGCGAAAGAACTAATGTCTTTCTGCTATCAAAAACATCTAAGTGATAAAATCCACCAACATTCTTGCCTATTCCACAACTAAAACCCAAATCTTTGCCAGAGGGAGGATTCCCCATGCTCAGTCCCCGTGCCTGCGTATCTTTTGCACGGGACAAATCAATCCATAAATCTTCAATTTTGAACATGGTCTTTTAGGGTACAATGTTTTTAGGGTAGGCTTCTTTATATTTTGAAATAGCCTTATCCTTCATTTTCAATTCAAAATCTACGTCCACCTCTTTATAAACTTCAAAAACATTTTCTGCATAATCTGCATGAGCCCTCGGGTTGTTGCCGATTCTGCTCTCGCTGTAATGAAAAAGTGGTTTATAGTCTTTCCATGTGTCATAGCAGAGCAAAAAAGCTTCACTTTCAGACAATCCATTTGGATGACATTTATGATGGAGATAATCGAATGTAATTGGGATATTCGTCTTTGAATGAAATTCCTCGACGAGTTCTTTCACAGACCAACATCCTAATTTGTCATCGTTCTCAATAACCAATCGAGCTTTGCAATTGTCATCGAGCTTAGAAAAATTATCTAAAAACCGGCCAATAATCTCGCTATATTCACCTTCTTTATTGTGAATGTGGAGATTCATTGGGGAATCGTAATTGGCTGGACATCCAATTCTGTCCATAAAAGATGAGTAGAAGTTCAATTCGTCAATAGTTTTATTGACAGCTACCTGGTTCCTGGAAGCCAAAACATTGAATTCACTCGGGTGACAGCTAATTCTAACTTTAGTTTCGATGATAGTGTTTTCAATTGCATCAAAAGCATCTTGAATATCATCGTGGTTCGGCAAGTCGGTAAGATCCACACCTGCCGTGTCATAAGTAATTAGCGGAAAGAGATCGCTAGAAAGCCTGTAGCAAAGATCATTCTTAGAGCAATACTTGATTGTTTCATTTGTCACAATCAAGTTGTTGTGGATTCTGTCTCCAAGAATAGAAAGAGCTTCTTCTCGGGGCAATTGAGAGAAACGCTTATAAGTTATCTTTTGAAACTTTAGAGGGGTTTCAACTTCTTGAAGGTCGAGACTAATGCAACACAAACCATATTTCATTGTTTGCTCCTTAGTCTCTTAGGGTACAATTTTTAATTAGAAGTTTGGATAGAAAAGCCCTTCACCGGCTCCAGACTATTCATCTAGAGCCGGTGATTATTGACGCCTATTCATTCAAAGCCTTATCGACTTTTGCTGTGTATGTGCCATCATCGCCAAGATTCTTTAGTTCTTCAAAAAGATCTGTTTTAGTAATCTCAATGTATTTATTATACATAACTTTGCTAAGAACAAAGTTATGCTCATAAGCAATCGCAATCAAAGTGTGAAAAGCAGATTCATTTCCGACACGAACTTCTAGCATATTATCATAATAACCATTTATTTGAGACACTTCTAAAATGATATTAGAATTAATGTCTAAAACAGTCCAAATAGAACACTCATTACCAACTATCTCTGCCTCCTCTAACTCTGTCCAAAGGCTTAAGAGATTAGAAGATTTTGTAAAAATGTTATGAAGTTCATCACTATCTCTATTAAAGTAATCTTCAAGAACATACCCTTCGTTGGGCTTTAGGAAAAACGGAACAGCTCTATCTTTTGGAACAAAAAGAGGGTGTAAGCCTTTAATGCCATTAGGGACAATCAAAACTCCCTCTTCTTTGACTGAGTTACTGGAGAGAACTGCATTTTCAAAGGTAAACATTATATTGTCCTTTATCATGGGAATTAGGGTCATTTTGTTTTACGTTCTTTCCACTTTCTGTTGTGCCTCTTTTTGCTGAATCCAGTTGAAGGCTTCCATTTCATCAACTTCTCGTCCAAATGCCTGAAAAAGACCTCGGAGTTGACGTTGCAACTTACTGCGTCGGGCATTGACCATATGAAGGGGAGCCTCACCATCGCAAGTCAGGTTCTCTGGACTAAGGGCGTTATAACAAGCGTTGATACCTTCCAGAACACACTGCTCAACATAGTCTTGAAAAGGGTGATAGGTAATTTGGGGAATTGCTGCTGGTTGGGGGACTACGGTCGTACCAGCGGGAGAAAGAAGGCTATAAGGAACACGCCAAATGGTTCCAGCGGTAGCACGGCCACGGGATTCATTAGAACGAACCTTGGCACTCTTGGGATTTAGCTTCTCAATAATACCAGTTGTAGTCTGGCCATTTTCCCGGCCAAAAGAAACGGTCATACCGATCTGGCACTGCTCACGAATCATGATTTATTCCTTGTATAAGTTAGAAGAACAACCTTATAGGGTACAAAAAATAAGCGGCCAAAATTGCGGCCAAAATTATTTATTGCCGGTTAGCGTGACCTTTTTATCTAAAGAATCAGCATATTGCTGAATCGCTGTTCCTCGGTCGTAGCCGTTGTGCCATATCTCAGAATAATGGTCAGGCTTCGTCACAGCTTCAACAACGCCAGCGACAAATTGACGATTTCCAATGGACTCTTGTTCCATTTTGGAATTAGTCAAAGTATACATCAAATCACGAATCTGGTCGGAGTCAATTTGCTTTGCTTGCTGTGCCAAACGGATTTCTTGATGAAGTCGATTGATTTCGTAATTTTGAAAAATAGCAAATTGAAAAATAGCAAAAACAACCAAAACCCAGCAAACTGTAGAGTTCTTCATTTGAGTTCCTTTCAACTGTTTTTTAGCCTCGCCGGGCTATCTTACAAAAAAATTCACTTTTTGTAAATCTATCGAATCCAAGGCAATCTTGCTTTTCTTTTTGCAACTGCCAAATCTGATTCTAAGTCTTGAATAATACGATGAAGACGTTCTTTGCTCTCCTCAGAAATCTTATCCAATAGCTCAGTGACCAATTTTTGATTTTGGCCTCGTTGCTTTAGGATAATCTGCGATAACGCTCTATCGAACATTTCCATTCTTCATTCCTTCCAAAATCTCGACCTGCTTTTTCATTTCTTCCAGCATTTTAGCAAAGAAAGCAGGATTTTGTTTCATAATCCGTTTCGTTTCTTCTGAATTGCAATTCATTTCACAAACGGTATTGCCACAATGGACATAAACCGTGTTGTCATCTGCATGGCGGCTCCGTTGGACTTTTGCAAAATTAGCAAAACTCCCCAATGGAATCTCTACCGGGGTGTGATTGAAACTTGTTGCAACTTCATGCACACGCTTGGAAAAGTCCTCTGCGTGTTCCGTAAGAAGATGAACTCCGTCGTTATAAAAAGTCAGAGTAGTAAGAAATCCCATTACACCTTCTCCTTCTGTTCTTCCAAGAAAGCAACGTAATCCTTAGCACTCTCATCGCCCTCAATGATAGCGGCAAGAACCCGATTATGGAGAACCTCGGGCAACTTCTTCTTCAAGATATTACGAACATAAAAGCAAAGAACTTCAAAGCTACGAGCATGATCGGGACTGCCTTCGTCAAAAGAATAGACAGGCTCTTCAAACCCCGTATCTTCACAAACTTCCTCTTCATCATCTTCCTCGCTGTCGTTGTATCCCCAATTATGCTCAGTGCCTTCAATGGTCACTGCTTTGTTGGGAATGTCCCAAACAACCACGCCATCGACGCTATAGCCACCACCGTCTGCAAAGCTGCCGTGACGGCTGTAGATGGGATTGGAAAGAAACTCCTCAAAATGCTCTGAAATACGTCGCTGAATATCGTACTTCTCGTCCTTGTTTTTGTCTTTAGGAACTGGCAAAAAGTCAATACTGTCAGTACCACCACTATCACCACCACCACTGTAGTTCACATGAACCTTTTTATAGCCAAGAGACTCCATAAGAGCAAAGAAAGTCTGGTATTCGTCACCCCGAGTCAGCTTGTCAAAAGTTGCAGCGTCCATCGTTATCTCCAAGTTAGGAATTAGACTGATCTTGTAGGGTACAATTCTGTTCCTCAGGCTCAGAAAAAATCTTCAAATCTGGCTTCGGGAACCACGGGCCACGAATAATCATTGGTTCCCATGTTGGGAACGGGATTACGTCACGACTCAACAACCACCTCTCTCTTTTTAGACACAGGGGTAAGTTCAATCTTAGGCAAATTGCTCCAAGCGTACTCTGGCTTGTCAGTGAACTCAGCGTAATCTTCGTACTTGTTTTCAGCGTCGGCCATAGTGACCCTCCATGTTGAAATTAGGGTACAATTATTTTCAGTCATCTTCTGACTTGAACTTGAGTTGATCGTACTTGCAGTCCGAATAAGTCAGATCAGTTCTCTTTCCCAAATAGATCGGCTGGTAAAGAGAGCCGTTCTTATAGGCATAGAGATACTTGATTTCCACAATATCGCCCATACTTGGGATCGGGTGGTTCGCCGGAATGGTGACGTTCCCAATCGCAACATTCATGCCTTTTTCAAGAACCTTCAAAGCAACACTACGCTTGGTTCCATTCGTCATTGAAACGATGCAACTAGCGGTGTCATAAAACTTGTGCTTCATGTAGTTGCCACCGCTGGCAGGGCGACCAGTCGTATAAGCCGCTTCCCTATACTTGAAAACAACCCCTTCCTTCTTATCTCTTTGAAGCTGCACATAGAGCTTCGTCTTATTTTCCCTACCTTCGACAATATCCACCAGCTTCAAATTGTCCGATTCCAGATCATCGAACAGAGTCCGAAGAATCTCCATTCGGTTCACCACATTCAGTCCGGTAATCTTGTCGCCTTCATGCTCAAGAATATCGAAAACGTAGTAGGTGCTACCGATCAACTCGCCGTCGATAAAGAAGTCAGGCAGACCTTCCTCGTAGTAGGAACTCGCAGCTTCGATACATTCAATAATTTCATTGGGAACTGCCACTGATCCACCCTTGCGGTTGATAGCTGTGATGCCTCCGCTTTCATTACGAAGCATAAAGCGAACGCCGTCCAACTTGGGCTGGGCAACCCACTCATCTCCCCGCAAATAGGTTTCAATGTGATCCGGGTTGATGGGGTTGAGAAGAACGCACTGGCTAACAGCAGGAGCGGTCTGCACAACGGTGGGGATATGACGATTAGAGGCAGCAACTCCACCGGGAGTACCGTGACTAGAAGAAGTCATATACTGGTAGCCCTTGCCAGTCTTTTCGGCAACAAGCCGATCAAAGACCTTCCTAGCCTCTGCCATAGAAACAGGGCGGGCCGTCTTGGAACCAGTCTTGAGAGTGCTTCCCCGGCGACCATAAGAGAAGTTCACGACATAACCGGAACCAGCGTCCTCAAGGGTAGCATGATAAACCTTATCGCTCGTACCCTCACGGAAATAAAGACTAGCGGAATCAACCACAGTAGCCGTAGCAGCCATTTTTTATTCCTTGGGAGTTATTTATTACAACTTTATAGGGTACAAATAAAATCGAGAGACCATTCTAGCGGTGGTTGGATAAAATCGGCCAGACACCCATAAAGCATCTTTTTTACCCAACGAACCCGTGACGGGAATCTCAGATCCCCGGAGACAGATTCACGTTTAGGACTGCCACAAGGTTTGCGCAGCTGTCGCTCCTTGCATTCAATCACGCACCGCTAGAAATGGTCTAATTATTGTCAGGCAGCTTCCGCAGCGGGTTCAGCCACAGAATCAACTGCCGGTGTTTCGGTCGTTTCAGTAGCAACAGCGGGTGGTGCTGGTGCTAATTCAATTTGAATAACACGGTCAACTTCAAAAACCCGAGTCGGCTTTCCCTTACCACTAGAGTGCTTACGATTCTCAGCGTGTTTGACGATACCCTTTTCAACAAGAACAGTTAGAAGGCCGGATGCTACAACATAATCGCAACCAAGATGTTCAGCAACGTCCCGTGCAGTAATCTTCATAAAGGAACCTTTCGTTTAGTGAGATCAACGTATTCATAGGGTACAATTTAGAATTGGCCCCGGTGCCTAGTATACCACGATAAAGGTAGTTGTCTAGGGTACAATTATTTTACCTAAACTACCTATCTTATCAAAGTCGCTCTGGACTGTTGCCAAACTTCTTATCCAAATGCTCTGACCAACTAGCGTTATCTGCGTTCTCCATCTTATCCAGTTCCTTCTCCAGCTTGACCGGAGGTTCGCCCATCCAACGCTGCGGCTGGATATGCTGGAACCAATCTTGAATAGACGGAATAAAACCGCAATCTTCTTTGACGTGCTGTTCTCCAACCCAACGAACAGGAATTACACGTCCATCGCTATTGGTGATGGTGTGACCAAAAAACTTTTCACACATAAAAATGCCCTCGGCATGATGCCGCAAAGCACGATGCCGAAAATTAGCATACATCATCTTGGATTCATCAAACCAATCGTGAATGGCTTGATAATCAGTGGTGGTGCCGCCCCACTTCTTGACGCTAGAAAGTGCATGGTGGTAAGGATTAGCCATCGAATTGCTCCAATTTAGGATTAGGACAGCTTTCTAGGGTACAATTTTTATGGTAGCAGGGGCGGCGATATTGCTCGCCCCGCTACCACAAAATCAAGCCGCCTTGCGAGGCCGACCTGCCGAAAACGTCACACCCTCACGGGTGGCAAGCTGACCAAGAGCCGGAAGGCTCAGGCTCACCTTGACCTTCTTGCCACCAACCACCACGCCGCTCTTTGCAAGCACCGTGGCGCCACCCGTCAGACCATGCTTCCGCAGAACAGAAGCAATCGCACGACTGGTCTTACCAGCGTACTTGAACGTCCCAGCCGGACGCCCACGACCATCCTTCTTCTTCGCCATTCTAATTCCTCCTTTTAGGATTTAGACAAGGTTACAACGAGCCACAAACTTCTAGGGTACAATTATTTTAGTCTTCGCAGAAATCTTTAGCATAAGCATCATCATACTTATTCTGCCAAAAACCATCGGTCTTATATGACCAAATCCTGTCAACAAACAACTTTGCTGCTGAAATGGGATTCGGGGAATCTGCCACTTCACAAAGATCAGAACCACTGGGCTCCCACTGGGTAGAAGAATAATAAACTTCTTCACAAACCTGCCATGTGGGAATCTCAATGATAGAGCAAAAAGTATTCTTTTCTACAATCGCAGGACAGATAGAAAGGCAGTTATCCAGAGCGTAAATGATGTGTTCATCCTCATCGAACTGAACGCTGACATCAGGGAAAAAAGCAGAGACAGCTTGCTGCACATTATTCTTGAGTGCTTCCCAAGAACTATTGATAAAATCGGCCTGCTCAGTGCTATTTGATTTGAGTCGCCTGTATTCCTTGATATTGCGATCCTCAAGGGTCAATACTGCGCCTGTCCAGAACTCGACCTTGTTGTTGCCGAGATAAGTTCCTCTAACCCAATTCTCTTTCTTTTGCAGACCGAGCTTTGCAAAACCCTTGACGCTAGAACCAACAGGAAGTTCAATCATTTGGTTATCTCCTTGATTCTTTAGGGTACAAATAAAAATAGCCAGCCGGAGGAATGTGTGGCGGGGTTCCTCCGGCTGGCTAAACGTGTCAGTTGGCTCAAGCAGCCTTGCGTGGGCCGCGAGCAAACTTGACACGGTGTCGCTTGGCAAGCTGTTGCAGAGCAGGGAGCGACAGTTCAACACGCTCTTCCTGACCCTCCAACTCGCCGCAGCGACGAACACCAACCAGCTTGTTCTTACGAATCCAGTTATAACCACCCGTAAGACCATGCTCACGAAGAACCTTCACAATAGCTGCCTCAGTAGCAGAATTATACTTATAGGTCTTTTCGGGACGAGCATTGTTCTTCCGACCGTCGTTCTTAGTACGAGCCATATTTATCTCTCCAAGGTATCAAAAAACTCAACCGTTAGCACAGTGCCAACGGTTCAATAGGGTACAATTATTTTAGAGATCACCAGCTTGGGTATATCCTTCAACCCGCTCCCATTCCGAAACCTCCATACGAACTTTCAAACCTTTTTTATCAACAGAATACCTGATGTATCCTGTTCCGCCCTCACCATTCACCCAATCAACTCCACAGTAGTTGATCCAAAAACCACTGACTTGCTCAAGAAAATCACTGATGCTCACCAGTGGATTTATCTTATACCCGTCATGCGACAAAGGCCACTTCTCAAGCTCATTGAGGACTTCATCGGGAACTGTGATCAAATCCTGCAAAGATTCCCTTACACCACCATGAACGTCAAGGTCATCAATTTGACCGTCATCACCTTCTCCACTAAAGCTAATAGTGACTTCCTTGAATCCATTCTTTTCAAATAGATCAAGAATAAAAGCCCTAGTAGCATTAGGGAGCTTTGAAAGAGCCTTGCCGTCATCACCCTTTAGCTTGTCTACTTTTGTTTTCGGCATTATTTGTCCCTTTTTTAGATCACAAACTTTTTTCTTAGGGTACAATTATTTTACAGGGTCTAAATCATCTATTTTATCCAAATTAGCTAGATTTCCGAAAGAGCATCAAACTCTTCCATAATGATTTCAGGCATCTTTTTAAAGTTGGACTCGTCAAACCAGCCTGTAGGGCCATCTAACTGGAACTTTGTTAGATCAGTCAAAGGACAAATAACTGCTGGGTAATCACCCTCAAGACGGGTAATCTTCAGATTAGCGTTATTGTCCCATTCATAGGCCCATTCACACCACTGATCTTGAAAGTCTTTTAGTGCATAAGAATCGACTTCACAAGAATTACCAATTGAATGATGGGTATCAAAACTGCGCCAAGCATAATACTTACGAAGATAATCTGTAAACAATTGCACATTATCTGGAGACATCTTCTTTTCAGAAGCAATAATCAGCGTCAGATTTCTTAGAAAGCACTGACTATCTCTAAGAAACTTCTCAAGCTGATAAGCAGGAGAACCATCAAACTGAAAATACTGAGTAATCCACTTGCCCTTCGTAGCTGAAGGGAAAACGTGCATTGATCTTGTTCCCATAGTTTCCTCTTCTTAAATAACAGGGATTACTGGTTGTTTATCATCATTCGTAAAAAGTGAACCACCATCATTTCCCTCATCATCTCTGCTGGGGAAAATGAGGTTACCATCGTCCAACTGCAAAACAATTGGACGATGGTACCACCCTAATGAATCTGCTTCTTTTTGAGAAAGATACCTGACGGCAACAATCTTCTTATTTAGAAATTGACTCTTAGCAACATCAGTCCATCTTTTCTCTGTCTGCGAAACAGTTTCCATCACATTTACTCCTTAGCGTAAGGCCCAACATAAGCGGTAGGACTATCAGACTCAGAAATGTCCCAAATCGGATTGACACCCTTGGGAAGATTATCAACCTTCACATAAATCTTAGAAGGTGCATATCCATTCATATACTTAGCAAGAGCAGGACACAGCCAACCTTCCATATACTGACCTTCTAATTCTACAGCGTAGAAATTGCCTGCTTCTCCACTTCGGGGAGTATCTGGCTTGACTGTTGGGTTGTTACTTCTTACCCAAGTCAAAGTAGCGTCAGCATCACTCATAGGACTTGTGCTAAATGTTAGTTCAAATCCTTCTCGGGGATTCTTTACCCCCTTCAAATCTAGCAACTTATGAATCATTGCTGTAATCGTTTCAACAAAAAGCTCTTCCTTCAAGTTTGTTCGTTCATCATCGAAGCAATAAAGCTGATACTCATCAAGATAATAAGGGTACAATACAAGGTTACTCATTTTTACATTCCTTCAAAGGCTTGGGGACAAAATATAAATCTCTTTCGATTCGTGGGCACCCCCCACCAATCTTCAAACTTTCCAACTCACTCAAGCTGAAATAGCCGAACTCTCGTTCGTGTCCCTCAACAACCCCGAAGAATGTGTCATCACCATCAAACTCAGAAGCCCACCAAGTCCAGCTTCCAAAAGCATCGAAAAACTTGACGATTGCCACAGCGTCCTCACCCTTTCCATCATTAGCATAGAGGGGAGGCAGCTTGTTCCGCAGTTCTTTAGTTAGAAGTTTCACAGGATACTCCGGGTAAAGTTTAGAGAGACCGCTAGAATTATAGGGTACAATTATTTTATGCACCCTAATTCTAAATTAAGAGAAATCCGGCCTGCCGGGACGTACTCACCGAGCGAACAGTGAATGCTATCTGCGGTAGGCCGGATTTAATATCAATTGACTTTAATATCTTTGATATGCGTCTCTGGCACACCAAAAGCATTCTTAGCGGTAAACTTAAGCGTCACAGTGTTTCCGCTGACCTTGGTATAGAACTCATGGAACACAAGGGTATCGGGAAAGTTTACCATCCCCCGAACAATCTCTTTAGCCTTAAGAATCTTATTGATCTCATCGTCATTGATTTGAATCTGATCAGCGTTCACATAATTGCAAACATTAAAAGCGCCAAACATAGTCAAGAACGCAATAGCATACTTCATGTTATCTCCTTATTCACAAGTTATAAAAATCAAACCAGTGCCGAAGGCGGGATTCGAACCCGCAGTGTTTCTAATGTGAGGGATTTTAAGTCCCTTGCGTTTCGCCAATTTCGCCACTTCGGCAACCTAATCACACAGGTAAAAGCGGTTCGTTGTCCTGCTTCTTCTTTTGTTCTTTCTTCAAACGCTCCCAGATCTTAAGCACGAAAGAATACTCAGCACATTTTTCACTATCAAGATTCGTATTGTTTACAACCGCCAAAAACGCCTTCTTCAATTTCTTATAGCTTGGCTTTTTCTTTTTCATTGTTGTCCTTACGTCCTTGAAAACAATAACAATGGAAGCGCTGGGACTCGAACCCAGGACCAACGGATTAACTTACCACTATAACTTTCGTTACCATTTCTGTTTGTGGTCTGGACTTTACCTTCACCATTGTTTTTCAACTTTAGGTGCTGCCCGTCAAGTCTCTACACCTTCCTATTTCTAGGCTTGGCTCGGTATTGGCAGTTAAGCGTTCACCGAATTTGAGCAGTTCTACTTTATCAGTTTCCCGATAAGCACTCCTATTTGAAGTCCGATGCTCTACCAACTGAGCTACGCTTCCTTTTGCAGTATCAGTCCCATAAATCCATTTATGCCCGTCATCCGAGTCGCACGGACACACCGTGGGGTATGAGTCCACAGTGACACTGGTACGGGTTGACCATGATATTTACTGTCGAGTCCAAACAGCACATGCAATATCAAAGTGAGTTCATGCACCCCGACGACGGAAAGGGTACGCCTCATGAACACGACGGCCTGATTCCCTGCGGAAAGGGCACCTCAGGCAAGGTGGCTGCTTTCGCAGCGGAAGTGATCAGTCTTCATCATTTTTTGGAATTAGATCCTCGCTGAATCCAATTTCTGGAAAACAACTGGGATCAAAACAGACGGCACAGGTTACCACATATGGTGCGGCCTGTAAAGTCTCTACCGCTGACGAAAAAGGAGTCTCTCTGGTGAAGCTGACCGTGCCAACACTTGGCATACACATTTCAAAAATTGCATTGTTCTTATTGAAATGATCAGAAATCATCCCTACGTCTTCATCTTTTGCTGTGACGAAACGAACGCCGATTTTATACGTGCCGTGGGTGATAACCTTCTTCGCTTCAAAGAGCAGACCCTGAGCTGCCTTCTGTTTCATCTCGTCTGGATCATATAAATTGCTGGAGAAGTCAGGATTCTCATCCAAGAAATCTGGGTCAGCAGGTCCAAGTTCCACTACGTCATTGATACCAATGTTCATAGCAAACGTTGGGCTTGCAAGAAGTTTTGCATAACTCTTGCTGAGCCGATGTCCCTTGACAACCTCCACCACCTCAATCGACTTGTCGGGATCCCCGTCAGGATGACTGCCCTTGATTCGAACAGCCACGTATACTTCATTATAATTATTGTCGGACATTATGTTCTCCTTGTTATTAGATGCAGTCATCCTGACGGGATTAATCCTGAACTGACTATCGATATCGACGGCAACAATACCACTGACCATTGCTACCTTGGGCATAACCAACATCGACCGTAGTCATACCGCTGTTTGAAAAGCAGCAGTTCCTGTAGGCAGCTTCCTGCGAAGAGCCAGAACCACAACCCTCGTAACCACGGTTGCCACCCCAGTGGCCAACACGACCAGTACGAGCCATGATCTCAGCCACGCCTTGGGCGGAGCTAGTATCATTAGCACCGTAGCTGTTGGTGTACGAAGTCACCTTCGGTGTCGAAGAAGACTGCGTAGTGTAATTGCTATTACTGTTGCGATATCGGGGCCAAGCATGAGCATCCTGCTGGCAAAGACCACCGATCACAACAGCAACAGCGACAATAACAAACGTCCTCATAAGATTCCTTTCCTAGTAGGGTACAACCGAAAACAAAACCGACGAACATCATAACACAGAACAAGACTTTGTAAAGGTCTTGCCCATCTTACCAAGTCTACCTCTTCATCTTCTTGAAGAAGTTCCGCAACCGATTGGTAAGCACGTTCAGCGTAGACCGAACATCGTTCAACACGGTGTAGTTACCGTTGCCGAACAACTGCTGACCAGTGGGATCACCGAACGCATTGGCAATGCCGATGCCGTACACGTTGATACCACGCTTCCGCAAGAGATTACAACAGTGAGCCGTATGCTGATACCCATTCATTGTCGGAGTGGGAGTCATGTTAGGTTCACCGTCAGTAATCACAAACAGAATCCGATTCTCATGGTTGGGATACTGCTTGAGCATCTTATCCCCAACATGAGCGATATGGAACCCAAGACCCGTGTTCTGGTGTTCACACGCCTCGCTCAACGCTTCCAGTTTCTTCGTCTGGGTGTCTTTGTAACAATAGGTGTTAATCCTAGTGTTACCACCCGTAGAGAAACCGTACACGCTGAAGTCAGTGTCACGGAGAGACTTCAAAGCTTCGGAGAAGATGATCGCCAACTCCCTAGCCTGTTCCATCTTCCGGCCTGCCATCGAACCGCTCTGGTCGATAAGCAGCGTCACCAGCCACTTCTTCTTCGAAAGGATATCCTTACGCTCGTACAGCCGCTCTGTCTCACCGAACTGAACCTTATGAAGGCTCTGCTCGTCAAGACCGCCAACCGTCAAACCATAGCTTGACAGAGCGAAGTCAGTGTTATGGAAGTCGAAGCAGTTCTTTACACGACTGATCGCTCCACGATTAGCACTAACAACTCGCTTGTACCGCTCCCTCGTTTCGGGATTCACTGGCGGCACGATGCGAGTGTAAGTCGCACCTTCAAGCTGCTTATCTTGAATCGACCGGAGTGCATCCGGCTGATGCTGCTCCCGCTCCCTCAACTGCTGGCTGGGGTCAATGTGACTAGCAGCATAGTCACCAGCGACAGTAGTCTCATTGTAACTATTGTCACCAGTGAACTCCCGATTCTTCGGGCTGTTGGAGTTGGTGTCGATGCTCTGAATGTCGGTCTTGGGCTTGCCCTTCCCGTTGCCGGGAGTGCTACGACCCTTACCGGGGTTGTTACTATTGCCACCATCGGCATCGCTATCAGAGTCACTATCACCATCACCGTCAGCATCCTGACCGTCACCATCAGCATCCCCATCAGCATCCCCATCCTGACCATCGGAATCGCTGTCATCGTCATTCTGGCCCTTGCTGCCCTGCGGCTGGCCGTCCTGCTGCTGATCATCATCCTGCTCGTCATCACCGTCCTGCGGCTGCTGCTGCGGGGGCGGCTGAGTCAGATCAAGAAGCTGCTGAATCTGATTGTACAGATCGCTAGACCGCTGGAACCGCTCGTCATTCTCGCACGGCGTGTCCATCGTCTCATTGAGAAGACAATCCGCTGCATCAAGCCGGTCGGCAATCTCTGTCTGGAAGTAATCGTGATAGTCAATACGATCCTGAGACAGACGGTTGTGACAAATCAGATTGACAAAGTTGTCAATGTTCTGATCGGGGCTAGCGAACGCACCCATGATCGCTTCCCTGCTCTGGTTGAAAACCTTCTGCTGGGAATCGACATAGGAGCGAAAGCCGGGCCAATCAGAATAAATCTCATTGCCAGCCGTACTCTGAAGATCGGTCATGTAAAGATTACGAACAGCCCAGTTGTCACAAGACTGGTACTGATAGTTAGCCCTACGGCCAACGCTCTTTCGCATGAAGCTGCACAGCATGGCCTGACCGTTCAAGGCATCAAGCCCAGCATAGTAAGCATCGCTGGACTTGTCGTGAACAACACCGCTATCGTCCATGAGAACCTTGGGAGAGACATACAGAATCGGTGAGGACAGGTCATTCACAACGCACCCGTCGCTATACCGGACACTGAGATTCTTCTCATCCTTGCCACCATCGCTATTGATGGTGAGATTGATCGTCTTGCTGACCTCCTTGATAACCTCCAGAAGGTCTTCGTTACGATCAGCACGGCGACCATTGTCCTGAGAACCCGAATGAGACCGAAGGTACGCACTGGTACTCTTGACGGGGGTATAAGACCGGGACTTGCCGCCACCGTGGAACTGGCTCCACCAGCCAGACCGATTGTCCGTCTCCTCTTCCTCCTCCTGACCGAAGTAGCCAGTAGAAGAATCAACCTCGATGATTTCAACATCATCCTCGGCCTTATCGTCCCACCGCTTGAACCATTCAGCCTTCATCGTTCGTCTCCTGAGAGTGAGTGCCGTTGAACTGTAGTTTGTTAGGGTACAATAAAATTAGAGGACAATTATTTAAAATTAGCCTGCCTGCCGGGGGTTATTAGTCTCCCCCGGCAGGCAGCGTCGATCAAATCTCCCCGAACTTGCCAACCAGCAGCTTCCGCAGGCCGTCTCGCTGGCTAGTCACACCACCGTCCGCACTGAAGTGGTTCAGCAGCGTGTAGTGCATGGTCTTAGTACCACCGATGCTCATTGCCATCGCAGCCTCTTCCAGCATACGGGTGCTGATAGGCTTGCTAAAGGCATCCACGCTGTCCGACTGCGACTTAGCCCGCACTTGGTTGGCAACGTCTACCAACTTCTTGCAGCTATCAAGGTCGAGGCCGGTCTTCTGGCGAAGAACATGGCTTTCGGTCTTGGACTCAAGAAACTTGCACTCCACGACAAGGCCGAAGCGGTCGCTAAGAGCCTCGTCCAGAGCGATAGTTCCGGTGAATTGGTTGCCTTCATTCAACGCAGCCCAGAAGGTAACGCCCTCTGCCACCGTGATCCGGCGCCCAGCCTCTTCCAGATACGTTGACCGACGATGGTCGAGCAGCGGGATCAGCGTATTCACAACCATCGGACTGACACGATTCAACTCGTCCAGCACAACAACGCTTCCAGCCGTTTCGATCATCTTGATGAACATACTTTCATGCCACACAATGTCCTTGGTATCGGCACCGAACTTACGGTAGCCGAACCAGTCTCGCGGCTCACGCACGTTGGCACAGTCCATCACCATCGCAGGCAGCTTACGGTTAGCTGCGTACTGCATAGCGAAGCTGGTCTTGCCGCAGCCAGCGGGGCCGACAAGCCGCACGTTGACGTTGCTAACCTTGCTACGCTTCTGAACAAGGTCAACGAGTGCCTTGTTCTCTTCGGTAATAACGAAGTGCTTATCCAACGTAGGAATCATATCAATGGCCTCCGCATCGTATGTCCAAGTCGCAGGCTCAAAAGCGAATGCAGGGGGGAGAGACGGGACAGAAGGAGCATCCACAGCCACAGCCGAACCAACAGCCGGGGCGGCGGTAACAGTAGTGCCGGGACGGTTACGAACCCAACGATTCTTCACGCTATTGAAGAACGGCTGGCTGATATCCTTGCCGGGATTGTTGTCAGTATAAAGCTGATACTCGTTCGTCCTTTGAAACATACGGTAGTTGTGAGCAGTGCCAGCAGCCAAGCAAGCCTCAATCAACACCGCTTCGGCAGACTTCGTCCGAGCCATGAGAAACTCCTAGAAAGGTTAGAAAAACAAGTTTATCGAAGAACGTCGTACCTGTTTAGGGTACAATTATTTTGATTGCTATTATTCAAAATTTGAATTAGCGGCTAGGGGCGGCTAGCAGTTTCGCAGCTTTTGGCCGTAGAGCCTTGCCGCCCCTAGCACACGTTTACAGAACCAGATCAGCAGCATTCTTTACAACCACCTTCTCCTGATCCGTACCGATGTTCTGGATTTCCAGATTGTAGTTAGAGCCGCTAAACACCAGAGTGCCATCGGCCAAAAGAGTCACGTTAGCCACGCTGTTGTAGTTCCGATGCCAAAAGAAACCGACTTCATCATGAAACTCACAGTTCTCGTCCGCCATAGTGGTCTTAGTCTTGGTCATTTGTTTACCCATCAAAGGAAGGGAATGTTATTGACGACAAACCGCTAGGGTACAATTAAAATACAATGCAATTATTCAAATTTTAAATTAGCTACCGAATTCTCTTCCTATTTTTAAGTAATTGCTTCAGCTCCTTTAGTGGCGGAATACCTCTAGTTGGAACACCTCTGGCTAAGATGTGGTTCTTGTTTAAAGGAGGATTGATAGGTTCGTTATTGCTTTTCTGAATAGAAGCGTGATGTTTTTCAAAAAGACTCATTTGGTTCCTTTTTTAGCGATCATACTTGTTACAGAATGAACCATTCTAAGATATGCCTTATCGTGATACTTATCATTATCAGGATTTTCTAGAAGCTCACCCAGCCGATACAAAACTTCCTGAGTATTTTTTTTACCCAGATCTTTGACAGTTATAAAACCGTCTTCTAACAAAAGAGCCAAATTCACACAACCTTCAGTATTCCACTCATTGTCTCTTTGCTTCACAACCTTGCCATAGAAAACCTTATCTAATGGCTTTCTCTTCTCACGGGCTTCTTCAATTATCTGCCGCAACTCGGCAGCATTATCGCTGTACGCCCACGTTTCTAGGCCGCTGTAACCCATTATAAAATCTCCAAAGTTATCGAACCGAAGTCTTAGGGTACAAATAAAATACTAGCCCCAAGTGGAATCGAACCACTATCAAGGGATTAGAAATCCCTTATTTTATCCGTTAAACTATGGGGCCTCACCTTAGCCAGCCTTATGAATCGGGATGTATTTCACACCCTGATCGTTCGTTTGAACAGAGCCAACTAAGTATTTTTGCTCTTTAACCATAGCAACAAACGCATCGCTATTGATATGCGAGTGGTTAGCAGGATCAGTCAGAACGATAGCACCGATTTGTGGCCCCATAAGATTCCTTTCAAATGGCTAGGGTACAACTATTATAGAGCGATGATCTTACCTTTTTCGTTTTCACATGTCAATTGTGCAAAACGAGCCTCAAATACAGGCTTTTTTCCTCTCTTTTTAACAAAATTAGCCCATTTATAGGGATTATAGGTGATTTCAGAGCCCTTGAGGGGTTTAAATTTGTCAATAAAGCCGATCACATAAGCATGAACATTCTTACGCTTTTCCCTCAAAACACGCTGTCTTCCTGCCTCACTAACACGAAAAACAACATCTCTAAGGCCAATTTTATCAGTATGAGCAACTACCAGACCTTTATGCTGAACACTGAAGCACTTCTTCCTCAAATTAAAGTAAACTTTAACCTTCATATATGAGTCCTTATCTGGGTTAACGTCCGATATATCGGTTCTTATCTGGGCTACCGTCTGCTAAATCAAACTTTATAATACTTCCTGCACCGTTCAATAAAAACGGGCAAGTGTCGGCTTAACTGATGGGGCATTTGACCATCATCAAGAGACGTACCAGCCATAGCCCGTCCAACAGCAATATCAATTGCTCTTTCCTTGGTAAAGCGGTCAGTCTTACGGCAATAAGACCAACCAATAAAACGCCCCTGACCCAACGCCCCAAATTCCGATGAATCCATCTTCACAGCAACCAGAACACCACGGGGGGTGCCATTCTTTTCACGAACATAATGAATAAGAGACTGAGCAGGAATGTTCATTTTTCGATTCTCCTTAAACGATTAGGGTACAATTATTTTGGGTCAATCCAGTGAACAAACTTATTTTTCTCGTCATCAAAAGCACATTCTAGCTCACCTTTGGCAGAACATCTACTCAAAAGACCATCAAACATAATTTGAAATGTTTCATTCCAAATCTCAAGGATATTTTCTTTAGTGAGAGTTCCTTGAGCCTTATGTCTAATCAAACTTTGAACTTGTTCTCTGCTGATGTATTCTAAACCAGTATTAAAAATCTCATTGCTCCTCATAATTCTGGGAAGTCCTGCTCCGACCTGACCTTCTTTATCAATAGTGTTGCCCAGAACCATACCAAGCAAAAAGATTTCTAGATCTGTTTCACAAACAATTTCATTGTGCTGATTCTCGTGAAACTTTCTAAAGATGTTCAATAAGTTGTGAGCTACTTCAGTAATGAAAATCTCTGCGTAATAGCTGATATTGTTATCATTCACAACAAATTGATAAGTGGTTGGATCAGCTCCAAGCCCAATAAGGCTAGTGCCGAAACTTTCACAAACCTTGTCGTATACAGGTTCAAAGTCCTTGAACCCACTTTCACAAATCTGGGAGAACTTTCCTGCTACAGCTTTTTCAAATTCATCCGTTGAAATCATCTTTGTCTCCAAACATAAACCTGATTATTAGCACAGCAGAACCACTGGTTTGTTCTTTGATCATACCAGTAATAAGGTTGTTGAATACTCTGAACTTGCTTTTGTTCTACCACAGGATGTTCTTTTTGATATTGCTGAACTCCCTGAAGCACAACTGCAAAAAACGTCAACAACGCAGTCACAAATCCAACCACAGAAGCAACTCCTTTGCCTTTATTGGTTTTCATGGCTTGATACCTCCTTGTATCAAGAACTGTTCAAATCATTTACTCATTACTTTTAATGTACCAAATAAGTCCCATACATAAAAAAGCAATTATCCAAAAAACATAAGTCATTATACGGCCCTACGTCTTTTTGGATAAAGTTCCTGAGAATAAGTTTCTACCTGATATTCGGTCTTTTGGTTTTTGAACTTTAGAACTGGCTCGTCACAATTCTTACAGACTACTCCCTGCATACTGTCGCTTCTGACCCATGTGTTCTGGGAGCAAGTTTCACAAAAACCCTTCAATTTATACTTCACAATTTAGAACTCCTGATTTTAAAAACGCATATTCTCTATCATATCAAAACCCAAGTTTTGGATTTTCCTACTCTCTTAAATCCATTTTTCTCATAATAATTAATAAGTTTCTTGAAATCTCTTTTGGTTTCTTTCTTTTTTCCTTCACAACCCATCAGTTTCTTATTTGAATCTCCTGTGGCGTGTTGCAAAGGCACGGGAGACAAGGCTATTGGGCAATAGTTGAACTTTCTGATCGCCCTCAGTATGTGTTTGAGAAGCCTTCTCCCTCTGTATTCTTTCTTGATGAAGAGTCTTTGGATTGCAATTACAGACTTTGGGTCCTCTAGTTCATCAACAAGAATGTCTATAAATTCATCTGTAAATTCTTTTTGCGTGGCTACTAGCGGTTCGAATAGGGCTAAAATATCATCATCCACCTCGTCAATCAGACTGATCCATCCATGATTTTCGTTGAGTGCGTTTGAAAAATTAAACTGCACAAGTTCGGCAAATCCAATTTTAGTCCTTATGCAATCTTCATCAGAAAGGAATATGTGGGCTCGGATTTCGTTGTAGTGATCATTATTTCCAATTGGTTCAACATTGAATTTCACAATTACGTCGTCGTCCACAATAGTTTCTCCTTAGCTTTTAGCACATAGCTCTAGGGTACAATTAATAAGCATAATTCTAATTTTAAATTCCGGGACTACGATTCGAACGTAGAAAAAAGGAACCAAAATCCTTTGTGATACCGTTTCACCATCCCGGAGTGACCTAAAGCAAATCTTTCAATTCAACGTATTTTCTCTCCGCCTCTTCAGGAGTCATTTTAAAAACTTTCGCTGTTTCTTCAAATGCCTTATTCAACGGGAATACTCTACGATTCTCTTTCACATTCATCAGGAATTTGACAATGAATTCATAATCTAATTCCAAATTGAACCCCAATTTAAGCCATGAAAAAAATGTTCTAAATACTCAAAATACCCCGTGCCGGTAACGCTCCGGCGTCTCGGCCTTGAAAGGGCCGCGTCCTAACTTCTAGACTAACGGGGCATACAAATCATTATAGCATTATTCTAGATTTTTTAAAATGCCATCTCTAATCGTCGTAATATCACTATCGGAATATATTTTTCCGTCCATTTCGAAATAATCAGATTCAGGAATTTCATATTCCACACAATCAAGGTAGCTGTCATCTGACTGGTGGACATGGGCACAAACTATTGCTATTTGGCCCCAAATGTTTTCGAATTCATAATCTTCAGGCTGAAATCTCTCGTCCGTAAAACGTAGATTCCAGCGTTCTACCCCTCTGTCATACATTTTGGCTTGGGGGAAAATAAATTGCACTGGAACCAGACAATTCAAACCTTTTATTGTCTGCCAGCGCCTTTTTGCTTCTTCAAACTCCTCATTGGTAAGAAAAGCATACCAACTTTGAAATCCATATTCCTCACTAATTTTAAGAAATACATAGTCTTCAGGATTCTTCATGGTTTTTAACTCTTCCTGATACGTCTGGGATTTCTCCCTTATAAGGTTTGAAGTCTATAGATTGATGACATAGCCAATGCTCTGGTGACGTGGATTGGTCATATAAATACTGCTCTAATAAAACAATTTCATCCCATTGCCCCATGCTATCTCTGTATATGAGTCTTTTGCCGGGGAATTTCTTTTGAATCTCCTCATAAACCCGCTCGGCATCATTTGTTATTGATTTGGCGCCCAAATTCAAGTCAATCAAATATACCTTGCTATCATCCATATACACAATATCGTACTCGGCCCCCAGAAATACCATGAAGAATCCTCATGTTCTTTTCTTTTTACCCAAAGCAAGTTCTGCTGCAACAATTAAATCTACCAACTGCGTGTCAGAAAAAATTGGCACATTGGTTTCAAATAGAGCTCTTTTAATATCTTCATAAGCATTCATATGATGGACAAGACTTCTGACGCTTTGCATAACCTCATTTGTAAGAATACACTCAGGAGCACGCATAGAAGAAAGAGATGCCAAACGCATTGCCCTTGTATAAAGTCTTAAAACGGGTTCATTTTTATAGAGTTCAACAATCTGCTTGTTAGTGTAGTCTGATACTGGCTGAAAGAATCCGTCACAAGGTTTACAGATGTAAACAGGTTCATTATCTCCGAAATTAAGTCCTTTCCTAACCTCGACTTTTGTACCGGGAACATCATCATCACCTTCTGATGAACCACAGACAATGCAATAATTTGGATCTCTAGCAATCTTCTTTTTAGACTTCTTCTTAGCCATTATTGCCTTACTCCAAAAGTGCTTTGATAATTTGATGTCTCTCTAGTGTAACAGTTACCTTTTGACTTTTGGTATGCCATTCAACCCAAGCTCGGCAACAGCCACAAGTAGGTTCGTATTCTTTACACTCTGGGCCGAAGTAACTTGTGACTTCGTGATGTGTCAACGGCAGGTTTAATTCCACCCAGTTAGAATCGTGACCATACCTTTCCCTCAGATCAGCCATCTGCTCCTCGGGAGTCCAAACTTTTACCTTCTTCTTTTTGGGTTTTTTCTTAGACATAAAAGCTATCGAACTCCTTTACTTTCTTTTCAGCCAAAGAAACCAGTTTCACAACTTTGGGGTCACTCATTTTGGTGTCATAAAAAACAGCCATGTAGCCCCTGTCAGCAAACCCAACTTCTTTGAACCTACACTTCACCTTGAACTGCCTCAAGGCATTAGCAATGTAATCAAACTCATGATAATCGTTGGCGGTAATCAACGCAGGAAAAGTTATATTATTTTTCATTATATGTCCCTTGTTAGAAAAGCCCATCACCGGCCCCAGACTATTCATCTGGGGCCGGTGGTTCTCGGGGGCTATTAGAAGTTGACAGCCTTCTGGAGATGTTCGCCGTGCTTGTCGAACCACTTCTTGCCTTCGTCGCAAGAGATGATGACGGCCTTCATCTTCTCATCACCCTGAATCAAGCACTGCCGCATAAACACCATGCTCGGCTCACCGGCCATGTTGTTGATAGCACCCTTGAAGCAGTTATTCACATGCTCGGTCGTATACTTTGACCGAAGCAGATGAATCGACAACGCCGTGCTGACAGCATAGCTCATGGTTACGTTCTTGTTATCTTCCTTGAACGTAGTCTTACCATTGATAATTTCCGAAATGTTCGGAATCTTGGCACAGACAGCCTGATAAGCCATGAACTCGTTAGCAGCACTACCCACCATCGCACGAATATCACTGGTTTCGCACTGGTCGGCATAAAGCCGCTGCGAAACGTAATACCAGCTACGGGGACTCGGGTTAGCACCCTCATCATCCAGAGGCGGCTGGATCAACAGGTCGGGCTTGAAACTAATAAACCCGATGACGTTCGGGTGAATGTTGTTCTTGACCGCCCAGTTGCTCCAAGTATCCTTATCCGGCTCATAGTGATAGATGGCAAACCGCTGACGCAGAGCAGCAGACAGAGGATGGGTATGCGCCCGATCATCAGCCTTGTTGCCAGCCGCAACGATGTACCAATCCGGCCCAAGATGATGCGAACCAACCTTACGGTCAAGCACCAGTTGAAGGGCAGGATTCTGCACAGACGGTGCAGCCGTGTTCATCTCGTCAAGGAACAAAATGCCCTTGCCATTCCACGGGATAAACTCAGGACGAACCCACTCCACCTGAGTCGGGTTGCCCTTATCGTCCTTCTTCACCACAGGCAGACCACGAAGGTCAATAGAATCAAGAGTATTCAGCCGCAGGTCGATCATGGTTTCATCGGCCTCACAAGCCTGATGAACCTGCTCTGACTTGCCCACACCAGGCGAACCATAAATAAACATGGGGATACCATTCCCCTTGCTCGTCTTAACAGACCGGCACTTACGAATCTCATTCACCAGACTGCCGGTGATGACATTAGCACTGCTCAAGAGCTTTTCAGCCATTTAATCAACTCCTTAGTTTAAAAATCAAACCCCGAGAACAAACTTATAGGGTACAATTATTTTCCGACTTTCTCTAACTCTTCACGGATTTTATCAACTCCCGTGTGAAAGTCAAAGAAACGCTTAGTCCAATCATCTTCAACATCAACAATGGCATTAGCCATCATATATCGGCATATAGCGTCAGACTTCCTGACGAACAGGCTATACATATAAGCCCATTTAGGACTTTTGAAGAAGATGGTTTCCTCTTCTTCACTCCAAGCACCATTATTCGGTAGGCCCGCAGGCTTACGAAGATACTTGGCATACATATAAGCGAACTCAGGATCACTAGCCATCAACTTTTCTTGATCCTCTGGAAGTCTTTTCTTATCCCTGAAAGCCTGCATATAAAGCTCCCTGAGATCAGGTTTCTTCTTCTTAGCAGTTTTCTTAGCCATAAGGTATCTCCTTCACAAACCTTTAGGGTACAATTTTTATTGCCCCTCATACGGGACATTCACCCTGACTACTTCTCCAAACGGCGGGTCAACCTGACTCGTCATGACCCAGAGAACTTCAAACGGTGGCTTTTCGTCACCGAAGTTCCCATAACCGTCAGTAAAGAAGCAGCAGTAATCCGGCCTGATACGCTTCTCAATCAGATGGTTGAACACTGGAACAAAATCAGTTCCACCACCACCCTTCAACTTAGGAAGCGGCTCATGCGGTTCGATCCAACGGCTTGATTGAACATCAGCGTCACAATCAAGCATATAAACCTTAGCACCGTACTTGACACGGATTTCTTCCAACTCACTAACAGCCTGTGACAAATCACTTTCGCTCATGCTACCGCTAGTGTCAATAGCATAAACAATCTTGGGCTTATCCGGGCCGACGTTGCTTGGCATAATAAAATCAGCACCAAGAAAACGACGGTTAGGTACAGACCAAGTAACGTCCCGCTTCTCTGTCCTGCTAACACCGAAACGCAACTTCTGCTTCAAAGCCCGCAGCCAGTCAATCTGTGGCTTGAGCAACTTGGCAATAGCCCGCTCAAGATCAGATGGCAACTTGCCCTGTGACTTTGCAACAGCAAAAGCCTCTTGCGTTCCACGACCAATCCAGTCTGCAAGTTCCTTCCTCGCTTGCTCGGGACTCTTCCCACGAAGATCAGGAAGAGGAATCCGACGCTCACGAACCGAAGCAGAACCATTGGCAATATCTTCTTCCGTAAGATCAGGACGAAGATCGTTACCAATACCGTCGCCACCGTCACCACCATCACTTCGGCCACGACCTTTATAATTATCCTTGATAAGTTCGTAAATCTGCTCGGCACTCATGCCGTCATACGAAGTATCAAGCATACCACCTTCGATAAAGTAATCGCTATTACCATTGAACTGGTAGTGCAACAGCAGGTTGATTGCATAGTCAGCAGCAATATTGAAGATTTTGGCATCACGCTGACCCTGCCGCTCGGCGTGTTCAAAAGCAAAGTGGGCAATCTCATGTGCAATCAGAAACAGCATCTTCTTATGATACAGCTTGCCGTGCTTCTCACGCAGTTCCTTCACAAAGTCCACATTAAAAATAATATGGCCCGTCTTGGTAATACCGGCAGTCGGCACAAGATGCTTAGTCAGACTAAAAGAACACCGCTCCGACAGCACTCCCCAAAAAGGGAACTCCAAGCTATAGCGGTAGCCAATGTTCTCAATATCTTTCTTGAACTCGACGTATTCCGCTTCTGAAACACTAAAAGATGCAAGAGTCTGCTTGACAGCATCAACAATCTCTTGCTCGTTCTTCGTAACCTTTTTCGCTCTTGGCATGTGGGTTCTCCTTGCACCTATAGGGTACAATTCTTTTATGGATATTTTAAAATTAGTCGATCTTGGTGGCGGCTTTGACTAAAATTTCATATTTTGAATTAGTTAAAGGAACAATATCAATCATCTCAGGATATACGAAATATCCTTTTTCTTCCTTGAGATGTTTAGCAATAATTTCTTTGATTTCAGATTCAGGAATCCGAAGTCTCCACAAAGGAGAAGCGTCCATACTGTCCTCCATGATTAAGCCCCTTAATTTACACGAATCATCATTCGTCCGTCATTCGGACATTTCTTTGAACCGGGAATTTCATATTCTTGAATTAACTTGCACTTAGGGCAGCGGTATTTATAGACCTTATTCGCCGCAAAAACTGCGGTGCTTCCCAAAGCAACAGCCAGCAAAGTTAAAATTAGCGTTCTACGTCCCATCTTTTTTCCCTTTTAAGTAGACAACAAATTCATAGGGTACAATTTTTTTATGTGACCCTAAGTATACCACAATCTATTTTAAAATTAGACCGACCCAAAAATTATTGGGTTCATAAAACAATGACAAATACCATCGCCCTGGGTGTAAAAAAACAATGACAAATCACCTCGAACACAAAACTTCAGCCATTTGACGTAAGTCGTTTGTTAGACTGCACTTACGTCAAATGGCAAAAAGTCTGTTGACGTAAGTTCTTTATTCAAAAGAACTTACGTCAAATCTAAGTTAATCTACACATACTTTTGACATCTTCTAGCATATGTATGATTCTTTTGACCCGTGTAATATCAGCAATTAAACCTTTTGCTAAAGCCACAACTTCATCATTTGTGGCAGATTCCTCGACAGTACCATTCTTAATTCTCTGCTCGATACATTCCTGCTCAAGAACAACTTTATCAATCAAGCATTGGAGCAACTTGACGTTTTCTTTATTCATTAAATCCTAGCTTCATTCTTCCAAACATTAATCAAATCAGCCAGTTCAGGCTGCATGATGTAATGAGCATGGCCCTGAATCGCCATCGAATAAGGCCGAGGACACGGAATTCCCTCTGCTGCACACCAAAGTTCATGCAGATTACTCAGAAACAGCTTCACAGCCCAGCGACGAGCCATAGCATCAATATGACCATCAGGAAGCATCCCTGATTCATATTTTGCTTTAGTTGCGACATCACGAAACTTCTTAGCCTTCAACACACTATCCGCCAGACCCTTAAATCCACCACCCTGATTCTTAGCAACCAATTCAGCCTTCTTCTGACGATAAAGATCACCGTAAAAGCACTTAGCTGCCCCGGTATCTTTATCAGTAGCATTAGAGAACTTCATGAAACTCTGGCCGACCTTCCAACACAAAGTTTTCAAAGCTGCATTCCAAGGCCGCTTCTCACCCTTGTTCCACTCAGATGTGGGGTCAAGACCAGCATATCGCCAGAATGCACCAGCAGTAGCAGCCCGACGAATATCAAAATGAGCAACCAGACCCGCTGAAATAATCGGGCCAATACCATAAACATTGTCCTTCAAAGCCTTAGCTACAGGATGCCCCTCAGTCCACTCATCCATAGCCTTAGCAATCTGATTTTCCAAAACTTGAGTTTGGGCATTCAGATAAACCATCAGATCATGCGGAGTACCAGCCTTACTGGCAGCATCAATCTGCTTAGAAGACCTCATCCGGTTCTCCTGCACATTGTAATAATAGTTCACAATGCACCGAACCTCATCACGATTCAAAGTTCGAATTAGCTTTTTCAAATCTTTATCAAGTCGAGTAATCTCCCCAAGACCACTCAAAACTTCAATTGCATCTTCACTTAAAGTCGCCTTCTTAGCCTTACCCATAGTTAAACTCCTTTTGTAAAATTAAAACTTGTTACGACGGTACTCTTCATCCAACTGTTCATTTTCACGACGCTGACGATCATTCATAGGCTCATCACCCGGTTCCCAATTCTCCTTGAGATAGTCATACTCATCATCACTATCAGGATCGAACTGGGGCTTATCATCCTTAGCCATGGTTTAGCTCCTAAAAAGTTGAGAACACAAAACTATAGGGTACAAAAAAAGTCTGCCTCTTTTGAGGAGGCAGACCTATTCATACACACATTAGAAAGGACGGAGGGTGAATGTGTTATGAACTGCGGACGTTTAGCTAACTGCCCGGAGTCTTACGGGCAGATCAGCCGACTACCTTCCGCTGAGTCACCGTTTCTGCTGGATGCCATAGCAGCACAAGCACGGTAAGTTTTGATCGGCCCGATCAGTATACCACAGAAAACACTAATGTCAAGACATCACCCTGAACGCTTCATCACGCCAAGATTCTTTTGCACACATTTGATACTGGTCAAAGAACCCAGCTTGCACATATTTCACCAATTTAACAAATCGCTCTGGTTGCCCAAAAACAATCAAAGCATCTGCTAAATTTAACTGTTGTCTAGGATGAAGATTAGCCTCTGGATACTTCCAACCGAACTTTTTCTGTTGACTCAGCAGCTCCAAGCTCAAAGAAAACAATCCAATTAAATGACGACATCCAATTGCCGACTTCTCAAGAAAACTCTTCATCACAGGATGAGGATAATCATCCACAACAAATTTAAAAAAAGCAGCCGTATAAGGATCAATCTCCTTTAGGGTTTTAAAATGATCCAAAGTCATATTTGAATCAATCATTACCCGTTCAGGATATACACTCTCCCCATAAGTATTATTGAAAATTAACGTAACGGGTTTAACCGTTATAGAATGTTCGTCATTATCAAAAATAACTTTTTCAGTTTCCACCCGCTAAACTCCAAAGCTCAATAATCTCAGATTCTTCAATGGGCTGAGTGTCTTCACCATTAACTACAAATGCCCCGTCAAACTGGGTGAAGAAATCATTGATATTACTCAAATCTTTGTCCACATAAACCAAAATTGCCTTAAGAACTAAAGACTGCCGAGGGGATAGATTCATAAAATACTCCTTAATCAGGGATAACAATAGGAGCAGCCATCTCCGGTGGATTGCGCCGCTTAATCTTCTTCTGGTACTTCGCAGCCTTAAAATACTTCTTCACCCAATAATTCTCATTAATTGTCATGCCAAATGTCAGCATAGCATTATGAAGATTATCTGGAAGCCTACCCTTACAATGCTGCTTGGCATAGTTATACAGCCAACAAGGACACACACGAATCTGATCTTCAGTCCAACCCGACCAATTACCCTTCACCCAAAGATTCATATAATCTAAAGCCATCTTGGGATTAAAGCCAGTGACTTCTAACTTGCCAATCTCAGCTTCACCAGCAATAAACCGACCATAAATCACATTTCTTGCATAATCAAAACTAAGGTCAGGATGTTTAGCAATTTCCGCTTCGCCTTCTGGGAAGCTGCCTTTGAGAACATAAGTGGCATACCAGTAGCTATCTTTAGGATTAGTAGCAATAGCAGCCTCTCCGGGTTCCCACTTACCCGCAATTACTTTACGGGCATAATTAAGAGCAGCACCAGAATTAGTAGCTATAATTTCTTCTGCTTCTGGCCAACGCCCATGAATAGATCCAGCTGCATAGCTAGAAGCAGCATCAGCATCCTGAATAAACAGCGGCTCAAATTCAGGAACCCGCCCACCAGTCCTAGAAGCATAATGCAGCATATTAGGGAATACTTGAACCCAATTATCAGTGAGAATGTCCATCAGAAATCTCCTTTCGATAACTTCATAGGGTACAATTCATTTGCCCTAATTCGAATTTAAATATTCTTGCGTAACCCCGCCATAATTCCAATTTCCCTGACGAACCCAACTAGGCTCTGCAACGTGACCATCAAGCCATTCTCTATAGTGCATATATTCAAGCACCCAATAATCTGATGGGTTTTCTATAAGCAAAGCCAACATATTTCTGTGAATTAAATCAGATACCCTGCTCCCGTTTAAAACATCACAAATATATGCACATACGAAATATGCACTTTGGGATATTCCAGACTCGCCTTCAGGCCACGGACCCCGGATAATATGACGAGCATACCAACCTGCTGTTCTCGCTTTAGAAGCAATAATAGGTTCGCCCAGTATAAACCTATCCTTTAATGCAGCAGCATACTGACAGCTCCAAGTAGCGTCTGACGCAATAATCTTCTCTAATTCACGACTTAATTTTTCACCATTAAAAAACTTTTGAAAAGCAGCCTTAGCAGCTTTATAAGAAAGCTCTTTTTCTGCCGTCCAATCGTCGTCACTCGGTTTAATGCCAAACTTCAGATTCATGATTCACTTGTTGATCTTGTTGAAATCACTGGGCGATGGTTCACTCTTCAGCCGATGCAAAATCCTTTGCTATGGTTCACTTCAGCCTGATATAAAATCCGGCAATATGGTTCACTATTTGAACTTAAAAAATCGACTACCTTGGTTAAAACCATTATACCACAGATAATAGACTTGTCAAGCATTTTCTAAATTAGCTTTTGGCGCCCGCTTCTTCTTCTGATACTTCTTGGCACTATACCGCTTCACCCAATAATTATTCGGTTCCATCACACTCATCATCAACATCCGATTATGGAGATTCTCAGGCAAACGACCTCCACAAAAATCCTTGGCATAATGATACATCCAAACCGGACTCGTCATCAGGGTTTCATGACTGAACTCTCCCCACAAACGCCACTCCCTGATCTTCTCAGCATACAAGTCAGCAGCACGTTCATGCTGGGCAATAGTAGGCTCTCCAAGCAAAAACCTACCACCAATAATTTCCTTAGCATAACGACAACTCAAACCAGCATCCTTAGCAATAGCCGGTTCTCCCATCTCAAATCTCTTCCTCAAGATAATAGCGTACTCGTAACTTGTCTTTGATTCTTGACTAATTACAGGCTCAAACTCAGGAAGATTAACGCCAACATCCTTAACAAATGTAATTGCTGTAGTAGCATCAGTAGGAACATTCAGCCAAGAAGGTAAAACATTATTCCAATTATAACTATTAAATACAAGATTCATCTGATGATTAGAACTACACTGCTCCTCTGTCATTACAACCAACATATGTCCAGACCAAAGCTGCAATTCATTCTTTTGGGCGTAAACCTTCTTCACCCAATCTTCAAGACGATCCTCAATGTTTTTACAATTTGAGAAGATATTATCTGGAACACTCAGAAGAATGGGACAAAACTTAGCCGCTGGTTGTTTACTCTTAACATCAGAAGAAGCCCTATTATAATTAAAAGTTTCGCTGCCATCCAAAACCAAAAATCTTTGCTGGTAAGGCATCTTCTCAACTCCTTTGACTTAAATAACGCTTCACATAATAATTATTCGGATTCATAATAGCAAAACTTAACATCTTTCGATGCAAAGGCTCAGGCATTTTGTTTGCACCAATAATCTCCGCATATTTATAAACAAAATAAGGTTCCGAACTTAGAAGAAAATAATCTTCATATTCTGGAACCCTGCACGGCCCGTGCCTCTTAAACTTTTTCTTTAATCTTTTTAGGAACTTGTTGTTCTTGATACTGTACCCAGACTCCATCCTGACCATCGGAGTCGCTCCTTCACGCCCAAGTGCCAACATCATGGTATGCAAAGCTACCCGAGCATCCATATAGGGTACAATTCCTTTATGCTAAATCAAATTTATGGTTCACTTACTCATCATGTAAAATCTGAAGAATTGGTTCACTCGAACTGTATGCTAAATCGATCTACACGGTTCACTCTCCAAACCTATAAAATCTTCTCCCCTGGTTCACTCGCACGGTATGTAAAATCGATCTATTTGGTTCACTCGCTCTCATTGCAAAAAAATGCCCAATGGTTCACTATCGGATTATGTTGAAATCCGTTTTCTTGGTTCACTCGGGCGTTGTGTTAAAAATCGTATTGCGTGATTCACTCTTTTCCGTTATTTAAATCAGCGGATATGGTTCACTCGGTCGTGATGTAAAATCCGAAAGTCTGGTTCACTCAACGTCGCTATAAAATTGCTTTTGATGGTTCACTCTTCTTGACTGTAAGATCGTACCACTTGGTTCACTGTGGATCCCATGTAAAATCCCGGTCCCTGGTTCACTCAACTTCAGTGTAAAATCTTCGAGGCTGGTTCACTCTGTCAAAATGTAAAATCCTAAACCGTGGTTCACTATTTCATCATGTAAAATCGGCTTCAATGGTTCACTCGTGGGGCATGTAAAATCTCTTCTAATGGTTCACTCAGTGCGAATATAAAATCATCATCCAAGGTTCACTACGGCTTTGTGTAAAATTCCCTATAGTGGTTCACTCACAGAACTTGCTAAATCTATGGAAGTGGTTCACTTCTTCAGTGTGCAAAATCGAACTTATTGGTTCACGCAGCTTCAGCCACATAGCTTATACCACGTTTCTCCAATTCGTCAAGCCCAGCCCTAGTAATCACATAGCCCTTGCTCGACACAGTAACCATCGCAGGCTGATCCTCTGTCTCACTCAACAGCCACGGCATGATGTACCGCTCCACTTCCTCAATCTTCCTGCCCACAACCAAACTTATACGATTACGAGCAACCGGCCCCTGACCCAAAGCCCGCAAGACCTTCAAATGAAGCTCCTGCATCCCATACTCGTCAATCCCCTCATCACCAGCAACCTGACGGGCAACGTCCTCCCAAGTCATCTCAGGGTGCATATCACGAACCATCTTCATGTACCTAGCAAACTCCAAAGCCTTACGGGGAATCCGACTGTTATAGTGAGCCACCAACATACACACCTCAGAAGGCAAATCCTTATGAGCCATGCTAACAATCTTCGCCACTTCGGCCTTAGTCAAATACTGCAACATAATCGGGCTAAAACGAGTACGGAACGCATCAAACAACCGACCCTCATCCGTTGTCGCAATCATCCATGTCACGTTATGACAGTCAACGGTTGAACCACCGTCCGTCACAAGAATGGCATCCTTATATTCCGTAGCCTTCAACAGACCATCCACCACCGAACGACTCAGTGCATGAACCTCGTCAATAAACACCACCATCGGAGGCAACACAAACTGATCCGTACCACAATCCACCAACGGAACCTCTGTCTCCAGCAAAGTCGCACGAATGAACTCCAAAAGATCATCCGTAGTCCGAATACTCTTGGGACTAACCTCCACCAACGGCAACTCTACAGAATCAGCATAAAGCCGAGCCAAAGTAGTCTTGCCACTAGACGCAGGCCCAAAGATGGCAAACGCCAAATCACGCTGGATATGATTCGGACGGCCCAACGCACTATACACAGCAGCCTGCATCTTCCGAACAGCCCGCTCATTACCAACGAACCGGCTAAACGGACTAGAAGGATTGCCAGAGTCCACCCGCTTCAACCTATCCTCCCTACTAGGCATAGGAAGATTGTCCTCATGCTTCGGCCCCCAGAAAATCAACTCACCCTGTGGAATCATAGAACCTCCTGCTTTTATACGAAACAAGTCTATAGGGTACAATCAAAATGTCAATTTCGTATAATTTGGAATTAGTCAGCCTTCCATCCCCAATAAAACCGGGGCATGTGCTGGAAAAACAATGAACCAACCTCTCCGGTAGCCTTATTCCTAGCAATCACCAACGGAGCAGCAAAACTCACCACCTCAAAATCACGACCAAGCTCCGAAGTATCCCACACCTGCCCATACCTAGCCTCCAACTCAGCCCTATCCCCCGGCGAACTATTGATCTCTTCCACCATTGCACGACGAACCGCCTCAGAATCATCCATAAACCCTCCCTAATTTTAAATTACTCGATACCCTATCTCCTTAGGGTACAAATAAATTGCCCCCATTGGGTACAAATCAACTTTCACACCCCTTGACCAACTCTGTCAAGACCCAAAAAACCTTCTTTTCTCGGGAAATAACCAATCAAAGGAAAAAACCACCATCTTTTCTTATGGGCACATAGTCCGTTGGTCTTAAAATCCATCTTTTCAGCCTGCACAACCTCCGTTTCAACTGATAATTACTGATAATCCACAATTTTCAAACCAATTTTAATCAAAAAGACCAATAATCAGTCAAAACTCAACTCTTACTGATGATTGCAAGGGGGCGTTTTCATTTTATCTCTTATGGTCACGTCCACAATTTGTCCCAAAGAACATCTTTTCTCAGAGCCCTGACCCAAGGTTGTCCAAAAGAACTTCACAAAATACTCCCGAACGGGAAAAAATAAGCCCTTAAGAGCCGATATTCCCGAACGGGAAAAACCAAATAAAGGACTACGAACAGATCTGGGAATTGCTTCATGATTTTTGCAAGCCATAACCCCAATAAAATAAGGAGGTTACAGATTCTTACAGCATTGCAAGAATATTCACAAGTCTAATGCCAGTAAGCACTTAAGTGTTCATTTTTTAGCAACCCGGTTTACTCACTTATCCGAAAAAACATGATCTTTCATGTACCTAGATCATGTTTCTTTGACATATAGATATGCGCTGAACGTATAAAAGATGATCCGGGCAGTACACAAATTTAAAATTAGACAAGAAAAGTCCTTTTGGACCCTTCGGCCCTTTCGGACCTTTAGGACCATTCAACTTTTCCATGTGGACCTTCCGGACCCTTTAACTCAAAAAGTGTTAAATCAGGCAAAGCATTTAGTATGGCTTTTGCCATTATTATGATTCAGCCTATATGACGGCGAACCTTTCAACGAAAAAATAAACGCCTCTTCACCTGTCAGGACAGATACATCATGATGAAAACAATTCACAACCACACCAGTAGCCGCCTCAATAAAAGCATTCAAAATAGCTCTATTTGAATCAATAATTCGAAATCTCATATCCCTAAACATCTGTGGACTAAGTTCCATCATCTGCTTTTCAGACTTATTGAAATTATTCTGTGTAATTACCACAGCAGATGACCGATACACATCCACCTGAATATGATGAGGACCACGACTAAACATATCAGCATAGAATTTTAAGACGGTCGAGCCAATCTGGGCTTCTACTTCGCCCTGCGTCATAAGAGATTTCACAGTTATCACCTTTTCTTGTCATGGGAATCCTAGAAGTAAAACTGCTAAAAATGATGTGCGGCTCCAATACCGCAACACACCATCACTCAAAAGGGGGTCGCTGTCAAGAGGGGTCAATTCACATAGCAAAAGAACCTCAAAATCTCAACCCTTAAAGAACCTGACACTTAGGTTATCTCCAATTCGTATCTTTTTCAGATCCGGAGCTGCAGATGCGTGCCAAAAAGTTATTGCCGCTAATTTTAAATTAAGAACACAACCTTTTCAAAGTCGCTACCCAGATCCGGAACTGAGAAAGAAGAACTTTTCAAAGTCGCTACCCAGATCCGGAACTGAGAAAGAAGAACTTTTCAAAGTCCCTACCCAGATCCGGTAGGTCAAAACTTCCCGCTCGGGACATTTAAGGGTGAAACCCTGCCTCAATGTTCCAAACTTTCCCGCTCGGTAAAGTTGGAATCTTTTCACTCCCATTTATATTCAATTAAAGGTGCACAAAAAGGTTGTGAAAAGATTCCAAAGACCAAAAGAATATAAAAATAACATCAATAGATGCTTATATAATTTGATGAATTAAGGGCTCAAGGATGGAATCCTCCCAGCAACTGGGAGGTGAACAAGCGTTCAAACAAAGGCTGGCTAGGCCCAACCATTCATCACTACCTGGCCCATATTTCACAATAATACTATTTTATTCAAATTATAGCTTATTTTTGATAACATACGAAAAATAGTCTTATTGTGGGTTATGATCCCAAACTACCACTTTACTTATCAATATTGTGGGTTACACACCCAATAATCATAAAATGTCTACACAAGTTAATAACCTTATGAATCTTCATGTTAAAATGCTCGTCTGTTCCTTATGTTACACAAATTTGTTTGTTAAATGTATTTTGTTTATTTGTTAGAGGACCCTGCCCATATACTAGTTGCGTTAACTATATATGGGCGGGTTTTTTCTATTTATTAACTTCACAAATACTGCTTAAAAATTCTCTCTAAACATCTCCCAGATCATATGTGAAAAGCTACACAAAACGGTGGATATCTCATATGATTAGCTTATAATAGACATTATTAATAATGCTTCACAAAATTAATAACGTCTTTTTTGTACAATATATTTAATATTGCTTCACAAAATTAATAGGCCTTATCTTAACCATAGAAGTCACCATGCTAACAGGAGGTAATCCGGCCCATCATTGTTATTATATGTATTTTATCTTTACAGACAATTAAAAGTCAAATTAAAAGATGTTGGATCATTAGCACCACATCCTTCGCAACCTCTATATACGCCCAAAGCTTTTTGAGTTAATGTCCAACCAGTTGTAGGGAAGTTTCCTCTTGTTCCTGGTGCTGTAGCTATAATCCAACTATCACAACCTGGTTTAAAGAAAACCCAAAACTCTCCAGTATATCCGTCTTCACTACAGGAATAATCTTTATTGTGCATAAATAAGTAGCCATTATTTCCTGTGCGTAAATAGCCGGATTCGCTTCCATCAATTCCTTGCCCGAAAGCATCTGGACTAAAATTGTAGGTTCCATTTGGACTTCCATAGTCAAACATGTCTCCGTCACCGTTCTGAGTGACGCTTGCTCCCGAGCCACTTACTGCTTCGTAGCAATTCTGATAACTAAAGAGATAACTTTCTAGGTTGCAATTAGGCACTGGGAAATTGGATAAAACAAATCCACTACTACATTTTCCACTCAACATGCTATAAATCGGCCCATCTTCGTTATTATATGTCATGATATACCTCTTTTAATTTATATTTTTATTCCAATAGGATGTCTACTCTATGCTTGCATAAGCGCATTGTCCTTCAATGCAAACTCCACACTGCATACCGTAAGTACCATTGCAAGCACCTATCATTGGATCAAGTTGAGTGAAAATTGATCCTGGTGCTGAAAACGAAGGACTACTGCAATTGCAGTCTGCCACCACATAGCAACTGTAATAATTATCTTCACCCAAAGAACCATTATTAACATAACCTCCTGGTGGACAACTTGTGGCATTGTTCACGTATGTTGCTTCATAGCCTACTAACCAAAGACACCTACATGGACAACCAGGATCTCTTAAATTTGTGCTATAAAAGTCTGTTGAGCAAGGCTTACCATTTAACATGCTATAAATCGGCCCATTATCATCATATACCATAATTAAACCCCTTAAATGACTGTTGAACTCATGAACAAGGCTGGCCCCATCCAACGCCATTGCAGTTGTCATTCGTGTAAACTGTATATCCTAGTGCTTCGCGAGAACTGCAAGAATGTGCGTTCCCAATGCAGTCCCCATAGTAACAGCAATCTCTACATCCCATTTCAGGGTTGCAATAGGTTCTAAATACCGGGCTATAACACCAACTATCTCGTTCAGCACTGGTAAGAAATCCGTTAAAGTATCCGTTTGGCGGTCCTTGTCCGCATGTTGCATAAGGTCCGTCCTGGTTACTGTCACAAAAATAACAGAATGGGTCAGGTTTCCCTGTTAACATGCTATAAATCGGCCCATCAGTATCATATACCATAATAATTTTTTCCTTTTTATAAAGATTCCCACAAAGTTACATCAGAAGAGTATGCTTCACGAATAAGAATCTTCTGGTCTTCGGTTAGAACTGGCTTGCCTTCTTCAGGTTCGTTATTCAATATTGGCACAGGAGTCTCTAACCCCAACCATTGCGCACAATCATCTATTTGATCAGGAAAGCGAAAGTGGGTTATTCCATCAGTCAGTAGTCCCATAGATTTCAGTGTCCAAAAGTGGACATCAGTTTCGATTAGGTTAAGCCCTTCTTCTACAGTTTTTTGTTGTCTAGCACAAGCTGATTTAAATCTTTCAATAGGATCTCTAACTAAACAACATAAGCCAGAAATATCGTCGCTATTTAATGGTGAGCCTATAGTGTGAGTAGTAGCATTAATAGGATGCCATCTTTCTCCAACTGGATTTCTTAGAGATGTCGGTAAAGCTTGCCATATGATACTGTAGCTTCCGCTACGAGGTACCAGAGCAAACTTTTTCCCATTTGGTAGTGTGATTTTTGCGCCTCTCATTGGCTGCACCTCATGTGATTGTGATTGTCCCGGTGTATCCGGTGCCGGGGTATCCGGTGCTGTCGTAGCCAGCCCGCAGATCAACTATGTAATCGCCGGGATTGAGAGTCATAGTCTTAGTTTTGAAGTAATCAGAACTATTGATAGTGTTAGAATTTCCTGTATAGGGCGATGAATAAGTGCCGGTGCCATCAAGATACCAACCAGAGTTTGAATAGTTGACAACAGAGCGAATTATGCCCCGATTTTCGTCGAGATCGTAGATTCTATTGACATTGCTGATTGCGATATAGTGCGTGGAGATCGGATGGGTATAGGCAACTCTAGTGTCGGCAAAAGTCACTGATCGCGCGGAACCCGCCGGTACAGTAAAGAACACCTTTCCAGGCTGTGCGTTGGGGGCAACCGTAAACGATGTCACCAGACCGCTTACACTAACTTGCGCTGCTGGTGTGGATTGGGTGTAGTCTGTGTAAATATCACGCGGTTTCGCACTGGTAAGCACAGAGTTGGCAAACTGGAGGGTGATTGTATGCGCAGTGGGATAACCGCCGTCACCAGTAACCGGAGCATCGACCCAGTAGGAACCAGCATTCAGACTAGTAGGAAGTGACGGCCAGTTGCCGTAGTTGTACCACCCGTCTTTGTCTAAATCCCCGCCGTTGTTACTATAAGAGCGAATGCGAGGTCTATAATAACTGTTGGAATAGCTGGGAGCAGGCACAGTGGCGGTCAGGGAAGAGGTTCCGCTGAGAGTAAAAACAACGTCAAGCGACCTATTGGGATTGGCTGTGAAAGTAAAAGAATTGCTGGTGCTTGACCAAGTTGCGGGGTATTGAATAGTCCCAATACTGCCGCCTCTGTTGATTGAGTATTTCTCAAAACCAGAGAACAAAAGAGGTTTTCCACTTAAAACACTATAAATTGGACCATCATTATTATATGTCATGATATACCTCTTTTGACTTATATATGCCCCCTATCTTTTATATCATCAAAAACTTTTATATAAGTTACAATTTGAAAATAAATTCGACATATATCAGGACAATTTTAATATTGTAATATCATACATAGTTAAAAAGGGGGAGTTATGAGTGATGGACCAATTTATAGTATGTTGAGTGGGAAGTGGTCTCCTGCGGACCCTCAAAACTACGAATTTAGATGGAATCAGCAAGATACTTATTATGGAACGGCATGGGAGTATAACAATCCTTTAACTTGTGGAGACATTACAATTGGTGCTTATGCAGCAGTTGTTCAAGCAGCGTGGGGACCAAGTTTGAGTTCATCTCCTGGCTGGGCATTTGTGTTTGAGATAGTTGAACATAAAGCATTAACTCTTTATACTCCAGATTATGATCATCTTGGATATGTTAATTTTAAAACAAGAACCGTTAAAGTTGGCGTTAGTGCAGATACGACAGAAGATTATAGCCCTCTTACATTTACTACCATATCTTCTAGTGTTTCAACACCAAATCCATTAGTTTGGCCTAATGGTATTAATTGTGAAGAAACAAAATCAACATTAATTTCATTTTATAATAATAACTCATCAACTTTATCTTCTACATGCATAGGAACCTTGTTTCACTTATTTTATAATGGAGATAATTATCAACACCACGAAGCGATGTATGAGACTTGCGGTAATTTTTAAAGGTTTTTACTTCTTTTTATTTAGAATTATATTTTTAAGTTTTATATATTATTGAAGATTTTCCCAGAGCGAGATATCGTCGGCGTAAATCTCACGCACGCGGGCCTCCTGCTCTGGCGTCAAAGTCGGCTTGTCGGCTTCGTTGGTGGCGTCCTCATGCGGCAGCGGCGTGGGCAGGCCCAGCCATTTGGCAGCTTCATTCATATTGGATATCCCTGAGCATTGCAATTACCAAAATAGTCATAAACATAACCTGGTTTACCATTCAAAACACTATAAATCGGCCAATCTTCGTTATTATATGTCATGATATACCTCTTTTGACTTATATATGCCCCCATCCTTTTTTATATCATTAAAGAACTGTTACACATTTATATTGATGTGATAGATATCCATTATTGGAAGATAACATTATTTTGAACAATTAATTAGGCTAATTCGGTATGCTTCCTCATAAATCTCGTCATAATCAGAGATCATATCTTGGTTTAAGACTGTAGTTTTATACATATTCAATACTTTGCCGTAAACATCGAAGTTTTGGTGAGATGCCTGTTGATTATGTGATAATATTGGACTTTTGACATATTTAATCTCGATATTATTTATTACACAAAAAATAAAAAACGCCCTTTCATGAACATAAGATCCCAATGGATCTTCTTTAAAGAGATCGGTCATAGGCAAAAACCAGTCTACAAATTTATCTAATGTATTTTTGCTCATACACATATTGGTTGTGTTTGGCCATAAAGGATATTGGCTCTTAAATTTTTGAACAAAACTATTAAGATCTATATCATAGATCTTTTTTAAGGCTATTTCAAGATATGGAGTGCTTTTATAAAATACATAATGATCTGTTAAAGTATAGAAATAAGCAACCACTGTTTGATCATCTATATGATTACATACTTCTTTTTCATGATATGCATAAAATTGATCAGATAAGTTGACATCATACTCTAATAAGCATATTTTTTTATTCTTTGAAAAATAATTTTTAGAAATAGCATACCATGCGGTAAAACTACATAAATTAGGATATTGTTCCAAATTCTTAGGCAGTTCATGGCAGATCGTAATTTTATTATCTGTATTATTAAGTTTATCTGAATTTTTATTTCCAACAAACATATAATGAAAATTGTTGTGGTTATTATCAGATATGTGTTTGATTATTATTTCTTGATCGTGACATACCATAAAATATTCCATGTCTTCAATTAGACAATTTATATTTATTGAAGTAAAATTGTCTATTACGTATTTTTTACCATTTCCTTTTCTATTTGTTTTTTCAATAACTTGATGGTCTATAACCTTACACAAATTTTCAAGTGATACTTTTCCATCAAATTCAAAATATATGTCTTTTGTTTGTTCGCACTTATGGTCGGTATATATGTTATCTTTGAATGTAATTACTTTATTATTGACATACAAATTTTCTAATACCACATATGGACAAGGGTCTTCCTGAGAAAATAGAATAAAATAGTCTATTAGCTTATAGTAGACAAAAGGGAACTGCACTACAGGAACATGGTACAGATTATGGCTGTCTGTGAAGTGTCCTTTTTCTCCGCCTATCCATAAAAAATTGTATTGCGGGTATAATTTTGAGACTGCTTCAAAAAGCTCTGGGTTTTTTCTAGTCTCGGTCTGGCCGCACATTCCGATAGTTATTTTGGAAAGATCCATGTCGCCTTTGCTATTTGAAACTTTCGGTAATTTCTTGTTAAACTCTTTGTCTATGAGTTCAAGAGTTTCATCTAAAAATATTGGGGGTTGAATTTTTGGTTTATGGTTACATTGGTCTTCAAATTCCTTTTGGATTCTTTTGGATACGACATAAGTCGGTAACAAGTCATATCGTCCGTATACATCTGCTATTTCATGACTGTGTGTAATCACATTCGGATTTTTCAAATTGATGAAATCTACAAATATGCCTCTTATCGAGTTTAAGTAAAAAACCTTGGGTTTGATTTTTTCGTAGATATAACAGAGGAATAATAGATCTTGTTCGTATGAAATCACATCTTTTGTATCTATTTGATATTTTGAGTAAAGTTTCTCATTTACTATTTCATCTAATAAACAGACTTTAACTCCTTCTTTTTTAAGCAACTTGAATAAGCTTAATAGATAATGTGTGGCTCCATAAGGATTAGAAACATGATTAACAAGAACAATTGATCCTTTATGTTTTTCGTATAGTTCTTGGTTCTCGATCAATTTTTTTCTTATATTTTGTGTATATTCTTTAATTTCTTTCAATGAAGAAGTATCGCAACCAGGCACACAATAGTTAAAGTAATGGTGGTAGTATCTTTTTCTTTTAGACAATTGTGCTACCCAATCGCCCATATAGATCATATATTCTTTAACTTCCGGATGCCTCTTCTCGTGAAGATCTTCATTGAAGTTATCTTTTACTTCAATGTCTCCAAACAGTTTTTTCTCTGCTTCCGTGCAATTCTTGTAAAGATGCTGTCCGTAATTCAAATAATGATGGTAGTATCTTTCTCGTTTCGATAATTGGGAACCTTTGTAATAGTCCTGTACCTCAGGTAAGACTAATTCATAGAATTCTTCGTTAAAATCGTTTTCTACTTCAATTTCCATTTATGCTTCCTATTTTTGAAAGAGTAGATATTATTTCATCTTTTTGTTGTTGGTCTAAAAAAATTTCTTTATTTTCTTCATCAACCAATTTAATATTCATTGCAATAGAAGAAAACCAAGGTCTTTCAGGATCTGGTCCATCAAAAATCAGCTGTTTATCAACATTGATGATTAAGTGGTATTTAAATTTTAAATCTAATATGTGGCTCATTATTTATATGGCTCATTATTTCTCTTAAAAAAATTTGTCTCTATAAAAAATCTCTTGCTTATGTTGTTCTCCGTAAATATAATGATTGATTACATTTGTTCTGATATATTCTTCGCTTGTTCCATAGCGTTTTTTTAAATAAGAATATCTATCTCGATAATATTCTTGTATTTCTCTTAATTTATGAACCCCTGTCATAAAATTATCAGGAAAATTGCTATCTAGAAACCAATTACTTGCTTTGCCTGTCAGCTTAATGTTTTGAAGTTCATCAAACAATTCTTTCTTCTGATGATTATTACTTTCTATTATACTTAGGTCAATGCAATTTTTAATTCTAATTTCAGGGTTTGTTCTATCTAGATGCAATAAAATTAAATTGGTATTTGTATCTGCATCTTTGCAACATATATTATGTCCATAAATATAATTTTTAATTTCTGTATAAGATGTTTTAAATATAGATTTACCATATTTTTTATTGTGATCAATTTTCCAGTTTTTATTTGGTAAAAAGTATTCAATACTGTCGCTTAGATGCATTTGGTCTAGCCAAATAGAACCAAGAACTTGAGCTTCAGAGTTTTGTATTGTGTCTAAAACTTTATCTGCTCTGAATACACCATCTTCATAAACACACAAAAATTCATCTGTATCTAAAATAGCAAAAGCATCACAATTAGAAAATATGTTTTCATAAAAATTTGCATGTCTATGAAAAAAATTAATTGAATTTGGATTTTCAATAGCTATTGGTTCTATTGAGTGTTGTTTGTAAACATCTAAAACTTTTTGGCTGGTACTATTGTTATCAAATATGATTAGATTTTCTTTGCCTACCATTTTGGAGTAGTATTTTATCCAAATGTCTATTAGGTTATCTTCATTTTTTGTTTTGAGTATTATTTTAAATTTCATTTAATTATTTCATGAAAATTAGCATAAACCGGCCCATCATTGTTATTATATGTCATGATATACCTCTTTTGACTTATATATGCCCCCGTCTTTTTTTATACAATATATTTAATAGTGCTTCACCAATTGATTTAAAAACTGTTACACAAAATATTTCTTTATATTGATGTGATAGATATCCATTATTAGGAGAATTTATGACAAATAATGATGGTCCGGTTTATAGTGCTTTGGATTGTTGAACTATCTATCCTGTATATAATCTTTGATTTTTTGTATGTGTGGTACGGGCCAAGTCACAAATGCCATCAAGAGATAAATAGTCTAAAGTTCATATATAAAATATAATTTATCACATATCAAGGATTTTATGTATAAAAAAGGTGATATTGTATTAGTTAGTGGTCATTGGCCGCTTGATGTGGAGTTTGCAGTTAACACTCGTAAAACCATTGATCATTATTGCTCTTTAAACGATTATGATTTTTATTATGATGAGTTAGAACCGATTGAAAAAGAGGTTCATCAATTACACTATAGAAGGTGTGAAATACTAAAAAGAGCATCACTAAGATTTCCTAATGCGAAATGGTTTGTATGGCTTGATACTGACATCTTTGCGAATCGCATGAACCTTAGAATAGAAGAAACGATTGATTTATCAGATAATAATATACTATATCATTTGTTTTATGAAAAGCCAGAAAAAGATTATCCTTCTGTGTGGGACTTCAAATATAAAATAAAAACAGAAAACAAAGTTAATACAGGAGTCAAATTTGTAAGCAAGGCAGCAATTAAAATTGAGTCAGATATCTGGGATCTACGCAATGATAAAATGTGGAGAATATTCCCATATGAGCAAAGGGTGATGGTTGAGAAAATTATACCTAATAATTTAGATAGAATTATTATACACAAACCATATGTCCTAAATTGTTTAGAACGTTTCTACCCTATACAGGATGCTCTGTTTGTTCATTTGTGCGGTAGATCTGAAATTTATAGACAAGACTTTATGAAAAACCTATTGAAGAATGGTTTAAATGATAAGGTATTAATAAACGCAGAGGAATATAAGAAAATAACGACTATAGATAAAGTTAAGAATAAAAAAGCAAAAACTATAGAAAAAATTGAGAAAATTGAGAAAAAGCCATATAGCATCATAGCAAAAAACAATAAATACAGATCAACAAGAAAGAACAAAAGATAATAAGTTCGTATATAAAACTATGAGCGACTTATCATTTCAGAGTTTTCTTGAAAGTATGTAAGGTCTATTATGAAAAGGACTGCGGAGGGTAGGGCGAAGCCTAGAGCTTGGAAGTATGTTGGAGATAAGGAAATATCTCCTGATGCTATAAATGTTCAGGATACTAGTGGTGGTTGGCGGGACATGAAGTAAAATCTTACTGCCAATATCCGTTTTGTTTAAGCCATTTTATCGTTCTATGAGAGCTTAGTTCTTTAGCATCCGGTCCCAAAAATCCTTTTTTCTTCAATAGAATTATTGTATCTTTATATTTTGGCGAGCTTGGATCTAAATCTTTTGGCATTATAATTTCTTGACCATCGTAATCCCTTATGTCATATTGTTTTAATTCATCTTCATCCATGTCTACACTAACAAACGTGCCACTTTCCTCTGCGGCTTTTTGAAGACGAACTTCAAAAGGAACCCTAGCAGCAGCTCTTTTAAATTTTATCAAACCTACCTTGCTATCAATTTCTCTATTTAAAGGGGATGACCCCATTCCTCTTGAACCACCAAAACTGTAACTATTTTTTATCGCTGTTTGTAGCATTCTGATTTGTTCTGGGGTGAACCCGGCAAAAATATCGTTTTCACTTGGAAAAAGGTCTGGATACATGCCCTTTACTCTGGCTTTAGAAAGTTCTTTTTTAAGATCGCCGCCAACTGTAGTGAGATGATGTCTTAATCTTTCAAAGCTGCTCTTTATTTGTAGTGATTTATCATCTTTTTTCTCTGTAGGAAGTCCAGCAAATCTTGCTGCTCTGCGTCTCACATCGGCGGCAGGTCGCAAGCCTTGGCGACTTGAAAATCGATAGTCGTTTTGACGGCTTGTAGATTTAAGAAAGTCTTTTACAGGACCCGATGATAGATTGCTTTCTTCTAATATTTTTAGCATTTCAGAAAATGATTTCATAAATATCTCCAAATTTATTGATTTTACTATATTTAGGGGGGGTGGTGATATTTTTGGTGTAAAAGTCTCCAAATTAATAATTAGGTTCCCGAAGGGGGCTTTTTTAAAAGAAGAAATCATGAATGAGATATTATCAATAATTTGTGGTATATTATTTATAGAACTTTTTATTCCTATATTTATTTATTTTTGGGATAGGTATTTAAATAGGAATGACGCTTCATAGATATTCTTATAATGTGCTAAGAAGTCTTAGTATATTTCTAGCTAAGCTGGCACCGCCTATGATTCGACCATCTGTATAGTCATCTATTCCGAATCCGCCTTTTTTGTTTTTATCTATTTGTTTTGATATAGCGGCTTGGCACATCTTTATAACTTCTTCAATTTTTTTACTGTTTTTATCTGGTTTGTTCATAATATATAAACTGTATAGGCCTTGCAAATGCAACATTAAAGGATTATATGACAAATTATAACATTAAAATAACCCCAGATCTCATTGATCCAACTACAGAAGGTAGTTTGGATTCATCTATATTGAATGGTAAAAGCATACAACGCACAGTAAACATGTATGAAGTAGACAACGCTGGCAATAGAAAGGTTATTGTTGCTGTTGAGGATGGTGATACTTTTAATGACACAACGTTCCAAGACATACTTGGAATTGGAACATTTGAAGCTGTCACCTTTGCTTTTGATCCAAATTATATTGGAGAGTTCATAGAATTAAGCAATAATAATTGCACCGCTTCGTTCACATCTGATGCTGATGAAACCGAAACATCAGTTTTAACAAACTATGCAATAAAGAGTGGCGAAAAAGTAGTGTTCAGCATGGTAACAGTTTATGGTAATACTGACGGCTATACCGGTGTAGGCATATCAAACCATGAAGCTGATATGAATGATTATCTGGGTAGTGACACTAATACTATTGGTTTTTATGATGATGGCAGGGTTTGGTTTGATGGTGATGATATAATTAGTTTAGACTTAAGTTTTAAAAGAGACGGCAGCGTTATAGATGTTGCAGTTGATAGAGTAAATAATTTGATTTGGTTTAGAGTTGATGGTGGAGATTGGAATGGCGACAACAATCAAAACCCAGAAACAGCAACAGGTGGAATAGACATATCAGCCATAACTGGCGATGTTTATCCGGGAGCTTGTCCATATGCTTATGATGGGGTATTTGGTCAAATATCAATAAACAACTCAATATCTAGTCCGCCAGCAGGGTTTAAAGTTTTAGTTTAAAGGTTAGCGGGTTTTGAGTCTATTTAATTATGTCTGTCTGACCTACATAAAATATCTATTTTATAAGGATTTTTATGCACAGGATTATTATTAGATCAATTTTCTATCATTGGTTATTTCTATTTGCGGGAATTGCCATAGGATTCATATGCAATTCAGAATATGTTGGAGAAAAGGCTGTTATTGTAAGAAGATCAATTAATCATATATTCTTTCCTATAAAATACAATGATAACATAGAAAATTATGTTAAAATGATGGGTAGGCAAAAAGTATGGACTGAGTTGGGTCAACCGTCAGATTTTCAAATTCTTGAAGATGTTGTTAAATCAGAAGAGTATTATTGGGCTATAGTCAAATATACTGATATAAAGACTAATGAACAGGTAAAAACTATAATTAGCACAAAAATAAGATGGAGACCTTGGGAATATAATTATCATACCAAAGATTTCAACAAAGTAATTGAAGAAAAAAATGAAGTAATGTTGAAAAATATGATTAAACAAGCACCTAAGGATTAGGTTTATTATTTTCTTTTATCATTTGTTTAAACATCATTTTTAATATACTTTGGTTTTGCTCTTTGATGAGCTGCTCTTGAGATAAAGTATTATATTTGATTGTATACGGCTCTTTTGGTTTAGGTGAAGCTGTTAATGGCTGTGTTATAGAAAGTATGACTATTATTGGTTTTAGCATACTCTAAAAGAGTTTGTTATTTGTGAAATAATAGACTACTGCCACCAAATGTTAAGTGCTCCAGCAGGCTGACCTAAGCCGCCGCCCCAGATACTAAATCCATTACCGGTATCATCTAGTTGAATAACGTCATTAGCCGAAACGCTGAGAGTTAAGTCAAGAATGTAGTAACCACCGCCGCCACTCCAATTATCGCCGGACGAAGAGATAGAAGTAAAGGATCCAACGCCGTTAGTTTGCTTATATATATTTACACCAAAATCTTCTCCCACTAAGCCGGTTATGCGTAGAGTACCGGTAGATATAACAGTAAACTGTGCTCCTCCAATATCGCCGGAGTATTGAGCATAAGTTCTCGTATATGGGTCTCCTGACGATCCAGAACCAGTAAATCCAACAGCGTTCCAAGTAGAATTAAAATTATTAAATGGTGCTGGGCCAGGTGTTGGCGTAGCAGTTGGTGTTAATGTGGGAGTATTTGTTGGGCCAGGAGTTGGAGTTGGAGGCACAGGTGTTGGTGTATCAGTTGGGCCAGGTGTTGGTGTATCAGTTGGGGGTATTGGTGTATTGGTTGGAGTATTAGTTGGGCCAGGAGTTGGAGTTGGTGTTGATGTTGGTGCAGGTGTTGGAGTTGGTGTTGGACCCGATGGTACTATCCAAATACTAAGAGGTGCATTACTGCCACCAGTAGTGCCATAATAATCACCACCAAAGCCTGGCAGAGGCTGTATGCCAAATCTTATAGTGTCTCCATAAATTACAGAAAATGTAACATCATTAAATGTAAAATCAGTACCGCTACTGCTGCCAGTTGCGTATACTATGGTTTCATTTTTGTAAATATTAATTTCATCGTCTGAGTACATAGTTCCATTAATGTGAATGGTTCCATTAACCATGACTTTTGCACCCAAACCAGCAATGTTGCCGCTATATTGACCGTAACCGGGTTGAGCTTTGGTGACTTTCGATACAACGCTACCGAGTCCCGTAAGACCTAAAGCTGTCCATTGTGTTGTGAAATTATCAAAGTATGCGACTACTGCCTTTAAATAATTCTTATCATTAGCTCTTCTAACGAGTCTTTTGCCGCCTATGTTATTGAGGTATATTCGCATATTAATTTGTTTTATGAGGGTGCATTTTCATCACAAATTATATAGTCAATAAACCTTCAATATCTTAGCCGACGTATATTTAAAAACTTTTACCTAGTTTATATCTTTCTCTCCTATATGATCTTCCATTTCCTTTATTTTTATTTTTATAGAAAGGTGTTGTAGCATCACAATTAGAACAAATTAGTCTTAGGTTTTTTAATTCCCAATTACTTGAATTTCCGTCTATGTGATCGCAAATAAGTAGGATTGGCTTTCCTGCCCATGTGTCTATTCCACACATTTCACACGAATTTCCCCTTACTTCTTTTAGATACCTTTTAGCCTGGTTAATTCCTTCTACTTTGCTGTTTAAAGAAATTTTTTCTTTTTTTGTTCTCCACTGATAATCAGCGAAACAAATAAGAGAACAAAACTTTGATGCATTTTTTTTAAGTGACTTACTACAATTCAAACAATCTGGTTTGAACTTAATTTTTTTATTTTTAGATGATGGACAATAAGATTCACTAAAATTTTTCTTATTTCTTGTAACCCCAATATTGTTTGTTTTTGCTGCACAGGATCTGTTGCAGAATTTTTTACTTCTTGACTCATAATCTAAAATAGAATCACATGTAAAGCATCTATTTGGATTGTTGTCGTATTTTTCTACTCTTAGTTCTTTATTTTTATTGTGAGTGCTTAAAGATGCAATTGCACCTAACTTACCTGCTTGCGACATATTCATGTATATCCCCTTTGGATATACATGAGTTAGCCTATTGTGTTTTTCGAAAACAATCCGATAATTTTAAAAGCTGGCGGTGGGATTTGAACCCACAGCCTGCTGATTACAGGTCAGCTGCACCGCCAATTGTGCTACACCAGCAAGTCGTGCCAATTTGGGATACATTGGCGTCTTCAATTATTATAGTATATTTATCACCATTATATGAACTACCGGCTAAAGAAGGCTCACACACTGACTTTATTTGCACCATTCATTATTGGTGATTCTTCTGTGTGTCCTACTGAGTCTGCCACATTTCCTGTTAGATTCGCTACGGTAACGTGATATACTCTATTTGGCTCCATGGCTACACTTAGCATTTGGCTTAGATTCATCATATAATCTCTTATAGGTTTTTGTTCGTTGACTACAGCGAACACTGACTTTCTTCCGTCTCTTTCTACCAAATATACTTCTGTGGGGTTAAAAGATAGTTCGGTATTAAGTGGAGGTATGGTAGCTGTAGCCAATGGCTTTGCTAACTTTTGATGTAACATAGTGACATGTAATTTGTCTTGTGGAAGAGGTTTAAGGTCTGGATAGGTGCTTAAAACTCTGTTTTGTATTTCTATAAGCTGAGTTGGATTAGGTTTTACCTTTAGAGTACCACCAAATTCTGGTTGGTAATTCTCTTGTAGTATTCTGTTTTCTAACCAATTTTGAAAGTTTATCATAACTTATTTAAGCACATTAATTAAATTTGTAAATCGCCCGGTTTAGAAATTATTCCAACTATAAGGCCTATACAGAAATGAAAGGCTGTGGCGTAAGGTAAAAGTTCATAATAGGTTCGCACAGATTCATAGCCGTAAAAAAGATCTTTGGCCATGTGTTTTTCAAATGGACTGTGTATAAGCAGATCAAGTTCGTGCATTGAAACACTGGTACCTATCCAAGAAAAAAGAACCGCTAAAAACAAAATTCTGGTTATATATCGTATAGAATTCATATAAAAAATCCCTCCTAATGAAATCCTAACAATTATATAGAGATTTTATTTAGAATTTATTTAGAATTTATATGATTTTTCCAAGACTCCTCGTTAATCACAAAACCAAACATAAAGAGCGTTCTGGGGTTGTCTCCATGACAAACTTCGACGCTATGATATAGTTCTGTGACCAGATAGCACATCATATCGCCTTCATTTAGATCATATGTTTTGTCTTCAACATGAATTGTTCCACCACTTTCTGCCTTACTAGCAAGAATATTACATCTCAATCCGACAACTCCCTCTCCCACACTTGGATCTTTGTGTTTATAAACGTCACCGTCATTGTATGTAATGCTAACAACCACTCCATCTTTACCGTGACCAGTAATTACTGTGGCTTCTGATAGGATTGGAAATGTTTGACGAATCTTGTCTTGTAAAGTCTTTACTAATTCCGGGTAGTTGATATTCTGACTCATGCGATTGGTGAGTCTAGTTTTTGTTGTAGTAAAAGTTTTTTTATCCCAATCTCCAGTGATTCCATCAACAAATTGACCTTCTTCAACAGCTTTTACCTGCCAATCTTTTAGAATTTGAACCTCCTCTGATGAGGCAAAGTTTCTTATCACTATTACATTTTCATCTTTTTCCATCATAATCCTCTTTTATTTAGATGTGGATAGTCGGCACTTGGAATTGGCTTATCCAGAAAACTGCAAAGCTTTTTGAATTTTTCTGTTGCTTTTAAGTCTAAAATCAAAAAATCATTAGGTCTGTTTCTAAAGTGATGCAGAACTTTTGAATGGTGTTTGTGATATCCCTCAATGAATTTTTCTTTATCAAAAACAAGCGAACCCCAAAGTTTAGCTCTAGTCTCAAGTTGCCAAATTGGATCTTTATCTGATCTTCTTAAAAAAGCTGCACTTTCTATCCAAGAATCTAAATCTCTGAACGTTAGTATAAACTTGGATCCGGGATAAAGCAGATCTAGAAACTCAAATCTTGCAGCAACAGCAGTATCTGTGCTTACTTCGTGAGTTTCTATTTCTTCATATGACATAGGACAATGAACTGCTGAGTAGCCAAGTAATTTTAATGCTTCAGTTAGAGATGTAGTTCCAGTTCTTGTTAATCCTATACCAAATATTTTCATAAATTACTGAAAACCTCATAGTCGTATGAATATGCTGATTTAATTAAGTCTATCTGTTCCTGTGTTAGAACTGGTTTTTTGCTTTCATCTTCTTCTGGGACTGATGGACTGCTATCCAAGCCCAAATACGAAGAACAACTAGCTAAACCTTCGTTTGAGTAAGGAAAACATTTGGCATTGGGTGAATCCAATAAACCCATGTTTTTGAGTGATATCAAGTGAACATTTTCTAGATCATTTAGAGCTTGTTCAACAGAGTAATTTAATCTTACACAAGAACTTCTAAATCTTTCAACTGGATCTCTGACAATAACAGCAAAACCTAAATCAGAAGTATTTAAAGAATCCAAGTTCTTTACGGATTCTAAATTAGACAGCGGCTTCCATTCTGTGTCTGATACAACGAAATCTGCTGTTGATTCTGGGCTGTATTTAGAAATAATTTCCTTAAACAATATTTGTGTTCCGCTTCTTGAAACAAAGGCCAAACCCACAGATCCATTATGCCACATATAACCTTTACTCATAATAATTCTCCCTTAATTTTTGATATAACTCATTATCATTATAGTATTGTTCGATTACTAATTTAAGTTGCTTTTCATTTAGAAATGGCTTTTTTTCGTCTTTTTCTTCGTTCAGTCTTGGTACTGGAGTTGGTAATCCTAACCAATCCGCACACTCATTAATTTGTTCTGGAAATAGAAAGTATTTAATTTTATCATTTAAAAGGCCCATACTTTCCATAGTCCAAAAGTGAACTTCATCTTCCAACAAACCTTCTTCTACAGTCTTATTTCTTCTCGCACAAGCACTTCTAAATCTATCTACGGGATTTCTTATCATGCAACAGACTTCGCATTCTGGGAGTCCTAGAATCAGATCGTGACCTTGCAAATTCATTATTGGGTGCCAAAGCTCTTCTTTCAGGTGTTCTGGATGGGTTTTTATATGATCCTCTGGCAACATCAAATTCATCAAGGCGTGACTGCCGCTTCTTGTGACGAGGGCGAGAGCCTTACCGTTATATATTGCACAGACGCCTCTCATGATATTTTCCCCACTATCTGCATGTCGTAAATTCTGGCCGTGTATGCGGTGCATCCGCTTTTTCCGCATTGTTGAGCTTTGCCACCTTTTATTTCCATTTTATAATACCTGTACGATGATGGGGATGATATAGTGAAATTTGTGTATGTCAAATAATTCATGGCGGAATTGGAAGATATGTTGCTTATGCTGGTCCAGGACGAGAAATCGTTGGATCCATATAATGTCCAAGAATTGGGAGAAATATCTCCATTATACCACTCTGCTCCCCCTCTGATTTTGTAAGAAGAAATGGTTACGGACGCTCCAAAGTCTATGTAGCCTGTTCCCCATATGGTGCCAATAGGAACATATGTTAGACTAGAATTAAATCCCCATCCTTCATATGATCTCGCCCACGCATAAGATATTCTGCTGGGCACACCGTATCCATAGTAATAAATTGATTGTATGCAATATTTGGACACCCATGAGCCATTTACGAATTCGCTTTGAGGGTGAGAGTCTCTTCCTGGCCAAGCGTTACCCCCGCCATCCTTGGCATCAGATCTAACTTCAATGTAAGATGGACATAAAGTAAAAATCTTTGAAAAGGAACTAATTCCTTGGTAAGTTATTACTGATTCTGTACTTAAAGATCCGTTGCTTGTGGGATATACAGCTTTTGGGAATATCGTATCAATTCCATGTATGGAACAATTGGTGTCTGGACTTTCATATCCCCAAAGTTGCATTTCTCCAAGTTGATACATGGCGTAACTACAACCGCTTTTTCTACAATCGGTGGCTGTTCTCCCCCCTTTGGTCACAGCAAGTTTGTAGGTTTTGTACGGAGTCGGATTGGATATTGTGAATTCGCTGTATGAACTATCTTTTGCATGATTGGCTGTCGCATACGGCAATCTTGCCTGACTTGATCTTGAATCAATAAGATTCCAAGAAAATCCGTCGTTCGTGCCATAAAGCGCCCAGTCTTGAGGAGTTTCATTGCCGAAATCATTTACCGATGCCCATCTCAAATTTGCTTTAACATTGGCTATAAATCCATTCCACAATCTGTACTTTGTTATGGTAACGGGCAATCCGAACATCATGTAGTAAGAGATACTCGGACTATTTAATTGACCTAGGTTGTCGAGCAGATAGCATTGGTTGTTCGGATTCTGGTACGGAAGAATCCCGGAGAACAAATTGCTACAGTAATAATTCCCTCCGGGTTTGCCGTCGTACAGAGTTGATGCGGGCATTATGCTCGCACTTCCGTGATACATATAACCATTATTTCTACCTGTATACATCTGATATCTGTCTGTTGCTCTGAACTGGTAGTATGGTTGATATTTTGAATCAACATTTGTATTGTCATAAACTACGCCTCCTCCGACCAATGCTCTTGCTGTTGGCATATATCACCTTTATGTTAAATATCCGTTTATTTGTATGTCGTTCACTCTTCCTTCATTCCAACACCCAGACTTATAACAAGGTTGGTTAGAAGATCCTGTAAGTTCTATCTTGTAATATTTGTAAGAAGTAGGAGAGCTTATAGAAAAGGTAACATTGGAGCCAGATGACACACTTGTTCTTGTATCAAACAAGGTCCAACTTCCAAACGTGTTTGCTCCATACCACTTCCAACTATTGATGCCCGAAGTCCACATCTTGTAGGAAGTGATCGTGATAGGATAATCAACCCCCATATATCCGGTATCTATTATTGTTCCGACTGGCTTGCCCGTATTCCACCAAGTCCAAGTGTTGGAAAGGTTTCCTCTTGATGTGGACTGTCTAAATGCGTTTACAAACACGGAGTCGCTAACGGCACCCGAACTGTTAAGATACTTTACGAATGGAAGATTGGTATTGTAGCCGTGCAATGCACAACTTGTACTCGGGCTTTCATAGCCCCATAACTGTATTTCTCCTATTTGCGTGTCATACGAGCATCCGCCCTTTCCACAATCGTAAGCATCTCTACCGGTATCAGTTATGTTCATTCTGTAGGATTTGTATGCCGCTGGAGATGCGATAGTGAATTCACTATACGGACTTACGGATGGATCAACGCTTGTTGCGTATGGCAGTCTTGCCTGGCTTGTCCTTGTGTCTATTGTTGTCCAATTCAGATCATCATTACTTCCCTGTATCGTCCAGCCTTGGGGCGTCTGATTGCCAATGTCGGAATATTGACGACCTTCTCCGAATTCTCTGTAGACATTGGCCATAAATCCATTCCACAACCTATATTTTGTCAAAACCGTAGGAATCATAAAATTGAATACATATGGACTTATGTTCAATCCGTAATTGTTTATGTTGTTCCAATTCTGTAGAGGAAGTGTGCCGTTTAGTATGCTAGTGTTTTGGTAGTTCACAATTGAAGAAGAATAGTATGCTCTGTAGTCGCTGTTTATGAATGTTGGATTATAATTTACTCCACCACCCATTAGTGCTCTTGGCGTTGTGTTTGTACTAAGAATAATGCCAGATGGTGCAGATGTAGGTGTTGGTGTAGGTGTATTTGTTGCTGGTATAGGTGTATTAGTTGGTGTAGGCGTATTTGTTGCTGGTATAGGTGTATTAGTTGGTGTAGGCGTATTTGTTGCTGGTATCGGCGTACTAGTTGGTGTGGGTGTGTTAGTTGGTGTGGGTGTGTTAGTTGGTGTATTGGTTGGTGTGTTGGTTGGTGTTGGTGTTGGTGGTATCGGCGTACTAGTTGGTGTAGGTGTATTTGTTGCTGGTATAGGTGTGTTAGTTGGTGTAGGTGTGGCTGTTGGTGGTACAGGTGTGTTGGTCGGTGTGTTAGTCGGTGTGTTAGTCGGTGTAGGTGTGCCAGCCGTGAGCGTCAAAGTTGCCGTGATACTGTCTGTGCCTTGCACCGAACTATCATCCTTGGTGTACCGCAGTACCAAATATTGACCGGCGGTCACTGCTATCGTGCCACTAGAAGTTGATGTACCAGAAACAGCCCCCGACACATTCGTCAGCCCAGAGATTGACGGGATAGCCCAATGCTGACCAAAGGAGTGCACAGCCGGTGATGCCGATGTCAAGTACAACCGCCCACCGTCGTAACCGTCCTCGCTGTTGGCTGTCACCGTGTAACTGAGAGATCCAGAGCTTCCGATCAGAAGCCAGAGCCGAGTGTCAGAGTTGTCACCACCTCCTGTCAGGCTAGCGGTTATCGTTCCAGTGCCGCTAACCGAGTACGCTGCATCAACGCTGCCGTTACCGTAACCAAACTTGTTAGCATATGAAATCGACACTGCGGCAGTTGGCGTAGGTGTGCTTGTTGCTGGTATGGGTGTGTTAGTCGGTGTAGGTGTGCTTGTTGCTGGTATGGGTGTATTAGTTGGCGTAGGTGTATTTGTTGCTGGTATCGGTGTATTAGTTAGTGTTGGTGTGGCTGTTGGTGTCAAACTCGATATAACACTTGATGCCGCAGAATTTATCTGTTGTGAAGTTATAGAATTTGTAAGTGGAGTTGCTATGCTTTGTAATACTTGAGAAGAATAGACTATAGAAGAAACAATATTGCCTGCGTTGGTTTGGTCAACTTGATTTTGAGCTATAGAATTTATGTTCTGAGCCAAGTTCGATAATGCCGTTGGATTTGGAACGCTTTGATTATCTGCTAGACCCAATGCTTTTTTCTGAATCTTCGTAACAATATCTGATGCGTTATTGCTAAAAAACTGCGTGGGTGTAGCGGCAGAAACACCTGAACCTATTATTTCACTGATACTATCTAGAACATGAGTAAATGTAGAATTTGAAATATTAGATTGGGAAGCTGTTGATAAAACCTGAAGTCTACTAATAGTCTCAGCAACTGTTCCTGACGGTGTTGTGTCATTTTGACTACCTACATATTGGGAAATATCTATTCCTAAACTGGCGCTTATTTTTGAGGGTATATCCTGTACATCTTTCTTCACCATCGAGTAGTACAATGATGATAGAATAGATAAAACTATACTTCCACCTTGTCTTAATTTTGTGGCAGATGTTGGGTAATATAGACTAAAACTGATTGATTGTCCGGTTTGTAGATCTATACTGTTTTGGTTGCTTTCTATTAGCAATCCGTCAGGATTAAGTGCTTGTATTTGGTTTATTTGTGTATCGGTTAACGTGAGAGAAGAACCAGAAACGCTTAATGAATAATTTAATTTTTGGTAGTTAATAACAGGGGTCAGATTAAAGTTGCTTATCGTTGATCCATATCCGCCCAGTGTTAAAGAGTTATTGTACTTTATAAAAAACTTACCACCAGACATTCTGATAGTAGTTTTATTGTCTTTATTGTTTGCAAATGTTCCCATATAAATTACTAACCATTAATAGATGCTTGATCTTTAGAGCGTGGATTGTTGCCAAAATAGCAAAAAACACATATTTTTATATATTAGTAACTTTATTTTTTTCTAATGCTTTTACCTTGAGGGGCAGATTTCGATTCCATGATTTGCATCATTTTATAAAAGCTCATATTTTCCCTCATTCCAGTCCAAGAACCTGGACGCCAAATGTTGTATAGATCCTCTAAAGAAGCTGGATTTAATTGTCTGAGGTGGTCTGCGATCTCATCTGCATGATATCCGAGCTTGTTCTTTGCGTAACGAGCTACTTTTTCAAAAACTGTGTCGCTAAAAAAACTTGGCTTTAGTTTCGTAGAACCTTTCTCGTAATCGTAAACCTGAGCAAAGAGTTGTGCAATAAACTTTACTATGCTTCTATGTTCTTGATCCTTCCTAATCACATCATGATGGATATTATCGTCCGTTTCTCCTTGCTTCCTAGACGCATCTAAAAGCATGTCTTTATAGCTATTTATTGATTTGTATATTCTACGTTCTAGGTCTTTAAGATTAATCTTTTTCATAGCATCAGGATGATAAAGATCTGATGTTGAAAACGGCCACATTTCATTAATATTTTGTTTATTTTGCATAGTTTAAAAACTCCAAATCTATAAATAATTCATTCTTATTTATGCTTTTCAATCTAAAAAGATATTTACTCTGATAGATATAAATAACCAAATTAAAGGATAAAATGAACCCACAAAAAGATCCAATGCCCTTAAGAGATTTACCTCAATATCTTGAATCTATTAAAGAAAATAACAGTTTTGGTGATGGGCCTGTTGTGGACATGGGACAAATTATACTAGAAGAACCATATTGGTATAAAAGATTTTCTTATGTAGCTGCCGCCTGTTTATTGATAGGGGCTGGATTTTTGACTTATAATTCTATGCCAAATAAAAATGTCACAATTGTAATAGAAGCCAATAACGCTAATACAAAAACTATTGCAGATATTGTTTCTGATGGTGGTGGCCAAATAATTTCTGTGAAACAGAATGAAAATAGCACCTATGAAGTTAAGCTTTTTGCTCTCAAAAACATAAATTCCTTTATTGAAAGATTGCGTAAAAACAAAACGCTTAAAGACGTTCAATTAGAAAAATAGTTCAGGATTGATTTTTCCAATTGTATTTGATAATTTACGTCACTTTTCACAGGAGATAAACTATGCAATTTTGTGTTTTGGCACTATTGTTCTTATTGATTGCAATAATAATGTCCCAGCCAGTAAGAGAAGTCTGGAAGAATATAGAAGAATACGAAAATATGAAAAGGGTTGGATTTAAGCCTTTTAAAGATGAGAGCGAATAAAGATTAAAATTCTCTTATAAAATTTTGTAAACGGTAAAGGTTATTGGACAAAATTTAAAGAAAAGAGCGAGTGACCGGGTACGATCCGGCGACATTTTGATTGGAAATCAAATGCTCTACCAACTGAGCTACACTCGCATAAAGCGTGATTTTTTTGAATAGAAAACCACGCTAAAAACTATTATTTCTTCTTTCGAAGTTACCATGTTTATCTGTCAAAGACAGGTAAACCTGAACCTAATTAATATAGTAGGCTCATATATAAAACATGATAAGTTTTAAAGAGTGGTTGATAACAATAGAGGCTAGAGACCCAAACCTATTGCCTACAGGAAGCGTTAAGCTTGGAATAGGCTTTGCTCCTGATAGCGATAATTACGATGATGAATATGAGGACGATATCTCTAATATTGATCCACCAGATAATTATTATTCGACCTTTAAGGTTGACAGAGTTCCTTATAAAGTAGAAATGGAAAGAACAAATGATCAATTGCCGGTAACAAAAACTGACGGTGTTTCTGTGGAACGTTGGATTGATATTAACAATCTTTTTAGTGTTGCGTTTCATGGGCCTAAAGGTTTCCAGACTACTGGAGGAAATAATGCTGCAACGGCTAGGCAAGTTTATGACCACTTATTAGCTTCTATATGGAAGATGATGAAAAGAGAAAAAGAAGAAGGTAGAGAGGTAAATGGTTTTGTTTTTCGTCCTCAAGAAAGCAAAATGGCTTTAATTTATGACAAGTTCTATAAAGAGTACTTGAGACCAAATGGATTCATAAAAGGTTCGGGAGGGTTCATTGTTAGAAAAAATTATCTCCGTGAACTTTTAAAAGCAGAAGAAAAGCCTAAAGTAGCGAAACAAATAAGAGATAATTTAAGATCAGAAAAAGAAGGGCTTAAAAAAATAAGAAATTTAAAAGCTTTGAACAGACAAGCAGAACCTACTTTGAAACGCATGATAGGTCACATAGTTCCTTTTGCTTCTCATGGAACTGATGGTTGGGCAAACCGACCACGATCAATTGGAATTTTAAAAGAACTTCATACTTCAGATGGATTAGCTAAAGTAATAATAGTACAGAATGGTACTGGATGGGATTATTCCATTCCTTATAAGGATTTTTTCCAGTCTGCAGACAATGGCCGTTTCGAACTATTGCCTCCTGCAACAAAGAGCGAAATAGAACCTATTTTGGCTTCTATCAAGAAGTCCATAGATTCTTGGGAAGGAAGTCCTAACCAAACAGCTATTTTTTTACAAAAAATTCTCGATAGATACAAATTATCTTTTCCCAGTTCTGTTCCAGCTGTACTATCTTAATGGTAATACAGGAGGATTTATGCCTATTTCTTTAGATGATATGAATGAATTAAAGCGTCTTGCTACCAATACCTATGAGCAAGAAAAGAGCAATCAGGTTTATAGGATTATTCGTGCGATTACCGACATGGAAAATCAGATTAAGTTCTTAAAGACTGAGAATCAAAAGTTGAAAGAAACGATAGCTGCTAGTGCAAAATAGAATGATCAACAAGTTCATTTAAAGAAGCATATTTACCTATATTCTTCCAAAATTCTATTGTGTTGTGATGTGAGCCAAAGTGCATATCTCCTTGGCCTTCTTGGTAAGTAGAGTTACAAAGAATTACGTCTTCAACGAACATTGGAAAAGAGTACACCTTTGTAACTGGGGAAAAGATTACTGTTTCTATAACTGGTACTTTAGCCCAATCTTCTCTTGCATCTGTGTCTGATCCTTTGAAGTCTAGGTAAAAGTTATCGTCATAGTGGTATGATTCTATTAGCTTCTTAGCGTGTTCTCTGCTTAATAGGTAGGCACACCCAGACCAATCACACCAGCATCTGTTTCTTAGTTTGTATCCGAACTTGAAAAACTCATCACGTATCCAAGCAAGTTGAACACAACCCCAATCTTTGGGGAGTCGAGCAAAGAATTCTTCCCAAGTAAAGTTCCAATATTTAACTGTTTCTAGGCTTAAATCATCTTCACAGAAAAATGCATAAGGTTCGTTCGTATTATTATACCAATCTTTGATTGCTTTTAAGTGAGATGTTACCGGTCCTTTACTTTCTGTTTTTAGATCAATAATCATTTCTCCAAATAGGTTGCAATCACCTTCTTTATATCTTTCAAAAACATATCCTGTTGTATTTTTGATACCATAAGAATTGAACTTCTTTTTTAATAAATCTCTTCTGTGTTGGCTTTCTTCTATGCTTATAAAATTAACTGATGGGAAGTTTCTTAGCTTGTCTTTGTAAAACACAAAACAATTATCAACAATTTCAAAGTTGTTTAAAACTTCATCTACTGCTTTACTTACACCCGGAAAGTAATCAGTTTCTTGGTAATAATCATGACCAGCGAGAACTCCGCCCGGTTTTACTTTGGGTAGCCACGCCAAGATATCCGCTTTAACATCTTCATATTCGTGAGAAGCATCTAAAAATACAAAATCTAAGGAATTGTCCTTAAACTTTTTACTTGCTTCTATTGATGTGACTTTTAAAGGAAAATAATAAGACTCTAAAGGTTTCATGTTATTTAAAAAAGTTTCATAAAGATTATCTAATTCCATTCCTTCATGTTCTATACTGCCTTCCCAAGTATCAACACAAAAGAACTGTATGTCCTTATTTGAGTTAATTATTTCTGTGGCCATATAGGAAGAAGATTTGCCTTTCCAAGAACCCACCTCAACAAATATGCTCCCATTTATTGCTTTTTTAACCATACGGGAATAAAGATCAGGAGAGGTGAACCAATCTTCGCCAAATTGTTCTTTTTGAAATATATGTTCCATATTACACCTAAATGTATAAGAGAAAGTGTATATAAAATATTACAAAATAATAGAAAATATTAGGAAAAGCATGGAATTTAGAAATTGGTTCGAGTTTGAAGAGATTCTTTGTGACTATCTGGAAGTTGCAAGAGATACAAGCATTCTACCATTGGATAAAGTTAATTTGACGAGTTTTTTTGACAACAGAGGTCAAGCAAACTATGTTAGCAAGTTTAAGATAGGCGAAGACGATTACACCGTAGACATAAAATCTTTACAAAATAAAAAATTCATTGGAAAAATCTTAGAAAAAGTTTATGACATAAGTTTTCATGGTCCAACTGGATTCCTTACAGCAAATAAAAATAATCCCGGCGTTGCAAAAAGCGTTTATGACCATGTGCTGGCATCGGTAGTAAAAATGGTAGATGTCGAAAAAAATGTACAAGGATTTGTCTTCACCCCGGCCGAGTCTAAGATGGCTCTAATGTATAGAAAATTTTACAAAGATTATCTAAAACCTGCTGGTTATCTCAGGGTGAATTCACAGCTGTACTTAAAGAAACCGTACATTAGACAACTTATGTCTGGGTTGAGTGGTCCAGATAAGAAAAATGTTTTGGGGCAAATAGCAGACAACAATAAAGAAGCAGATAAAGGAATAAATGATGCAAGAAAAGAAAAAATGGTCGATAGAGCAGCAACGGCATTTTTAAATAAAATGGTAAATAGAATTGTTGCTTTTAATGGCGTAGATCATGCGTCAAATAGTATGAAACAAGTTGTAGGTTTTATAGTTGCAGTTGGACCGCCACTGTCTTTTACCAATTTTGTTAAGATGTTTGTTTTAAAAGATAAAAAACTGAACATGATAGATGTACACCATAATGATATAATAAGAAATACCTCAATTAAAGGTGAGTTTCCTAAATTTAAGCTCACTGCGGCTCCTACCAAGAGCCAAATAGATGAAGTATTACATGCAATAGAAAATATAAAAGCAACAGGAGTTTCGATACCTCTTCCATCAGGAATGGCTACTATGAGGGGTATCTCTCATCCCACAAATGCAGCGGCTTATAGTCGTAACTTTGAAGAGGTACTTAAAACCTATAAGCCTTCTGGGCCTTTTTCTACATGGCTACAAAACGAGCCTTCTAAATCCCTTGAGGTTGTAGCTTAAAAGTTAATATACTTTTTTGATTAGATATATTTAATATATTGTTCTTGAGTTGGTCTATATCTTTTTGGTTGGTTTGCTCTACCTTATCGTCCATAAATTTTTTGAAAAATATTGGTATTAATTTCTTTATCTTAAGTTCACTGCTTATTTTTACATGAGTTTTTTGAGCGATCTTATTGTTGTCTTCAAAGAGCGGACTTATTTGTATGGTCTTGTTGTAGGATGGTACGTGTTTTTGTGGTGAAACTAGTTTAGTGCTTATGTCAAAGATGTGGTTGTCTAAATGTATTTCTTGTATAAATGGTAATTTAATTTGTCCAAGATCATGATCTGTTTTTTCTACCGTAAATCTGAGTTTGCCATGTACTTTATATTCTTTTATTCTCAATATTCTTTGGGGCACTTCAATATCAAAATTCTCCCAGTTCTTGTAAACAAGCATACCATCATTTTCTTCTACCATTTTCTCTAAAGAGTTCTTTGTTGCTAGACCCTTTACTGTTGATAAATAGGGTTTGTCTATAGTGAAAGTAATTTCTTCTTTGCTATATGATTCGTGATTTTCTATGCAGAAATATCCAATAATAATAATTAGTAACAGCGATAAAATAGCGATATATTTTTTCATTTTGAATCTCTTTTTTTCTTGAGTATTCTTGGAGCTGGTGTTCTCATGACCCTTGGGGTGGGTGTTGGAGTTCTTGTAGACCTTGGAGTTGGCGTCGGTGTTCTTGTTCTAGTTGGTGTAGGGGTTGGTGTTCTTGTTGGAATTGGGGTTCTTGTTGGAGTTGGGGTAGGAGTTCTTGTTCTTGTTGGAGTTGGGGTAGGAGTTCTTGTTCTTGTTGGAGTGGGGGTAGGAGTTCTTGTTCTTGTTGGAGTGGGAGTTGGTGTTGCTGTGGGGGTGGGGGTTGGAGTAGGTGAAGAAGAAAGTAGATTATAAAGAACTTGTGCATTGGGACTTCCACAACCGGTGCAAGCGTCCCAGCCAGATTTAGCTGTATAGCCATTGTTGTTGCCTAAGGTAATATCGTGAAGCGGTGTAGCAGGGTCGCCTCGATGATCTAAAAATAAAGGATATATTATTGGATTCAAGAAACCTAAATTCCTACCCAAACCTTGATTAAGAACGGCCGTGAGCCCTGCCCATAAAGGAGCCACAGCACTTGTGCCGCCTACAATGTAATTGGCACCATCAACAGGAACTATTATGCCAGTATCTGGGTCTGCATTTCCTGCAACGTCTGGAACGCCTCTTCTTACCGAATTTGCTCCTGTATTATTCTTTACTCCCGCATTAATCTGATATGTGGGGAGTCCAAATTTCGCACTCAATCCACCACCTGTTGAAGAATAAGTAGAATTATTCCAAACAGTTTCTGATAAGTAAGTATTTTGACTAGCATTTAAAGTTGTACCACCACAACTAGTCACAAAAGGAGAACTGCCTGGAAAATCAACATTCAAGCCACTTAAACCATCGCTAGCTCCTGCGTCTCCGGAGGCAGTAAAGACAGATATCCCAGCATTAACAGCAGCTTGAAAAGCTGCATTCATCATAGCTAATTCAGTATTATTCCAATAGGGCTCTGGTGCTCCCCACGATATACTTATAATGTTTACTGCGTCTGTTACAGCTCTATTTATAGCTCCTACAAACCCTTGAATCGAATTAGGAGCCATATAAACAATTGGAGTTATACCGGGAGCGACTCCAATAGTAACAGCTAAATCTAACATTACTTCTACGTCATCAGAATTTGCATTTGTTGGAAGGTTCTGTGCACCGTTTACAGAAACAAATTGAACAGTAGGTGCGGTTATTCCAAAAGAAGCAAAAAAGGCATCTAAATCAGACTGTACAAATCCACCGCCTAATTCAATAAATGCTACTTTTTGACCCGAGCCATTGAAGCCAGATGGAAAATTATAAATAGTAGCTAGTTCCATAGGCAAATAAGGCCCAGAAGTCTTGGGGCTAGCAATATTTTGTATTAATGTTTTATTGTCTTCTGCTGGTCCTTTTAATATTGAATAACGTCTATATGGCATTTATTTCCCCTGTTAATTTAGATATATTATGATAGTATATAAATTACAATGTTAATGCTCTTAATTTTGTTGTTTTGCCAAATTAATCTAGATCAATTAATTAATGATCTTGGTAAAGAAGAGTATAAAGAAAGAGAAATTGCTTCTGGGGAACTTAAAAAGCTTGGGTTTAAAGCGGTACCAGCTTTAAGGGCAAACTTAAATCACAATGACACAGAAATAGCATTAAGATGTGGAGAAATATTATCAGAATATTTTTGCGTAACAGATGAAGAAGGCAACATCCCTTCTATTTGGTTCTTAAATAAAGAAGATAGATTCCCAAAAGGATTTGAAATATTATATTCGTCTAAGAATGATATGTGCTCAATTAAAACTGAACTAGATGTTGGCGAAAAATATATTTTAAAGCTTAAAAAAAACAATTACTGTGAGTGGTGTGAAGAACCATATTTTTGTGGATATCTGTGTTGGAGAAATAAACGCATAGAACAAGCAGCAATGAGGCTGTATATAACGGATCAATTAAATTCTGGGATAGCTAGAGAAAAAATCCAAAAGATAGTTCAACGAACTTCAGATAATATGAAGACGCACGAACTAATGTTTCAAACTAAAGACATACATTCAAACCTATGGGATTTCTGGGATCTGCCTCCCGGCGTCATAGTATTAAAAGAAGAGTTTGTTTTTCCTTCCAGATGATTCACAAGTCGCTTAATTTTTTTGTTGCGACCTGATTTTTAGAATGTTTTTCATCATAGTCGTCTAGAAGCTTAGATAATTCTGGGCTGTGGCCGTTGTGGCTATATTGTAGGTCTTTTCTAGTAAGAAGAATGACATAATCAAAACCTTTGCCTTTTGCTTCCATTGCTAAGACATAAATTACTTGATCATCATCTGTAAAACATCTGCTTACAAGTGTTCCTTGACCGTTCCAGTTGCGATCAAAAATTTCATCCACCATAAACTTAACAAGTTTATCAACTTCTTCTGGGTGAAGTATTTCTTTTGCGTTTGGTTCAATGTAGTATTTTATTGAGTCGTATCTGTTGCTTGGCATATTTTTTCCTTTGGTGACAAATATAATGAAAAATTGATCTTTAGTCAAGACATTCTAATCTAAAATTTGTTATATTATTAGTTGCAAAAAAGAATTAGTTTGCTATACTAATCATTCCAACTTGTAGACGCTAAGAGCATGGAGGTGTTTTATGGTGGCGAAATGGACTGTAGAGGAAATAAAAATCCTCGAAAGAGCCAGCTCTAAAGATATTGTCCCGAATATTAAAGGACGAGAAAGAAGATATGTAAGAAATAAAATGCTACGTCTTGGGTTGCTTAACTCAAGAGTTTGGAACAATAAAGAAATTGAAATTCTTAAAGAGGCAGCGTCTAAAGGAATAATCCCAGAAATAAAGGGAAAAAGCCAAGCTTCTATTAAAAGAAGAATGTATCGTTTAAAGCTAATCAAAAGCCAATATTGGACGGATGAAGAAGTAGCCATCATCCGAAACAGCCAAGGAAAAATACCACAAATAGCGGGTAGAACTGACTATGCAGTTAGATTAAAAATGGCTTCACTTGGCCTGCTGAAGGGCAGAAAATGGAAAAAGTCAGAGTTAGAAATCTTAAAAAACTATTCTGATGCGGATGGTATTATTCCTCAAGTTCCCGGCCGTAGTAAAGAAAGCGTTAAACTAAAACTTTATAGGATGGGATTAAAGAGAACGAAAGTTTGGTCAAATGAAGAAATAGAAAATTTAAAGTGTGGTAAAGTTCGCTCAAATAGATCCAAAAGTGCAATTAAGAGCAAGATGATTCGATTGGGATTGGTTGAGACAAAACCAAGTCGCCCAGAATGGCCTATTGAGCATATTAACTTATTGCATGATTTACACAATCAAGGCAAATCTGCTCGTGTAGTTTTTAACTTAAAGATATTGCCCTATACTTTAAATGCAATTCAAAAGAAACTTTGCAGACTTGGTCTCGCAAAAAAATTAAAAATAGTCGGATTGCCAATGGATGTTCAGGAAAGATTCAAGAGTTTTCTTTTGAGCAACTGGGCTGGCAAGACACCGAACGATCTAATGATACTTTGGAACAAGGCTAATGCAAAGTTTCCTGTAAACAACCGAAGAGTTATATCGAATTTAGTTAGGTTAAAAATAAAGATTTCAAGCATTGAAGTTAAAAAGATCAATGGATTGAGAAAAAGAGAGCAAGAAATAATTAGTAAAAATGTTGCTTCTTCTGGAGATTTGATGGAGAAGATTCGCAGAGAAAGAATTAAACTAATGAGAAGCAGAGTCGAAGGAAATAAAGATATATGGACGGGATTAGAGTGTCCAGAGCTTATTGAAGAAAGTTTAGTTTAAGTCCACAAACTGCTGCGAATCTTTATTAGCTCTATCATCATGTCTTCGTCTTCTTGATTGTATGATACTTCAACCTTATCAAGCTTTTTTAGAATTGCTGATTGTTGTTTTTTTGTGTAGTTGCCTTTGTTGTCATAATAATCACTCCAACCACTGACTTCCATAGGGTCTTTTCTGTTAGGGCGTTCAAACTTCCACCAATTATAAATATCAAGAATTTTCTGTGCTGCTATGGATTGGCGACTTGGTGTGCCATAATCTTTATCTCCCTTTTCAAAACCACTATCTTCGTCATTTTTAAGTGAAATGGCCCAATTAAGATAATCTATTCCTGCTTCTGGGCATCTGCCTTTTTTGAACTTAAAGTTTTTGTTTTCACTACAGATGTGGTTCATCCATGCTTGTTCGCATTCCACGAAATCAACTAACTCGTTGAACAATCCATGAATTATTCTTTCATCTAGTTCATGGTATCTTCCGGGTTTCAATCCTGTTTTGAGATAATGAGTTTTAGAAACAAACCTGTTGTAATAGTAGTGTCTAATTTCATTCCAAACATCAGAAGGATAAAAGATAAAATTTTGGATTTTATTCAACAGAGTATCTGATATCCAAAAACGAATTGGTCTCTTTCTGCTTTGCTCTTCTTTCCACTCTTCCCACTTGCCCCATTCAAGAGCGAATGGTTTCTTTTCGCCCCGAATCCAATCGGCAAATTTAGAACAACCCCAATAATTAATTCGGCTTCTTAACATTGTTAATTCTTTCTTGGGCAACCTTGTACCATCGATTCACCCGCTTTATGATAGCCATCTACATAGCCTTTCATCATAATATCTTGATATGCTTCTGTTTCTAAAATTGCTTCGTCTTCCTTTTTAACCGTGTAAGCAAATTCTTTAGACTCAACAGTTGGCTCAAGGTTCATCTGACTCGTAAAATTTTTGTATCCTCTTTTGTATCCAATATCATAAGCAATCCTTTGCAAATCTGGAGTTTCATTCTCTACAACAGATTGCTCTACTACAACTGTCGGCTGAGTCTCGACTATAATTTCTTTGGCGGGCTTAGAGGAAACTCCACATCCAACAATAAAAGAAAGAAAAAACAATCTTTTCATTTGAAACTCCTTTTTGACGTGAATTAAAGTGCTTAGTATACAATTAAGCAAGCATAAAGTCAAATACTGTTTATTTAAAATCATCTGGAAAAGTTCTGGATATCAGTCGCACTTTTTCGCCCAAAAGACTTCTATAGTAGTCTACATAAACACCGCAGGCTATATAGCTTATTTCTTTCGGCTCTTTTACGAAGAACTTGTGTGCAAACATACCAGAAGAAGTCTTTTCAATCTCATATTTACCATTTAAAACAATTACGGTGTCTTTTTTAATTTTATCTATATTTCTGTTTAGATGAATACGGCAAACATAAGATTTAGATGACCAAGACTCAAAATAAATGCCGTATCCAATTCTGCTTTCTATTTTTTCGCTATCAATCGAAATTACAGGTAAATCGATATAGTCTTGGTCAACAGTAACTACTAAATCTTTTTTAAGTGAAATATAATTCTCACCCAAAACAGGTATAGGGACGCACAAAATTAAAAAACATAATACGGTCAGCGGCTTGCGCACCTCCGCAAACCATTCAATCACTTTAACTTCTATATTTTTGCTTTCCACGACGCTATTATGCTCCAAGTATTATTTGATAGTAATCTATAATGAGAGTATTGTATATCAATAATTTTACCCTGCTTGACTTTGATATGAGCTAATCTAAAATCTTCATAAGTTTCTGCTTCCTTATCAAGACCAGTAGCATAGCTACCATATTCAATCCATGTTTGAGTCATTTCTTTAACATCAAGATTTAGTCTGCCCTTCATGACCGGCATAAAATAATCTTTGCGACCAACTGGTTGAACAACATCACCATACATAACCCATTGATCATCATATTCAAAATATTCTAATTCGATACTCTTCATGGGAACAATTTCTGTACGTCCCCAAGGATGAATGCTTTCTACGGTACCAACAATATTGTCGATGGTAATTTTCTGTCTGTTTATTAGCTTGTTTGATTTTAACTTTTCTACATTCTTTTTATGAATAGGATTAAGAACAAGAGCACATAATACTGCTGTAAATATAACTAGTCCACCAAACAACATGATGTGGTCAACGGCTAATTCTTCTTTTCTCATACTTCTACACACTCCAATAGTTGAATTTGTTTAGCTTTATTTGATACCATTCTTCTCCATTACCATTAATATGAAATATAAAATCTGTAAATTCATGAGTAGAGTATCCTTAATATTTTACTTGCCATGTGAGATATCCCCGCCTCTAATCCATCTGAGTATGAGAGCTTTTTACTACCCTCAAGCACTTTCATAAAGTCTATACTGTCAAGATAAGGTCCGAATGGTTCCAGAGTTTCTTCTTTACACAAATCCTCTATCTTTTCTATTTTGCTGATAAGATAGAGCAATTGTTGTTGAACGTCTTTAGTTTTTGTTATCATAATAACTCACCACCACCATCATAATAAATTACCACCTTGGCGCCATAGTCTGTAGTGACTCGTATTTTATACGGATCATATGGTACTCTCAATTTATGGCATAAATCCTCACATGCTCTCGACAATTCTTTTAATGTTGGGTTATGTAGGCGGATATCAGAGTCTTCAGATTCAATCATGTTTTTCATATATTTTCCCAATTTTTCTCAATAATGTTCGCTATTGTTTTAAATTTTTTGCCGTCATCGTTCATATCAGACAAGCAATTATCTTTATTTTTTTCATCATAAAAATAACCAAGATTATCATTCATATCAGCCCAATCAACAACCTTTTTTGGCAAATAATCCCTGTTTCTACTAAATTCAACTACTCCATGAGTAAAGGAATCATGATGAAGAGTTTTTTCAGACAAAGTTTTCTTTTCATCTTTTCTCATTTGATCGTTATACAGCTCACAAAGAACGCCTAAGCAACAATGCCGTGCTTGTGCGTTAGTGTCATAATGTTTTAAAGTTCCTCTGCCTTGCTTATACTTGCCAGATCGAAGAGCTTTAATCCATTTTTTCATAATGTTTTTGTTCATAATTCCACCAATCTGTTGTTTTAGTCCCAATATCCTTCTGGGTAATTATTCAAATATGTCTCAAACTCTATATTAACTATTGATTCTTCAATTATTTTGTAGCTATCTACACGTTGAGCTTTTATATAAGCAACAAGAGGATTCCACCATTCGATATAATCTTTTAAATCAACAGTAAACACTCTATCCCCAGATATTTTGTCTGAGAAAAACCAAGTCCCAGTATCCGCTTCTAGAGGTATTTTTAGGTTAGACTTTCTAGTTAACCAATGATGAAAGCTTTCTTTATCTATAAGCCAACAATCATATAGTTCTGGTGTGGTTAGATCTATTATTTCTGCGTTATTAATTTGAATTTTCATGTGTTCTCAATTATCTATTTCGTTGTTCTGCTCCTACAATTTTCACAAAGAGTGGTAATCCAACCACCTTTATTAGGTGTGCCTTTATTACCACAATCCTCACAGATACAGTAGCTCATTGCTTCTGCCATATCAATTACACCTCTGATATGGTCGTCACCACCAGAGTAATAAATTCTTAAACCACCAAATTTTTGTTTTGTTTGATCAAATCTAACCTGTTCGTAGTCTTTTTTATACCTATAAGCGTCTTTTTCATTAGTCACATTTTTTTCATGTCGTGTTATTTCAACACACACATTCTTTATGAGGTCATACCATCCATCACCAAATTCTATGCCCCAGACCATACAGCTTTCTTGACTAGATTTGTGACGGTTTTGGAACAAATCTGGGTGTTCTTCAAAAAGCTTTTGTTCAAGTTCAGCGTTCATGTTTTGACTTTCAATTTTGAAATTTAAACTTTGTGACATCCTTCACTCAGTATACTGAGTGTGTTTGCAATGTCAAGCAAATTCTGTGCTGTGTATTCGCCTTCGTGAGCCACAAAAACCCACATATTTGTGGTCTTAGACAACATGTAATACCCATCTTTGCTACGATAAATGTTCTCGTATGCTTTTTCTAAATGAGGACCATTACATTTCCAAGGAGAAATGCAATTAGGACAGTCTGAAATAAATTGATCTAGCTTAGTCATAGTAGAATTTCGGGCACTAATTTGAGTAATTATACTACATTTTCTTGAATCTTTTCCCAACTACATCCTTCTGGCATATTCTTTGGGGGTGTAAAAGATATAACTCCACCATCATGGTTTATCAAAGCAATTATATCATCTTTTTCCCAATTTGGAATATTTTGTATTTTCATATCATTTTCTCAATAGTTCCACTTGGTCCATTAATTATCTCCATCATAACTTTATTACAATCTACTATGGATTCATATATTGTTTGAAAATCTTTAGGGTCTTTGTTTGCAGCATAAACCAGTGGCATGAGTCTATTAATATAGTCAAATTGTTCATTAACAACTGATCGCAAATCATGTATATCTTCTGGGGTCATTATTTATTCTCCTGTAAAATCTCTGATCGTATGTTTGAGGTTTGCCCAAAAGATCAGTCCAGCTTTTTTGTTTAGTTTCGGTCATTTGTACTCTTTACTAAGTAGGTTTTATTTTGTTGAACATTTGGATTGAACGCAATAACTCCCCATTCATTATTATGATAAAAGCTGTAAACTGTATCATATTCATTCTTAGGATCATACTTTTCCATATCGTCCACAAAAGAACATAAATGCTCCATCAAATCATTATTATACTGATGAAATGGAACTTGTATATCAGATTGGTTATGTTTTTCCAATACTGTTGGTAATTCGGATTTGGGTAAAATTTTGATCTTTTTATTTTTATAGGTAATCATTATTTATCCTTTGTTCTTTCTAATAGGTTACGAAGAATGTCTGATGCTGCATCAATCTCTGCTGCACATACTGGGAAAAAATGTGCAAAATACGCCATCGCCTCAATTTCTTTATCTGTAAGTTTCAATCGTTCAATTTCTGTGCTTAAAACTCTTAGCGATATTCCACTCATTGGGCAATACTTGTATATGTCAAAATTCCCAACAAGTCCTTTTTCTAAGATTTGTTTAACAAAGGATTTTACTTCTTCAACAGAAGGATTGCCGATTTCATTTTCAACTTCAATTGTTATTAGAGTTTTCATTATCCTTT